GTGCCATTTGCCGTTCAGGTACCATACGTTAGCGCCATTTACATGTTCAATTGCCGGGCCATCTTCTCGGTGATATTCGCCGTTTCGGAACCAATATTTGGAGCCATTTGCATATTCAATTGCCGGGCCATCTTCTCGGTGCCATTTGCCGTTCAGGTACCATACGTTAGCGCCATTTACATGTTCAATTGCCGGGCCATCTTCTCGGTGATATTCGCCGTTTCGGAACCAATATTTGGTGCCATCTGCATATTCAACTGCCGGGCCATCTTCTCGGTGATATTCGCCGTTAAGATACCATTCTTTGGAGCCATCTCTAGCCATATGTAAAGTAGGTTGGTCAGACATCGTTTTAATCCATGAGTTTGAGCATGAGGATGAGATTGTCCAGATACTTTATGGATTGTTCCAATCGGGGAATATATTCTTTCACTTTCCTGTCCTTATGTGTCTGCCGTGCTTCCACTTCAAGGACGCTCAGGTGCTGAACCATTCCAACAAGATTTTCATGGTATTTGTAGAGATCAGGATTATGTCGTGAGGTTCGGAGTTGATCATACAACTTTTCAACGACTTCACGGGCTTGCAGTGCATCTGTGATCTTGGTCATAATCACACTCTAAATCACTTCTGGGTGAATGTCAACTCAAAATTTGCCATCGGGTCTGGCTTGGGGAGGAATACCTGCTCGTGAAGTTTTTGAACCAAATGCCTTAGCGTTCTTCATGATTGAATCAGGCTTTACGTCTACTGTTAACGCAGTTGAGAAGCGAGGGTCGTTCGCTTCCTTCTTGCTTGGAATGTATCCTGAGGCTTCCATCGTTGCGGCTCTATCCATCCTTTTATCTCGTTCAATCTGTAATATTTCCAATAACTCATCCCATGTCCAATCTGTATTATATTCTGCGTTAATTTCAGCTAGTCCAGCAACTGGATCAGTACCGTAAATCTTAGATATCGCATCAGCAATCTCTGAACCTGTTATTGGCAACCACATTCCTCGCCAGTCTTTCATCAAGAAATCCATGTAGCGATAAATATCCTTACCGGAACCAAGCTTTGAACGATGCCACCTTTGCCACACTGTCCAAAGGGGAAGAGGATATATAGGATAATCTTCGGTTTTCGGATCAATCCGATATTCAGGACCTACATGTCGCCATCCACTAGAAACTTTCTCAATATCTTCGTGTATCTCGGAAGTGTGTTTTCCTAAAATCCAATTGATGGCTCTTTGTACCAAACTCAATGGTGTTTCCTTTTTAGGATTCTTGCGTTCAGCGTCAAAAAATTTATACACACGGGACACCAATCTCTTGTATTCAGGACTATTCTTTGGATAAAGTTCGGCAAGATTATACTCACGAAAGATCCGTATAATTTGGTCTTGAAGCCAAGGTCTAGAATCGTCAGCAGAAATCCTCATCTCGTTTGAAAGATAAAGTAGAGCTTCCTGAAGTCTAGCATTTATCTCATGCTGGCGTTTTAGGTATTCATTATCAGATTTTAGGCCTAGACCTTGACTTTTTGCGTCATCTATCGCATGTTGTAATTCATGTGATATAGTTGATGCTAGGAAGGCTTCGGTGACCGATCTTTTTATGCTAACCCTTAGTTGCTTGTCTTTGTATTTAGGAAGATTCCTTTCGGTATAATTTTCTATTTTTTCATAATTTATTACGATTTCTTTATCGCGAATGTCATACCAACCAAGAGTATGCTCGCTAGTAGCAAGACTAATACTGCGATGCGGAACTACTACGAACCTCACCTTGTTTAATACATTAGATATAACGGGATCCTGAACTTTAGGAATCCCAAGTTCTTTTGCATACACTCCTTGAACACGTATTTTGTTGGCGACCTCTTCGGGCGTACCAAAAAAGGCTTGCATCATCTCTGAACTTTTATTTGTCATGAGGTTAACTATAGCCTTAGAAATTTTCTTAGATACTAGATTCAGAATTTGATTTTCTTCTGCTGTCTCATTTATTTTTTTAGATTTTCTCTTAAGCAGAAACCAACCATCTGCTGTGGAATCGGTGGGATTATTTACTGCTTCATAATCAGGTAGTTCTCTGTCTAGTCTCTTAATGAACGCATTATAAAGACGAATCCTACTAGGCTCATCTGCGGTAAACAGTATTGAGTCAGGCTTATGAATACTAACATATTTTTTAACAATATCAATGACCGTAGCGAATACCCTACGAGCATCACCTGTGTTTGTTATGTCCATTGACCTCCAATAAGCGTCGTGTTCAGGCATGAACTTGACCTGACAAAAAGTAACAACACCGTGGCGGATTGTTACATCGTAAGTCAATCCCTTGTCGGTTTCAAAGGCGTACATAGATCGCCAGCGGCTCTTTTCAACTTGTTGATAAGAATATGGTTTGGAATCTAATGATTCGTCAAGGTCGTCCTTATATGGCAACCAAGGCTTTGCTGGTGGCGTAGATACTGCAGGTGGCTTGGGTTTAGGACCTCTCCAACCACGTTCCCATGCTACAGCACCTTGTCTTGCAGCAGTTGACGAGGGTACACCGTACTTGCGATTCTTAACAAAGTGATCAATCACTTGCTGCTTGCTGGTATACGCTTCGTTTAATTCTTCCTCGTCTGAATCTGATTCAGGATACCGAACCATCATACCGAAATGGTCATTGTCTTTTTCAAAACCAAATCTAGAGTAGAAGATTTTGTTTCCTTGATTAGATGGCCTTAAATACACATTAAGTCCGGCTTCATCAGCCAGCCGGACAAGTTCAGCCATCACCTTGCTGCCGCCGCCGGTTCCTGGATTGTCTGCGAATAGATCAGTTAATTCTATCGCTGGAAAATGTGCTTCTGGAAGCTGGCGGAGTTCAGCAGTAACCCTTAATTGTCTTGCAAATTTGTTTATCTTAGCAGCAATATTTTCTACATCGGTCGGCGTAGGATTCCCCTCATCCTCCGCAAAGAATCCACGCTTAAATTTTTCCCATTCACCTTTAAGGGCAGAGGCGGCTTGGTGCTTATCGGATCTCGCTTTATCTATCTTATCACTGAGTGGGTCAACTGTATTTTTTAATTCTTTTGGTTTGATGTTATACTGTTTCATCATTTTGTCAATGATGCTATTGATTGTCTCTATCTCAGCTTTAGACCTACCGCTCGTGTTGCGTAGTTTATTGATCTTGATGATCGCATCCTCACGGGAGGACGCTTCTTCAATGCTCAACGATTGTCCATGTAACTTATCTCTGAGGTCATATAACTTATCAATACCACCTTGCTTACGGATAGCCTTGTATGCAAGATTCTCAGGGCTGAATTCCCCTTCATTATGAAGACCAGCCTTACGATATCTATTCACGATTCCGATAGCTTTGTTGATCCTATCTAGGTCTCTCGTCTTCATAGCTAGCTTGACTAGCTCTGACAACTGTTCATATTTCTCTTTAGTGGCTATTTGATCAAAGGAAGCTTTTTGTTTCTTTGGAATCCTGATCCAAGAATCGTTTAGGACACTATATTCTCCCAGAGAGCGTACTGGTACATCGGAATCTTGAACATAGAGTTCAATAGGAATACCACGCACTTTGATACTGTTGACTTCGTTGTATAGTGTTTTCTTTGCTTGAAACAATTCACGATATACATCGCTATCAGGCAGCTTCTTCATGTCTACGACCACATGGAGGTCTAGATCACTATGAGGGGTGTATGTGAATGCTGCGTTGGAACCGGATACGGTAATGTCTTTGACATGCAGCTTAACTCCCAGATCCTCAACGAAATCTTCGGCGATCCTTAGGAGTTGTTTTCTTACTATAGGGTCAAGATGCTCGTCATGCCATAATTTTGGATTCAGTTTCCTATGAAACTTGATAGCATCGCCTAATTTAAAATCGTGAAGTTCTTGGATGTCCATACTGTATTTATCAGTAGGACATTACTCTTGTAAGAGTTTGAGAAGGAAGATTTTTACGGATTCAGTGAATGAATTGCCGAGTCTCCTAGCTAAATTCTTCTGGAGATTCTTATTAGCAGGGTTCCCTGTACCCATATCAGCGTGAGAGAATACGCCATACAACTTAATCGTAGTAGGATTACGACCCGATAGTTCATAGATAATGCTATAGTCTCGGGTAAGATGTGCTTTTAAAGCTTTTGGAAGATACTTCTTAAAAAGACCTGCACCAATAAAGGATCTATCTCCAGCCCCGTATGGTACCATTGGATTCTCTGCTTTATGTTTCTTAAAATCAGCAACTTTTTGTAGGATAATCGGCGTATCAATGACAGCAGCCCGCAAAGAGTCGTCCCACATCGTCCCTTCTACAAACAACACCGTGTTTGCAGGTGTATTATCCTTCGAAGGGGACGCCATATTCTTCTGCCAATGCTTTGAGACGAACATTGGATTCTTCAAGGGTATATGGGCCAGACCACGGACCATCAGCAGACCGGATAATCTTCACGACATCTTCGGTCCGTAGACCGGTATCATTTTGAGCATCGATGGCTTCAAAGAGAGCTTGTTCGCTAGGTTGAGTAACTTCATTGAGTTTCATGATAATATTTATCTCTATTGCTTCTATTCTTAGAATAGCAGAATGGGTAACCAATGTCAACCGGTATTATGCCATCTGTCTTTCTTTTGTAGTTACCCAATGGACGAGTTGATCTACTGGTTTGTCGTTCAGCCACCATGCTTTGGTGCCATCTGCACGTTCAACTGCCGGGCCATCTTCTCGGTGAAGTTTGCCGTTCAGGCACCATTTTTTGGTGCCATTTGCATATTCAACTGCCGGGCCATCTTCTCGGTGAAGTTTGCCGTTTCGGAACCATGCTTTGGTGCCATTTGCATATTCAATCGCCGGGCCATCTTCTCGGTGATATTTGCCGTTCAGACACCATTCTTTGGTGCCATCCGAAAGAATATGCCAACCAGTTTTCTTAGAGGAGCTTAACGACATTAGCATCAGACTTCATGTGAATTATTAAGTTGATAATTTATCATAACAAAACAGATACCCAATGTCAACCGAAAAAATAAGATTAGCGAACGATGACCCATTTAGCATCAAACGTCTTGCCTTTTCTCTTACGTTTCAAAATTTTAGCAAACTGTAATTTTCTGAGTTCCGCTTCACGCTCACTGTCATGGTTTATACAGGCTTTGTATAACTCAGTTATTAATTTTGATTCTTTCATAACACATTACTCCTACATCGGGTAACTATTTATGTAAAGTGCAACCGTTTCTGTTTCTAGGCCGGTTGCCCACCCAATGAATTATGCCGCTAGAGCAAAACTAAAGATTTGGCATAAATAATAGTGTCAGTCACGGATGGCGGTCCCACTGACTCTAATGCTATTAAGGAGCTATCAGCATGACTATTTATACAGGCTATGTGTATCTTTGGTTCGACACCAAATCAAAGTTTTATTATCTAGGCGGACATCAAGGCTTAGTAGAAGATGCGTATGTTTGCTCTAATACTATGATGCTTAGGGCATACCGAAAACGACCAGATACCTTTAAGTTTAGAGTACTTGAATACGTTGACGGAGGGTTAGATGATCTGCGTGACGCGGAACAGCGTTGGCTTGATATGATCAAGGATACTGAGTTATACTGGACTCCTAATATACAGAACAAAACAGTTAGATACTACAACCAAAAAAAGCTATCAAGAGGCGGAAGCTGCAAGGGGCATACCAAAAACAGAACTAAACCAGCCTGGAATAAAGGATATAGTAAAGTAGAAGTTGAACTAAGGAAGAGTGGACTACTGGCATTTATTCCACTTGATCGTCCTGTGACAAAAAAGAAACGAAACAATACTACCAAGAAAGTAGGAAATACAAAAAAAATCAAACTCTTGCATACTAAACAATGCCCAGCATGTTGCGAAGATTTTACTACCTATACACAAAAACAAAAAACTTGTTCAAGGGTATGTTCTGGTAAGATTGCCTGGATAAAAGGAACAGCGGTGGGATTTAAAAAAGGGAAAGCGGCCTGGAATAAAGGATTATCTAACCCTAACTCTGCTGTTAACGGCAGAAAAGGGCGTGATAAACAATCTCAAACAGTAACAGGAAGAAAACTGATATCTAGGAAAGATGGTACAAAATATTGGGTGTACCCAGATAAGTGAGGATGTTTAGATTATAGAGCACATCCCCGAAGCTCCAAATAACTCAGATTAAGCAGCCATTTCCATAGCTACAAACTCGTTGTCATTGCTAGCAATAAAGTTAGCATTTACGTTTTTTGGTGCTTTACCAGTCAATCAGTCTCGGCTTTCCTATTATACGTCAATCAATACTGGTCGCCCCCATCATAAACACAGGCCATTTAAGAGCTTGGTTTTACATGCTCGCCATAGCAGTTTTCGGCTGCTACCGCCTGTGTTTATGGTGGAGGCGGGGGGAATCGCACCCCCGTCTTGCCCGCTTTTCAGTCTACGTCAACAACTAATACTTTTGATGTAGCATCACCCCATCCCAGCAGCGAAGCTTCTGTTTTGCTTCTATCCATCAGCGGGGAACTTAGTGCTTTGCTGATGGTCGGCGTTGCCGCTGGCTCTGCATACTACATCGTTAACTCTATTTACTCCTCATTGAATTGGTTGACATCAAATACCAACCATCTTTGAACTCATTGCTTATTGTAAAACCTAATTTAGTATAGAAGTCAGGGATGTCCGTAGATAGAACTACATCATTGTTTCTGACCTTGCTGAATCTTACTGCTTCCAATACGATTCGTTTACCTAATCCTTGTCCCCTGTGTGATTCAGCGACTGCTACCCAAGATAGGGAATAGAAATGCTGAATCGCTAACATATTCATCGCTGCGAATCCTACAAGTTGATCGTCATCTTCTGCTATGATATACTGCTTCGTGTCATTCTGTAGTGTCAACAGAAATGAAATCTGCTCTAGTTTTAATAGCTTTTGATTAGGATCCTTAGATAGAATAGGATCGTCGTCAATATTAAAAGAGGGATAACATTGGTAGAGTAGGGGTTTTACCTTTTCAATGTTGTCTATCTCGTTAACGATCCTAAGTTTTATCATTACCTCGCATACCAGCAGCGTTGACGAACAATCACCCGAAAATTAGAGTCAAGAGCATAGTTACCATTCATGTCTTGGACATAGTAGTTTTCACACATCAGGGTTGGTTGGGTGTCTGATAGATAGGGTTGCGTGTTAGTCGGATACTGTTCTTCATACTTACGGGCACTGTTTACAATCATTCCACCGATGATCAATCCGCCTACCAGAGGGGCAACCCAATCATTGCTACGGTGACGGTTATCCGATTCGCGAAACTCATGTCGCTGTTGTGCGAGAACTGGAGTAGCAATGAGTGATAACGCGGTGAGGGCAGTGACTAGAGTCTTCATGAATAATTCTCCTATAATACTACTATATTTATGTTCCAACCCGATATCAAGTGTTTTGGGTATTAATCTTAAGGGTAGTGATATCTTGCGGGCACCAACAGTCACTGTTAGGACAGCGAACGGTTTTTTCCCAGAATTTAATATTGTCTATACTAAATTTTTTACCGTCAACCCGGCAACTTCCCCGATAGATAGTGTCTATCTCAATCCGCATAGTGTCTAATCCAATAGAACAATCCCAATCAAAAAACTTACTTTTTCCATTCTTGACCAACTCATTAGCGGTATGTGATTCATTAGTGCCGTCATTATATGACACATTAACCAATGCCGAAATCTCTAATCCAGCAGGTAATTGTAGCTTTTTTTTAGTAATTTTTTTCTTACTAGGCAAAAATGTATACTTTTTTATCTTTTCATACTTTTCTTCGTCTATAACATTTTGCATTCCAGGACTATCTGGAATGTCCATAGCATGAACATTTATCCAGGCGCCGGTATTTTCATGTATATAATCACATCCCTCAATCATCGTATCTACTGTCTCTTGGATATAAGTAGCAGCGGTTATTGTGCTAACTGGTTCATCATGAAATAGATTCATGACATCTGCGATATGTCTATAGTCTGCATTTTGTTGGCTATGGTAGGTGATGTAAAGAACATCTAATACGTTAGCTTCTTTTAATGTTTTCCACCATTTAATGGTTCTAGATCCGTTACTCATTAACCAGACTGTAGCTCCCTTTTCTTTCATATAGGAGAGCAATTCTATTAGATTTGGATACAGAGTAGGTTCACCGCCGGTAACTTGAATCCAAAAAGGGTGCCCGTTACACGTAGCTGCTATTGCATCTACTATTTTTTTATTAGTAGCTAAGTCTAGTCTACCTCTTCTACCAATCTTGTTTTCATCTCCGCAAAAAATGCAGTCATAGTTGCAGATATCATTGATCATCCATTCCACAAACTTGTATTTTCTAGGAATAGTTGGATCTATTCGTATTGGAGTTGGCATTTTATTCTTTCTATGGGTTTAACTTATTGAATTTTTCTTGTAACCAATTCCACTCATAACTCAGTTTGAGTTTATCAAATTCACCTTTGACTTCATCATAGTAGTCAACCGCATCCTGAGCCCCTTTGAGGCTATAATCGGCAAAGTCACCTGTTGCTTTGGTTAACCAAATGATTATCCTATCCTGAGAGGTGTTGCTACACTCGTCTTTGAGCTTTATCACCTCGCGGAAAGCTGTACGCCATGTAGAGAACGGATCCGTGTTATAATTTGCCGTGCCGGATATAGCTTGCACGACTTCATGTTCATCATCAAGCGTGAAGTCAAGTCCTCTGCCTTTGTTAGCGAGGGCAAGTCTCTTATTGTACGCGATCATTGCTTGGTGACCATAGACAAGACCATTAACTGGATTCTCAGCATAGAAGATATAATGCTTAGGTATCTGCATTCTATCTGGTTGCCAGTTCCAATCAAACTCAGGATTAACTCTTAGTTTAGCAAACACCGTAAAAGCCCAAGGTGTCTCGCTCGCTTCTGCTGCTGCATGATATGCAGCAACGCGACCGCTAACTCCTTCAACCCTGACGACTCTATTTTTAAGTTCTTTAGTTATTTTTAGCAGATGTTCCCAATTTTCTTCTGCTCCTTCTTCACCATTACTCAAATAAACAATATCTAGTGGACGAGACTTCGTTAATACCCGAGAATGACCAATATACGGATAATCATATAACTCATCATTAACAAATTCCTGTGCTTCTCTAGGGACAATGATTCTGCTTGCACCAGTACTCGTGACAAGAATGTTCTTAGTCTCCGGCGCCCATAAACTTATCGGGTCAATGTCAGTCACCTGTAGGTCTTTGTTGTCTTCTGTAACAAACACCGCGTATGGCCAATTGAAAGTAGTCTGAATGCTAGACACATGTGAGTCACCTTCGGTGATGATCACTGGTGGCGGTAGTCGCTTTACTCTTTGATGCGGATTGTAGTTGACCTTCTCATAGTCTTCTAACATCGCCATCTCTTCAATTAGATTACGCAACTTATTAACATCAATCAAGAAGGTATCCCCGAACATTTGGCTATCACTAGGAAACACATGCAATTGGTCTTTTGCAAAGGGATCGCATATGTAACTGAAGTCAAAGTCTCCGTAATCACATATGCTAGAACAGACCCAGACGTAATGTTCTTTCTTAACAGGCAAAATCTCCAGTAGATTGCGGAAAGTCCTTAGATAGCTGTGTTCATACTTGATATGAGTGACTGGAATTCCGTTGATGTTGTCAATAAGTTCATTACCATGATCAATCATGTAGATTGGATATAGACAATCCCTTGCGATTGCTCGCTTGTTCTTGGCGAAATTCAACATATTCAGATGTTCAATAACCTTGACATACTTAGTATCTTCAGGAAACTGCTCTTTGTTCACTAAGAAGGTCGTGCCCCAGTGTGACCACTGTGTTCCGAACACATGCACCATCTTCTCTTGCCAAGGGCTTGGATAGAAGTCAAATTCAAATTGACTGTAGTCTAGTTCACTGTTTAGTACCCAGAATAATCTAGTGTCTGATTTAGCAATACACCGATTGATCGTTTCTACCCAACTGTTTAGATATCGTGTCTTCTGTAACTGTGGATAGCGTTCTTTTAGTTGATTGTATCTTTCTTTGCTTTCAGGATTGCTACGATCAATGAAAAACATACTAAGATTACTGTCAATCTCAATCAGTTGGTCAACATAGTTGTATTCACGATAACCCATCTTGAATAGGGGACCGTTGACATAATAGGTATGCGTATCTTTGCTGTATTCGTTACCGAATACATTGATATGCCTGAAGTTATGCTCGTCGGGTCTCCAGCTGAAATCAAACTTGTCGTATATCAGATCGGGGTTAGTCGCCCAGAATACTTCGTCAGGATGTTCATCAACTAGGTCAGATAATGTCGTTCTAATCTGATACCGATTCACTGTTGTCTTTTTAGTCTTATCAGTGTATTCCATAAGAACAACTTCAGTTGCACCAGGCATCGTATATCTGGGGCCGTTGTCTGCCCATTGATATATCTGCGGAGGACTATGTGGATTGGGCCTCCAGCTATAATCAAATGATTCTACTGGTATGACCGTCTTCCAATTCTCCTGCGTCTTTGTAACATTAGGTATGATATCACTGACATATTTTCTATCAGTTGCACCCGGAACATGATATTCTAATGTAGGTTCAGTCACACTGTCATGCCATTGGTTACCAAACACATAGATATAAGGAGGACTTGTTGGATCAGGTCTCCAGCTAAAGTCAAAGCTAGTTTGGTCAACTGGAATAATGATGTTCCATCTATCCCATTCAGGAAGCACTTCCACTGGTTCATTCATATACTTGCGTTCAGTGGCATCTTCGCAGTGATATTCTAGCGTTGGTTTCAGTTCTGCTGGTTCGTATTTGTTACCCCATACGTAGATGAATGCAGGTTCACGCGGATCAGGTCTCCAGCTAAAGTCAAACTTAGATTTATCTACCTCTGAAAAGATTTTCCATCTATCCCATTGCGGGAGTAATTCTACTCCTCCGGAATTATACAAGGCAATATCGTCACCCATATACTTGTATTCAGTGGCACCTGGCACGTGATACTCTAAAGTAGATTTAACTTCAGCAGGTTCATACTTGTTTCCCCAGACATAGATAAGGGGCGGCTCACGTGGATCCGGTCGCCAATTGAAGTCAAACTTAGATTTATCTACTTCTGCAAAGATTTTCCATCTATCCCATTGCGGGATCAATTCTAATGTACCAATTGTCTTTTGTATTACCTCAGTTGACGAGGTTAATTCAATAGCAACTCCCATATACTTAATCTGAGTCGCATCAGGAACGCGATACTCTAGTACAGGATACATTTCTACTGGGAAATGTCTAGTTCCCCAACGATAGATATAAGGAGGTTCATTAGGATCAGGATGCCAAGAGAAATCAAATTTACTAGTATCAATTAGATCAAGTTCTACCCAATGATCATTCTTCTCGTTCTTGCGAGGTACAGGATCAACATCGGTACGATGTACGATTATATCGCTATGATTTTCAGAACACAGCCAGGTGCCTGAATCTTTCTGATGTTGACTGGGCCAGACATTGTTGTGATCTTCGGCCCACACATCTTCGTCGGGGAGAAAATCAAAGTCAAAATCCCAATCAAAATTTCTATAGTCACAGAACTCATTTATGATCCAGAAGTGTTCGGTAGTGCATTGGCTTCTAGCGTCTGCTAGATTCTCTGCGAACCTTTCACGTGGATGGACATTGGGTTTGGTACCGTAGTAAAATACATCTCTCATTGGCATGTAAATATTTATACTGTTCTAATCAGACCGTTTAAAATCTACCAAATACTCAAAGATTTTCTTATGTGCTTCTCTATTCGGATGCCTTCCGTCAGGATAAAACCAATTTTTATCTAAATCTACTTTGCATTCGTGATAAAGAAAGTCTATTAGTGAGTATGAAAACACTTTAGTCGCTTCCTTACTTGTTATCCAATCACCTGAAGGCCATATGCGGATATGCTTTCCACCCAGCATCTCAATTATACTAGGAATAATAGGAATGAGATTAGGGTATTTTTCTAGCAATACTAAATCTAGTTTACAAGCACCGCCCAAGCAATATATGGGTATCCCCAATGAATTGAATTTGTTATATATAGAATCTAACAACTCATCATGTGCTGAGATGAAATCTTCCTTCTCTTTTTTAAATATTTCCAAATTATCGGTAAAGGGTCTTAGATTCCTGATCGGGTCTGTTTGAAACCAGAGTATGACATCATAAGAATGATGCATTTGATCTTTTAAACTACGAAAAATATTTTCATTGGAGTATCCGCCGCTACTAACGTTGGTCACATCACAGCCATACTCTTTTAAATAGAATTCTAACCCAGAGTGACTTGAGTCATATCTTTTGAAGGGTTCTGGCCATTCTCCGCACCCCCAGCTATCACCAACTATTAATACTTTACTATCTTTGTTTATTAGGTGCAAACTTTTACGCCATAAAGTTTCTCAAACTCAATTGCATCTACTCTATCATTGACCATCGGTTTGCCGCGGACGTTCAGTGAGGTGTTCAGTAACATAGGACATCCTGTCTCAGCTAACCATCGTTCTAAGAGTTGCCTGATTCCACTGCCATCGTCCGGAACAGTCTGCACGCGAGAAGTACCGTCGTGATGAATGATAGCAGGAAATAAGTCAGGTACCCTACAAGTAGCGATGACTTGCATATACCTGCTGTCATCCCAGCCAATAGGCATACAAAAATAGTCGCCGAATAATTCCTCCAGAATGACTGGAGCAAATGGTCTAAACTGTTGTCTTCGCTTGATGTCATTTACTCTATCCTTTATATCTGGACCCCTAGGATCCGCTAATAACGAACGATTACCCAAAGCTCTTGGCCCGAATTCTGCTCGTCCGCTAGCAACTCCGACTATCTTATTATTATGTAACTCTTCTATAATTCTGTCAGTCGGATATTTTCCAGTTATATTAAATCCTAGAAAAGCATTTACCCAATTTAGCTTCTTACCATAGCCCAACGCTGCTGCACCCAGTGAGTTGCCGGCATCACCTGGATTAGGCATGATCCAAATCTTATCAAAATAGGTTCCTAAATTCCGATTAGCAGCACAGTTGAGTGCGACCCCGCCGCCGTAGACTAGATTGCGGCTCTTGCCTAATTCAAATGCGATATCCATCACATCCATAATCAACTCTTCAGTGAACAGTTGAGTAGCAGCGGCAATGTCCATGTCATCGGCTCCTTCTAGAAAACCTTCAGGTGCGCCTATATGGAAGTTATGAGAAAAGTTTAATTTGCTATAATCTGGTACAAACGAATCAAAAGAATCTATATGCTTGTTAGGGTCACCGTATGCAGCCATACCCATCAGAATGTATTCTTCATCTAGTGGTCGCAGCCCTACTTTTGCTGTCATAGCAGAATACAATAGGCCTATTGAATCTGGATACTTCTTACCCCAAATCTTCTTGTATACAGCTTTGCCGTTTCGGTCATAGTAAGCGTCCCAGATGGTGATCGTATCTAGTTCACCGATAGCATCAATGATGACGACCGTAGCTTGATCAAATGGACTCGTCTGAAATCCTGCAGCAGCATGAGTCAAGTGATGACTGTGTGTCTTCACTTTGGCAGTCTGATCAAAGTGAATCATCATGTTTTCACCGATGATTTTTTTAGCCGAGAACGGACCTAACTTCTGTCCTGCTCTGAATTGGCGCACTGCTTTTACCAGTGGCTTCTCGTAGTAATGAAGTTCATATGGACCATCAACATAATTGAGTGCATCCTTGATTAATGATCCGCATAGATCAGCATCATGCTTCTTCTTACTATAACGCTCACTGTGCCCAGCAAAAAGGATATTGCCATTGTCATCAATGACACTTAATGCCGCGTCGTGAAACCCGCAACTGATCCCTACATGATTCATTTGTAGATAAAAGGATCTCTTTTGCGTAGCTCTTTTAATCTTTTTCTGTAGCGTAATTCTCTGGTAATTTTACCAAATAATCGTTCTACAATAAAATATTTAATTTTTTTAAGCATACTCATTTTTGTGCCGTTTAATTTGCATAGTACAATTCTGGGTATTCCACAAGAACGTGTACCCCTCCTTGAATGTATGCTTCTTTGTATTTATTTTCAATTATAGAATGATCTTTTAAATCGTGAAATATAATATTAGGGCATAATGATTTAAATTCTTCTAAATAGTTACCTTTATGTTGATGACCCGGATCTAATGGTTTGTCTGATCCTTTTCCCAAACGAATTAATATATTTGCTCTTTTGCCTGTCATTAATTCAAACTTATCTACATGATTTACCAATTGAGTTGTTGCAGAAATAATAAAATCCCATCGTGGATAAAACGTAATTACAGTCTTTCCCATCATGGCTATTCCCAAACTCATTCCCATTTGAGTTTCTTCCATGACTGGCAATTCAATCATCTTATCCTTTGACACATTACCTAATGTAGTACTCATTGGATTTCCTGCATAAACAATCTGCTGACCTACAAAAATAGTATTTTCTTGCTCTCCAAGAAATGTCATAGCACTGGTCAATGCATCTTTATATGCGGTGTTTTGTCGTGTCATTATTTTATGCTCATTACATTCTTTCTATGTGATTTATTATATTCTCAGCCATTACTTGATGACATTTTTGCGAAGGATGATGATCACCGGGGGTAATTTCAAAATTATCAGTATCTCTTAATATTTCTAATTCTGCATTATACCGCATCAACGTATCAATGCTATCGTAGGTCATACCATTGTATTTAAAGTTCAGAAATCTTTCACTGAGCCATGTATCATTTTTTATGTATGGTACGTTCTCAGTTGGCCAAGTAAATATAACAGTTTTAACACCATTACTTTCAACTTCTTGTAAGAAATTTTTTACTTTATCCATGCTTTGATTAATATAGTACTGCTGATAATCATCTTCCGTCATATTATTATTTTTTAACCATCTGATAAAATCATCACGATTTTCTGGTCGATATGCATCATTAAAGTTAACTTGATACGGTCGGTTATCTTTATCGTTTAGCATAAGCCAACATCTATGTGGTTGGGTGCATTGAAATACTAAATGTGATATATCACTATAATCTAATTTAGGTACGGTAAAATCAGACTCAGAATTCCAATTGGGGTCTTTAGAAAAACTAGCTTTCCACCAATTTAAAATTGAATCATGCGATCCGCCGTTAAATGGTTGAGTAATCTCATACGTGTTAAAATGATTTACCACTAGTCTAGGATGTCTTACCGATCTCATATATGCCATATGAGTTTCTTTTACCAAACTTTGATCGTAATGATATGGCTTAGGTTCGGCTAACGTTGGTAAATTGCTATAAAAATACAATCCTTGTCCCCAAGTAAAAGAGCATCCTGCAAATACCATGCCTTTAATTACCTTATCAGATTTTGTTTTCATTATTTTTTTTCTTTGGCCTTGCGGTGAGATTCAGAATCATCTTTTTTTGACCAACTGATTTCCCAATCTTTCCATTCAGCAGCCAAACAGTCAACCTTGTAATCTTTTCTTCCGCCAATAATTTCTTGTATTTTATTTTTAGCAGTATTACGAATACCGTTTAAGCCGTGTGTTAACTCTAAATTATTGCCATCTTTAATTCCTCGGCGGTAATTTGATTCATTGTGCCAAATATGAAGGTTCATTTGTGAAACAACCACGATAGCACGAACAGTATCAGCATCTAATACTGCCTTGTTCTCATCGATGATGAGTTGGATATCATGCACAATATCATCAATTTCCTGACTATATTCTTCTTTGTGTTCTGGTATAAACACCTCCTTTAATTGTACAATACTTAGGCGATCTACCAGTTCAGATAGGGTTTGTATATATCTTCTTTTTGTCATAGGTTTGTGAAACTCCTGTTGTTTTGGGTAATGATTAGTGGGTATGCTTCCAGTAATTGCTTGATTCCATAATCTAAGCTATATAATGGTTTCCATCCTAATCTTTCTATCTTGTCATTAGAAACAATATAATTTCTTTTGTCAAAATCTTCTTTAAATTCATCCTGTTTAATTACCAAATTGGGAACATATTCTTTGATTTTATTAGCCAATTCAAGTTTGCTTAAATTAGCAGTTGACAGTCCTACGTTGAATGCTTGTCCCTTACATGTAGCATAGTTATTTATCACGAACTCAAATGTCTGTGCAATATCTTGTACGTGGATGTAGTTACGTTTGAAATGTGCCTCAAATAGTACTAGGTAACCGTCAACTATGCTCTTGTATACAAAATCATTAACCAACAAGTCTTGTCTCATTCTAGGACTTACCCCAAACACCGTCGCTAATCTTAGCACTACCCCATTACCCTTTTTTAATACTGTATTTTCAGCATCGCATTTTGTTTCAGCGTATAATGATAATGGCTTGAACGGACTTTCTTCAGTGATGATAGAATCAGAAGATCCATACTGACTATTTGTATTTGGTAATATTAACTTTTGGGAATCGGTTAATACACCTACGATAGTTTCAATTTGTTTATAATTAACGTCAATCGTTAGTTGAGGGTTCGCTTTACATGCTGGCATTCCAACAATAGCAGCCAATGGAATGATTATATCATGTCTTTTGACCAAATCAATTAACAATTCAGTATTCCTAACATCACCTAATAGGAATGTAAACTTATCACGCTTAAAGAGATGCAACAGTGATAGTTGTTTATATAATAGGTTGTCCAACACAGTGACTTCATATCCTTTATCTAAAAGATATTCAGATAGTGTTGAGCCAAGATAGCCGGCGCCGCCGGTAATTAAAACTTTATTCATACATTCCTCTGATGTCAAAATATACCTTTTCAAAAGGATTTATGTTTTTAATCGTCTTTAAATGATTTTGATTATGCACCAGTACATCAATTATAGAATAATACCACCGATGTATCTCTGAGATAGGTTTATTGTTGAAAATTTCTATCTCTTTGGCTATCATTGCCATTCGTTTCTTCGGATCTTCTTCTAAATCGTAATCTTCATTTATGTAGGGATAAAATGTTTTAAATCCCATATTGTGTAATTTCTCTAAAGCATGATGATTTCCAATATATATGAAAGGTTGCAGATTCATCAATGGTCTGTATGTTTTTTCTGAGAAGAAGGGATCATCACCGGTGTCAAATTTAGTCTCGGAGGTTAAATGTAAATAGGTGTCCAAATATAGTTCTTTTTTAGAATTTTCATTTCCAAACCCTTGTTTTTCGGCAACTGATAAATGATGCGTGTCGATTTCGTAAGGAATAAAATCATGTATGGTTGACGAAATTTCTCGCAAATTATCAACATCACCTAGATAAAAAGTAAGCCAATGGTATATGCCGTCAGTTGTAAATCCGTTTAAGTTGATAAAGCTGAATATGCTATTTTCTAATAAATTGTATTTTAATGCTAGATAAGCAATCATAAATCTATGCGACTTCATTGTTCTATTAAAACATAAAAATCTTTTATTTCTTATTTTGTTTTTATTCAAATCGGATTCTCTGACTATATCAGAAACGTATCCCAATGCTGTTAATTTAGGATAAGAATCTGTGTCAGCTGCCGTTTGCTGACCTATTAATATACCACCGTCTGTAAATTTAAATTTACTTGTTGGATGATTATACCTGTTACCACCAACTACTATGATATTACTACCATCTATTCCCAATTCATTCATCTTATTTTCAATATTAGTAAAATAAATGTCTTCAGTTGAAGCCATCGGTTCATGTAGGTAATTAATTAATAATTTTACTTTGCCACTTTTTAAAAGCGATATTACATCTGACGGAATACTGTTTTTAAAGCTGTACTCGTATTTTTGACCATCAAGGACAAAATCCATTGTATTAAACAGCGAATCGAGGGTTGTTCTTATTTCAACCGGATAAAGATAGATAGAGTTATCATCTACTATATCTTCTGTAGTAACCAGTGTAGATTCATGATGATATTTTCTATGATAACCTATAAAATTGCCATGGTCATGCACAAATACCAATGAATTATTTTCTGATTCTACTTCTTGTTGCACTTCACCTAACGTTTTGTGTTCTAAAACAGCAGCTTGAATATATTTCACCAACGCCGAATGCACCCCGTTTGGAATAGGTTCTTTATAAGTTCCCGTATTACACCAATCACTATAGACTAGTTTTAAAATGCTATCCATTTACCTGTTCCATAATGTGGAAATTTAGAAGCATATGAATAATGAATCACATCGTCTGGTATATCTCTTTTAGAATTCCATGTTGCTTCTGTTGGGGTATAAGTAGATATTCCGTTATCTTCTACTATAAAATAAAGCGGTAAATCAAAATTTCTAGCATACTTGTGCACTTCATAAAATATACCAGATTCAAAACCCATGTCGCCGACAAAACACCATACTTTGTCAGTCCCGTTATCTTTTTTGATTGACTGTGCCACTCCTAGTGCTATCGATAGTGTTGCAGCAACTATAGCGGAAGAATAAAACTTTTCATCCACATTACAAATTGTAATAGATTTTCCAGCTAAAATTTGTTGTTCTAACCAGTCCGGCGATATCCCTTTAAGTAGTGCATGATAATGGGATCTCCAAGTAGAAAATACCCAATCAGTAGTACTAATTCTTTTGAATATTTCTATGAGTTGTTTTTCATTGCCGTTAGACAAATGCACCGGGCCTCGTATCCTCGCAGATTCCCAATGAGATGCTATTAATTCTTCAAACTTAATCAAATCATCTTCGGTATAAATTGATTCTCGTTGAATCGGATATTGTTCTAAATTTATCATCTATCTCTCTTTTGAAGTATAGGGGAATCCGAGGGCCATTCAATGTTGAATCGCTTATCATTCCATTTAATTACCCCTTGTTTATTTTCATCAACATATCCACCAGTGTAGAACAAGTTATAATGAAATACACAATTGGTTAATGCAAAATGTCCATTTGCGAATCCCGGCGGAACTAGTACCTGATCCCTAGTCTGTTCAGAGATTATGTATGACTCCCACTTGCCAAATGTTTCAGAACCTTCACGGACATCTAGTACTACTAGGTATATTTCACCAACTAATGCTTGTACCAATTTCCATGTCTTATCATCATAATGCAATCCTCGTAGCACGCCGACATATGATTTGGAAAACCTATTATGCACTACTGCATCATTAGGTAGTAGTTCTTTTACTGGGTGTGTTTCAGAATGATATGTCGTAAATATCTCTCCCCGGTATTCTCTATAAACAGAGGGAGAATAAACAGGTACTTCATTACCAAATGTTTTTAAATAAGATGTATCTACGTGTTGCCAGGACGGGTTCTTGTAGTTCATAATTTAGTTCTCATGATCATATAATTTATTAATTCTTCAGCATGTTTTTCATTTTTCCAAATATTCAAAAAATGAGTATAGTTATGAATTAATATTTCTTCCATGCTCCAATACCAGGCATGTATTTCTTCTTTACTCATTGAGCATATTCTATTTAACTCAGCATATATCATACCTAATCTTTTAATCTCATCCGATTCGTTATCATAGCTTTCATCAATCAATGGTGAAAATGTTTTGAATCCCAAACTTCGTAATAGTTCTAATGCGCCAGGGTACGCTATAAACAAAAATGGTTGAAAATTAACGATAGGTTTAAAAACTTTTTCAGTTAAAGATTTATATTCTCCGTTAATAAACGTCTCGGTACACAAATATAAATATGAATTTTTATGTGAGTCAGGACTTCTATCAGTCCATGCACTTACTGTATCATATGTAAGACCTTGTTCGCTATCCAAAGTATGCGGGGTGTTGTTACACAATTCCTCAATCTTATTCAAATCAAATTCAAATTGATATCTATTCTGAGTTTCAACAGCACTGTTTTGATCAAACTTTATGCGGGTCAAACATGACCAATCAGCTTTTTCTATCAGATTGTCACTGACCATCTTATACAAAAAAGCTAAACGATGGTTTCGCGGACGTCTTATCTTAAAGATGAAATGTTTATTCCTAACTGTGTTTCTGGTGTTTTGAAATTCTTGCACAGACATTCGTTGACTGGGATTAATATGATAATGGAATGCAGTGTTAGCCATGACAAATGGCCAATTTCTGACTTCTAGGCGGCGTTCTTCTTCAGGGAACCAATTTTCATAGACTTCTTGAGCATTAAAACTATTAAAGGCTAAAAGTATGTTATTCTTAGGAATTCCGCTATTAGCCAATGATTCATGTAACTTAACGTAAGAGTTTCGGTCAATAAAATTTTCTTGGGCATAGTCTATAAAAATTATAGCTTTTCCCTGTTGTGCATCTTTCAGTGCTAGAGTAGACATGTGTTTCCAAAAATATTCACCGTTTGATTTACTTCCGGGGTGACTTATTCCAACGAAATCATTAATATGAGGAGTCATGCCTATAGGGTAAAAATACTTATTAACTTTGTTCTGCCATTCAAACATTGATCCGTTGGCAAACTCAAAATATTCAGAATATAAAGGGTTTCGCAATTGAAGGTCGGTGTGTGCATTTGGTTGTGTGCCAAATGCATTATCATACAGTTTTCCACCAATCGTCTGGTCATCAAACCCATGCATTCTTTCAAGTATACTATCCGGATGTTGATTCAATTTACTTACGTGCAATGACGACAAGTAATTTACTATTCCGTATTCTGTTATAAGTGCATTGGGCAAAAACATATTAGGAAATACAAAATCATATAAAAAATGCAATTTATGTGTCATAGGTTATCTCCAAACAAACAATCTACATTGAAATTATTAGTAAGTTTTCCATGCGTACTATGAGCAAAATTTGTTCCTTGATTATGTTGTGTGCTATCTATAAATATTTCTTCTACATAGTTAAATAAATTTTCAGATTTATCAGTTAAATATTCTGGTAACTTATCTTTTACAAAATCAAAATGCATTTTTTGAGTAGGATGACCGTCAATTCTATTGTTTTCTTCTTTCCAAACATAATGATCTGCCCAGGTATATTTCTTTGACTTCCATTCGTCCATTGATTCTGTGTCGTCTAGCATATCATAAATGTCTCTTGTTTTTTCTATTGCCTTAGGTCTTATCAGTTGTTCCTTGCCCCATTTAGAACCATCTGATTCCGAATAATGACGATTATCTATGCTCATAAAAAATTTATGTGGTATATCCTTAAGGATCATTTTAATAGTTTTAGCAGCTATCCAAGAACTATAGATAGCTGCTTCTTCACTCCACATATTTTCTATAAATCCCTTAATTTTAATATCTTTAGTGTTACCATAGTATGAGTATAAATCCCCATCAGTAAACCATTTTTTATTAAGATAAGAAAATCTACCAAAACCGGAAAGCATGACTATCACGGTATCAGTTTCTGGATTAAATTTAAAAAGTTCATTGCATTCTACTACTCTGTTCATAATAAAAGAATTTGATGCCCCTCCCCTCCCATAATTATAGTATTCTTCAAAATTACACCCCACAAAATCTGCCCAGGTGGCGTATGAATATTGGGTGTAGCTACATCCAAATGCAAAAAATCGTGTTTTCATGTGTCACATATTTTTCCATTTATTATACGCACCTTCAAATTCAGGGAATGTTTCTAGAAAATTAGTTCTGCGCCTGCGATCATGCTCATCAACAAAGGCAACAAAGTTCTTTCTATTGACATTGGTCCATTCGTTAACTGGATTATTCTTTACAATATTATAGATACGCTTAAGTTTATCTGCTTCATGTTCAAAGAATCCGCGGTTGGCACTTCCGTACCATTCCTTGTATTCTAAGTTCTGATACATAAAGGTTACTTGATCATATATCAATTCAAGATGCTCCGGTTCCATAATGAATATTGCCTGATGATTCGGGAAACGTAGATACGGAATATCCAGTAGCATAGGAGTTCTCTTATCATCCCAGCGATGATATTGATTCTTGATATCCAAAATGTCTTGCAGAAAAGGAATATAAGAGGTCATGCTTAAGAAATTGTAAGTACTCATTATAGTGACTTGAATGCCAGGAATTTCTTTATATGCTTTGTGAATGTTACTTAACCACTTGTCATATTCCATGCCAAATCTGATATACTCGCTTTGTTTTCCGTGAGCTTCGGCACTAGTGAATAACTTAAAGTTTTTCAACTTTTTACCTTCAACTATGTGTTTTGCCTTCTCAAAGAACTTGTTAATAATATCGTCAGGTGCATTCAGATTAGTATTAATGCTAACTTCCAAGTTGGGATTAGGATTAGCAATGATGTAATCTAAAACTTTAAACGTGTTCTTGTTGAGAAGTGGTTCGCCACCAGTGATTCTGAACTGCTGTAGACTGTTGTACATGTTTGGCCACCATTCCCAAAATGCATCTACATATGGATTCTCTTCTCTATTAGGAATCGGAATCATGCTTTGACTCTTTAACCAGTCTAGATTATTAAAGTTGTCACTAGTAGGATATGGGCCATGTCTTTCTATTTCTTCCATCCACTGACTGCTAATATGAGGGGCACAATAGCTGCATTTAAAGTTACATACGTTGCCAAAACTAACTTCTACATAGCTTGGATCAACGTTGTCATCCCATGGTTTACTAGCAATATCAGCGATAAAGGGTTTAGCCCAGCTATCAGCACTTTTATATACTCGGTCACTATGACTATCCCCTTGATCTTCAACTCGCCAACAGTAATCACACTCTGATGGTCGTTCGCCTTCAAGCATAAGTTTTCGCTGTTGCTTTTTGAATTCACTGTTATGTAATGCAGTAGGATTACGTTTAATTTCTTCTAGAGGCACGAGGTGTGTTTTAGGATGGTGACAACTATGAGTGTGGCCATTTTGCAAGTGCATAGTAACCTGCTTCCATTTTGCCGCACAAAAGCTAGAACTTACTCCGTCTAGTTCATTTTTCGTTTCTTGTAAATGGCGTTGATAATTGTCGTAATTGCTCATATTTACTCTCTGTTGTTATATTTGGGTGCTGAGTAATTTGCCTTTACCAGCCTTCAATCTTGCGGATCACATCCATCTCTTTGACAAGCGGACCTATATTATACTTATCAGCGTTATAGTGACGCTTGAAGAACTTTGATTGTTCTGGATCTAGCATACACATCGGTAGACCTAGTTTATCGTTCAGCGTCTCGCCTATTCTAGTAGCTTGTGCTTTAGGATCAAAGTTCTTGCTCTCTTCCCACATTTCAGGAAAGTTATCAAACCACATCACATTCTTGTGGTCCCAGGTAGATAACATAGTTAAGTAGGTGCCGAGTCTTGAACCATACATGGCCCAGTAGCCGTTCTCTACATCTGCTCCAACATTGTGCCAAACAGTGAGGTTATTTAGATTGCGACTAGCTACCCTTTCCTTGAAGTCTTCAATGTTAGGCTTTGCGCCGCGATCAAGTACCATCTTGACACCTTCGCGGAAACCAGCACGCCAGGCTTGAAAGGGAGTGCAGTTAGGATAGGTAGTTGAATAACAATCCCACATCGCCCAATAAAGATTGTTTGAAGAATCCATACAGAAATCTACCGCAGTCGTATCATCGCCGTCGCTAGTCTCATGAGTCTTCATGCTTGCGACATAGGTCTTAGTCCATGAACTCATGCCACCGTTACCATAACGCAGTCCATTGATAGAATTGATTGCCCGCCAGCGATATTGTGCTAACTTATAAGTTGGATCTTTACCAGTAAAATCTAATTGCATATTGAAGAAGTCTTCATCAGGCATGTTGTCGCCATCAATGAGGAAAAACCTAAAAGTGTCACTAGCCTCGCCAGCGGCCTTGTGTGCGGCGTCGGAACCCTTGATCCCGTCAACTCGTTTAGCCCATGGACACATATTCTTAATTTTAAGCCAGAATTCCTCTTTGGCCGGCTCGTCATAGCTTAGGTATATAATATCGCAATCCGCTACATCCAAAATATCATCATAAGACATAATTTTTTACTTCCCAGTATTGTCCATCTGTATCGGTGATCACACTGATATCTTCTTTCTCACACAAAAATCCTACATCGGCTGAATTATAATATCGGGAGATAACTGATCCAGCATTTATTCTTGCGATTTTGCCATCAATGACTCTTACATCAGGTCTACCCTCTGCATAAGTGATAGTGTCAATTACAATATAGTTGCCTTCGGGTTTATCACATGTATAGAACAACACATAGCCGTCATCATCATGATAGAGCCGGTGTTCTACTTCTTCTAGCACGGGTTGTTCCCATACGATAACAAATTTCTCTTCTTCGTTCATCTGAATTCCTTTAGTATCGTGTCAGCAAACGACTTAACATGATAATGCACTGGGTATATTTGTGGAATAGTATTGATTCTAAAAGTATGCGGCAATAGTTCAGGGATAAAAGTCTCAGTCCAATCTTCAGTAGGAGTACCATTAATAAACTGCTTCATATGAATCATGCTGAAGTCACTGAATTGTGGTAGAGTTGTATTTTCATCCCCTAAAATATGACATGCAATCGCATAAACCCAATCAGTTGTTGCCTCTTCTTTTACATTGCATTTTAGTGTATTACGGAAATCGTCCCAGTGTTCCCAGATATGTCTTGTAGTCTCAAAGAACTTCTGTGCAAGTTCAGACTTCTTGAAATAAGTGATGCCATTGTAAGTATCAGGAAGATTATTCTCAACGATGAATCTACGATAAGCCTTGATATCAGATACATTTTGTCTGAAGTCGCGGATAGTTGTTGACACGACTACATCACGTTGCCTCAATATATCCCACCAATAGTCAACGGAACGCGGAAGATACATGTCTGACTCTAGTTTGATCGTATACTCATACGGGCTAGCTTCATAGACTTGCCAGTCGTTCTGTAGCTTCCAAAAGGTCTTTGGAGCCTGATCTCCGTATGGTAACATATCAGTCGTGATGATGGTTACATTGGCATCGGGCATGACATGCTTGATGCTGAGTTCTAGGGCTTGGGCGCACTTCTCGTAGTCTTCGCCCTGAGCCATGATTACGAAACCTTTATCCATTGATAATCTCCGCAAATAATTCTTTATCTAATACATGGAAATCCATGTCTTTTACAGTAATGTATTCTTTCTTGATCTTGTTTCTTACCCATGCGTCAAAAATAATAGTGTAATCAGTATTGAAATCATCTGTGCTATCAGGATAAACAAAAGTCTTCTGACCCACATGAACTAAGTTCCATGGAATATAATCTTCTTTACGCTCGCAATGACCATTTACTATACGAAGAGCTAATGTAAGGGCATAATCATTACGATATGTACTTCCTATAAAGTTGTGAATGCTCTCGTAGTGCTTATAGTTCTTCTGTACCATCTCCATACAGCGGAAGATTTGCTCAGTCCGCTTCGTCTTTTTAAAAGCCATTACTGTAGCCCATACTGAGTTATGACTATATGTTGAGAGTATCTCTTGCGGAGTATCAGGAGCCATAAGAAACTCAGCCTTATTATGACAGCAGAAGTCATCGTAAAAATCAAATACAGTGAGAAGTTTATCAGAATTCACGATGTAATCCACATCTAATACCATAGTCTCATCGTATGGCGTTAGGTCGTATGCCATGAATCGGCCTTTGTTGATCCATTGACCCCATTCTCTGAAGTTGTCCTTATCTGGAACTACCTTTATCACTTTGTCCCAGTTGTAATCAGTATCCGAAAAGGATTCTTCATCGGTAATGAGAGTGACCGGAAGATTTAAAAAGTGATTGATTCTTTTAGCTGTAAACTCTGCGATGTCGTAGTAGTTGAACTTCTCAGAATTGAAAGCGAACAAGATTACGCCTCGGGTCATCTTTTGGTTTCTAGTTCCTGCCACTCATCATACCAGTCGTTCATCACACGATGATTGACTAAATCAAGCCTATCTAAAAGGACAGCACGATTAACTTTTACTGGGTTACCGAAAGTGTCAATGAGAACGATTTCTGTATCAGGTGAAGCATTCAGTATTGCGATAGTCTGATTGTCAGCCTTCCACAAGCCGCCCTGATCTGCAACGAGCAACTTTGCTTCATATTTTTCTTTAAGATATGCTTTAGCTGAATTGTGATTAAATCTGGCTTTGGCATCGGCGATTAAAGTTTTTGTATCCATCATATACTCCATGTTGTATTTAGATGGATAATGCTCGCCTAAAAAATTATGAGCCGGTCACCGCTCCGGATAGCGATATTGCACCCCAGGTGTTAGCAATGTAAGTTGTTTCTGGTGGTCTTAATGTTAGTGTAGTAGTGGATCCTGCAGTAAGGGCGACTCCGGTAGGAACTTCAGACCAGACACAATACACAGTGACGACACTACCTGCATCCCCATTAGTTCCTTGAGTTCCGTTTGATTTCACTAAGAATTTGATATTAGTGCCTAGATAACTAGAACCAGATGCAGTCTGCGTAAACACATTAGCATTAGCAGTAGTTAATGCAAAGTAGCCATTATTTACTAAGTATGGACTCGGTGTGCTACCGCCACCGCCAACTTTAGTTATGCCTGTATAAGGAGTACCACTGATTGTTGCTGTTCCCGAAGAAGGAGCACTCATGACAACTGTGCCAATGTTTGACGCTAGTTGGCTAACTACTGCGTCAATTCCAGCACCAGATGGATGTGAACATGTCATCGCAAACTGTCCTCCTGAATTGAAGAAATATCTTGCAGCATCTCCGTTAGCAAAGGTAGCAGTAAAAGTAAAGGTTAATGAGTTTGACCAAGTAGATCCATATGTTTGTGTATTTGCATTGGTTGAACCTTGAGCCGCTGCATTTAATCTATTAGAATAGATAGTTGACAAGTTAGTTGGAATAGCTGAAATGTATGCGATCTCGGTGCCCGCTGTAGGGACAGATACGGAAGTTATACTACTACCTTGGTGTAACGCTGCATTTGATGTTTTTGTAATAAGGTTTCCCCAATTGGACGCGTATATTTCGTCACCCGCAACAACTGTGGAAACAGCAGTTTGCCCGTATCCAGCAGCACTTCCGCCGATAGCCCATATTGTGTTTATGGTGTTGGCTGTTGTAGTTGGGTTTGAACCGATAAAGGTATTAAGATCAGATGCTTGTATTTCTCCGCCTTGTGCGTATGACATGTCAGTTCCTAATCTTATGTTCCAGTTAGAGTGCTAACAACAGTTACTGCACCCCAAGTGTTAGAGAGATAAGTTAATTCTGGTGGCACCACAGTCAATGTCATGCTTGAACCTGAATTTGCAGTAGTTCCTTGGGGAAGATCAGTCCAGATTCCCTGAAGAGTAATAACATTACCGTTATCACCATTACCAGAAACATTTGCAGTACTGGTATTTGCTAAGATTTTGATATTTGTATTAATGTATGTACCAGATGCATTTGTTACCTGAAAAACATTTGTCGCTGAACCTGTTAGACCATAGTATCCGCTATTTGTTAAGTAAGGAGACGGGGTGATCGACAGGGAACCCACTCGCTGAAGTCCCGAATATACGGTGCCTGCAATGTTTGCAGTGCCAGATGCGATAGAACTCATAACTACTGTACCGACGTTAGCAGCTAGCTGGTTGAAGATGTTGGTCACTGATGTTCCAGCTGGATTTGAAGCAGTGATCTTTAGCTGGCCGCCCGAGTTGAAGAAATATCTCGCAGCGTCTCCATTTGGGAAACTTACTGTAAAAGTAAAGTTCAATGAGGTTGACCAAGTAGTTGCTCGCGTATTTGACGTTGCTACTGTAGATCCTTGAGTTGCTGCGTTAGTTCTGTTTCCGTAAATATTAGCTAAGTTTGTTGGAATGTTTGCTTGGTAGTTGACCATGCCGCCTGCTACCGGAGTAACTACAGTACCGATGACTGTTGCTGCACCTTGGTGTGATGCAGCATTTTGTGTATTTGCTACGAGTGCCGCCCATTGATCAGGTGCTGCGATTGTTTGACCAACGGTAACATTGCCTACAGAAGTCTGACCATAACCTGAAATATTGCTGCCTGTTGCCCATACAGCGTTCAATGTGTTTGCAGTAGATGTGGGGTTTCCGCCCACAAATGTGTTAAAATCTGAAGACTGTATTGATCCAAACTGCGAGTAACTCATTCTTTTTTCCTACTATTTAATCGTCACGAAGGCTTCGACAAAACCCACACTAGTATTGGTCTTATCTTCTAATGCTCTACCAATGACATTAAAGAATGATGCTTCCCCTGAAGCTGCGGCGCGGGCTAGTCCGGCACCTGCACTAACTAGACGATCACCCTTTTTAACTACCCCAACAACCTTGACTGGGACGCGACCTGACACTGCTACCGCAGGATGAGTATCATCACTGCCTGCCATACCGTTCATTAGATATGCAGCAGTATTAGATATAACCCCGAATACATCTTCTGACAATTCAAACTGAACCGCAGTGATTTCTGCATCTCCACCAAGAGACACCACTGTTCCTGCATCATAGACATCATCAGCCGCAAAGCGTTCGGCTAAGTCAGCGTAAGTAGCGATGATTCTTGAGCCAGCAGTCAGTGCCCAGTTGCCAGTGATGCTACCGGAATTAGCAGAACTTCCGGTTGTAATAGTTGAACCTCTAAATGTTGCACTAGCGTCTGCATTGCCCACAATACCTGAAAATGTCGGTAGATAAACAGCAACATTTGCATTACCATATGTACCAGCAAAGTTAATCGGAGTACCATTAGCATAGTAGTAACCGTCTGTCCTAATTCCAATAGGGCTACCCACTCCACCTACTACTAAGTTACCACCTGTAATCCAAGTAGATGTTCCGTTGATACCGTTGGCAATACCTGTGCCATTAATAGTCCATACACCAGTCAGTGTTCCTGAGTTTGCAGTAGATCCGGTTGTGATATTCGTTGCAGTTAAGGTTCCGATATTTGCATTAGTTGCAGTCAGATTAGCGATAGCTGCATTTGCACCGACTGTAAGATAGCTTAGTGTCGCAGAGTTTGCCGTGATTGCTCCAGTAACATTAATACTAGATGCTTGCAGCCCTCCGGTTACAGTAACATTTCCGAATGAAGTGTTGCCAGTTGATGATGTTGACGCTAGGGTGACCCAAAGAGAAGGATTAGTTGTTCCAGAAGCCGGACAAACATTGAGAGTACCGTTATTAGTATTGTACCATAGTTGACCTGTCAAAGGGTTTGCAGGTGGAGTAGAACGAGCAAAGTTTTCTACGAGATATACTAGATTTTCATCTACTGCTTGACCATATCCTGCAAAGTTTCTTCCCGGCAAACCTAATGAGGTGCTAGTAGTGTTAATCGTTCCATCAGGAATGGTCGTTAATACTGTACCGTTACTTTTTAGAATTGTATATGCCATCTGTGAATCGCCTCGTTCTACTTATTTATCTTATAGTCTACCGATAGCCACTTCAATCATACCTTGACCTGAATGACTTTGAAGTGCTTTTCCAATAACTGTTCCCATCTTAGGATCAGTTGATGCTTTTGCATATCCCCCGCCGGCACTAACAAGCATGTCACCTTTCTTGATGTTGCCGATCACTTTACATGGCACTCGACCTTGAAGGGCAATCGCTACCGCGATACCAGAACAGGTGCCATTCATGATATAGGCAGGATCAGTAGAGATGACACCGGCTACTCTATTAGTGGAATCTTCTGCTAGTGTGACTTCTTTTTCTCCACCAAACTCTACTACTGTTCCTGGTTCATATTCCTCATCTGCTTCATAATATTCTGCTAAGTCAGCATACGTCGCGATGAGTCTTGAGCCAGTGCTTAGTGACCATGTACCCGTGATAGTACCCGGTGTAGTATTCGCGCCGGTGCTTATGGTAGTGAGCGAGGTCAATATATTAATGTTCGGTTGACTATTTGCAGTTACAGTGATTGCAGTAGATGAATATCCAGCACTTCCTGCACTGACAGCATATGTTGCATTAGCGACAGTGCCTGTAACATTAACACCTGCAACTGCATTCGCGATGTCAGCGGTGCCTGAAGTTGTTGCATATGCTGCATTAGCGACAGTGCCTGTAACATTAGCACCTGCAACCGTATTCGCTGTGCCTGAAGTTGTTGCATATGCTGCGTTAGCGACAGTGCCTGTAACATTAGCACCTGCAACCGTATTCGCGACACTAGCAACATTAGCGAATGCAACCACGCCGACAATGTTAGCGGCATTTAAGTTAGTTAGGTTAGCACCTGATCCTGAAAATAGTGCAGCAGTAATAGTTCCGGCAACGGTCACATTACCAGTCACGATCACATTCCTTAATGTAGTGTTGCCGTCACTGCTTGTTATTGGAATCTGAAGCCACTGTCCTTCGCTTGTTATACCATCCAGAGGACAAATATGTAGAGTGCTATTAGCAGTGTTATACCATAATTGACCTACAATTGGGTTCGGTGGAGGGGAAACATTGGAAAAGTTTTCTAGTTGATGGACAAAGTTAGTATCAACGACTAGACCATAGCCCGGATAACTTCTACCCGGTAGTGTTAAGGAAGTGCTGGTGGTATTGGCAGTGCCGTCAGGGACGGTCGTTAGTAGAGTACCATTTGTTCTATAGATTTGATATGACACTTCTACACTCTCGCTAAGGTTAAATAGTAACTAGATTGGTAAGGCTCTGGATTCGGACAGTATAGTCAATTTGAATTTGTCTATTCAAAGATTTTTGCACCGGGTGAAATACCACATGTGTCAATAGTCTTGTAATAGGATTTCCGTTAACATCTACGCCGTAGTTGGCTAGCAGACCTAGTTCATCAAAAATATATGATGAATCTGTTGATGTGCTGTTGTCAAAAGCCATTTGTCCAGCTGGTTCGCCGTAATCTAATAGGCACTGTACTACAATGTCTGTGTACAGGTTACCAGAAGTATGCAGCACCGTCATCTTGTTTCTAGTCGGATCTAAGTTGAATACGCTCGTATCATCTACGATTTTCGCATATGTCTCATTATAGAGAGCAGCGTTTTGACCAGTCGTGTTGGGTGGAAGATATGTGATGACACCGGTCTCATCTATAGATGATGCACCGTTACCAAATGCCATCTGATAGATATAACCAAATCCACGATCACTGAGGGTATCAGCAATGGCTTCTGACATATTTTCGTAGTTTATAGCATTTTTCTTTTCTACAAGAATCTCACCTGTATTTGGATCAAAGATTTTGATAAAGCCCTCGACCTTGAGTGACAAGTTGATCACAGACATTAGTCATCCCCTCTTTTTTGCACTAAAACTTCTTTTGTATTAGGGTCAAAAATCTTCACTCCAGAAGAAAAATAGATACCCCCAACCTCATTTGGTTTAGCATTTGAGGGGCTGTTGCTAGTTCCGTTATTGTTAGATTTATGTGTATTCATTTCTTTATTTATCATTTAGGTTATGTCCGTTTGTAAGAATCTTGCAGGATACGTGACGCTTATCTGTAGCGGATCACCTTGAGTAGTATTATACACATATGAATTCCATGTCATATCGTAATAAACATTCCGTAATTTGTTAGTTGACAACAAGCCATATACTTCTGTATACTCTGGGATTACAGGGCGAATACCAGTACCATTTACACCGCGTTGCAGACCTCCTAAAGTATTATTGTCCAGATCAGCTACACTAAATGCGATCTCTTCTCCGTCAATGTAGACTACATTGCCTTCAAGTATAGTAATAGTGAGAGCGTTTCCTGTTGTCGCCGCAGAATCATTAATTTGCAAGAATGGTGCGGAATCAACAAGGACAACAGTATAGTTGCTTGGGTCTATCAGCGTGACAGTCGTATCATTCATCACTGATACATAAGATATCATTGTCTTGTCTGCATCAAGTCCGATATAGTAGTAACCAACCTCTGCTACAGGAACAGTTGACTGCTGTGTCACTGTAGTCGTAAGAGCAGTGACATTATTAACATGCATTACCGCATCTGCTACATTGAGTGTCTGGGTCAACCAAGTTCTAGCTTCAGTATTTGCCCGATATACGCCAGGAACTCCTGTTTGATTTACGAAGTTGATATATGTCTCTTGGTTCGGGGTTGCATTAGGTACCATGCTTGTCACGATGACCTCGCCTGAGACCGGTGTTAGGATGCTTAACTGGTTAAAATCAGATATTACTAATTTAGAAGAAGGAACTCGTAGCCCGTCAACAGTCACCCAGAGACGATCTACATTAGTTTGGGCCCACTGTGACACATTTACAACATTAGTGTCTGTGCTGAGAACCATAACATCTCCGTTTCTTGTTTCAGATACAGTGAAGTTAGTAGAATCTACTACTATACCTACATAGTATTCTGTTCCTTGAATCAATCCTCCCAGTACATCATCTCCGTTGACGCTACCGGTTGCAGAGAAGTAAACCGGAGTACCAGGTACTAGATTGGAGGTAGAGTCTACTGTAATCTCGTTGCTGATTTCTGCTGACGCACTAGCAATAGTTGTTGCTATGCATACAGTATCTCCGGTCAATCCGTATTGAGTATTGAGATACTGTTGACCGGTGTTGTTGTATGTTGTTGCTGCTATAGTTGCATTTAATGCGGGAGCACTTCCGAAAGTAATAGTACTAGTCACGATGTCAATGGAGTAAGAAGAAGATGTTTGTCTTACTCCATCAATCTCTACGATAGCATTATCAGCACTTGACTGAGTGACATAGTTGGTTAGGGTGAATACCGTCTCTGCACCGTCTCCTGTAAAATACTGTGTTTCTGGAAGCGTGTAACCATATTGAACTGGCTCTGTTTGTCCAAATACAGAATACACTAGATAGTCATCCGTGTTGTTGTATGCATCAGTAGCAAAGACAATCGTTGCGTAAAGGCCTTCAGGTTGAGTACCGAATGCGTAATCATTGGTCACGAAATATGCAGTTCCGATACCATCAGCTAGCACTAGCTCCGGGCCACCGTCAGTCGTTGAGATAGTAAATGAGGTAGCAGACGCGACATTGCTTACATAGTATGTTGTTAAGGCAGTGATATTAGAGTTAAACGCAGTGATACCTGCATTGAATATGATAGTATCCCCTGCACTCATGCCGAAAGTTGAGATCGTTTGGATAGAGTTGTCTGCTGAACTTGTTTGCGTCACTGCGTTAGTTGCGCCGAAGTTCAACTTCATACCGTTGTGATACGCGATAGGTGCAGTCCAGACTTCGCCGTTTATGCCAGGCTGAACAACACATCTGCCGTCATTTGAACTGTATGCACAGTCTAAATACATCTCATTAAACCCAGTTATTTCACTTGTTCTAATAGGAGAAGTATCACTGTTGGATTTTACGAGTTGATTGCCGTTACCAACTTCATACACATCAAGTCTTAAACCTTGCGTTGTCGCAGTATCAAGGGTTACTGTTTTAGTGACCCAGTTAACCGTGTAGTCATTAGCAGAAAGTGTTGTGCCTAAATCAGTTACTGGATCAACAAGTTGAACAAATACCGCTGCTACATATTGCCCGATCCCTGCAAAACTATAAACAGATCGTCCTGCGATGTCCGGTGCAAACTCAGTAGAGATAACATTATATCCGGTATGAGCATACTCTGTGACATCCCATGTAGTTCCGGGACGGGTATTTACGATCAATGCTAGGTTATCTGTAATGACACCAGGAACCAGTTCTTCTGGACCGTAACCGAATGGGAACGGAGCACCTTGAACATCATATAGTGCAGGTGTCGTAGTAGTGAACGGTTGATCCTGCAGCAGGGTGTCTAATGTATATTGTTCTGAAGGTTGGAACTGATTTCCATAATAGACCGGATTAGGATACGTCACGCCTTCAAACAGCTGGGTTAGGTCTACCCCAGGCATATTGATAGTTGGTTGATAGTAACCAATAGTTCTATCCATAGCGTTTAATCTGTTATCTCCTGAATCTAGTAGTTCCCACTTACCAAACACGAAAGTCGGGTCATTGTTAGAGATCAAGCAACTCCATACTCTATTGTTGTATTTGACTATAGATTGATTGAAGAAGAATGGCTCAGGTAAGAACGCGAAGCTTCCTGGTCTAGTCATCAACATTGAACCTGTATCAGTAGTTAGAACAAATACACTACCATTTGGAACTTCAGAAACGGTGACAGTAGTAGGTGTTGGCTTTGTTAGGATGTAATAAGTTGCACCTAATACTATGTTGCCAAACACTGTTCCCGTAAATACTACAGGATCATTCACAGCAAATATTGACGAATCTGCAACTGTAATCCTGTTAGTTGATACTGTGGTCGCAGTTGCAGTTGTTTCAGTAAAACCATTATAAGGGAAAGTAATTCCACTTACCGGAACAGTCATCAGAGGATTAGAGTAGACTTCAAACTGATTAGGTCCAGTTACTTTTAGATAATAACTTAAGTCTGCACCGAACGGTGTACCCGAAGCAGACGCGGTTGAGATTCCACCGTTAGCATCAATTGCAGTGACCGTCACAGTGACATCATTTGCAGGGGAAGTTCCTCCTACATCTGCTCCGCTGATCGCAAAGGTGTTGTTGACTGCAAAGCCAGAACCCGGATCTGCTACAACTACCACATACCCACCTAAAATATATGACACATCAAAGGTTGCCGGCGCAGTTACATGCTGTGACACGGTAGTATTTGGTAAGGTGCCGCCTGTAACTGGTTCAACCGATCCACTTATAGATGCTGAGATAGTTATGTATTGATTCCCTGTCCCTGTCATCGTGCCGTTATCCACTTGAAGTGGAAGCTGAGTTATGCCATTCGTAGAGATAGAGAACTGAGTATGGTTACTTTCAATAGAGTAGACGTAATACGTCTGTCCGATGACGATGCCGCCCATTTGATAACCAGAAAATACGATAGGCATACCTAGATACAGAGAGTCAGTATTACTGCATGTCATCAGGTTACCGGTTGATGAAGTGTTCGTTACAGTGACTGTGATAACTCCAGAAGTTAAGACATAGTAGGTTGTGCTGGTAGATAGTCCACCGATCGGATTGTTGAATCTGATAGGCATATTTACATATAAGCCAACAGTGCTTGACATTGCTACTCTGTTCACTGTAGAAAGTGTGGCTGCAACATTTTGAACTACTAGATTGCTTGCAGTTCCTGCGGGAATTCCAACAGAAGGTGTAGAGGTGTCATACAGCGTAAACAACTGACCATTGACTTGTCCGGGACTTACTGGAAGAAGGACATTGATTGTCATTGAACCAGTTTCATTGGTCAGCTTCAATGTATCTTTTTGATCAGTAAGAACTGCCGAAGTGTCCGACGCTGCGACCACAGTAGAAAGAACAAAAGCACTTCCGTTAATCGCAGTTGAGATGACCATCTCAGTTGTGTTTAGTATTTGACGAACATAGTAAGTTGTACCAGAAACTATATTACCGAATGTTTTTACATCACTTCCTGCAATCACCATTGTATTGATTATGATAGGATCATTGACTGTGAATCCAGTAGTAGAGTCAACCGTCAAGATATTTGTACCAGATGTGGTAGCAAGCAATGCGGTCGTCAATGCATTCTCAGTCAATGACATAGTGAAGTTTTGATCATCAATGACTGATGTTACATAATAGTTTTGATTTTCTGTAATACCACCGAACACATTTCCAGTAAAGAATACTGAAAGATTAGGGTAGAATCCAATAGTGCCGCCGGTACCTATCGCTGTTAGCGGAATAGTGACCGCATTGATACTTGCTGTAGTAGCAGTAGCCTGCATTATGCCTGGATAGTTAACAGACAGGATAGCAGTGTCAACAACTTCTCCGACGATACACTCTAATCCAGATGTAGGCACCGTAGCTGTAGTAAGAACAAATACTGATCCGCCGATTGTTTCAGAGACGGTAAAGTTTAACTCATCAATAACCGCTAGCACATAGTATTCTACACCGACTACCAGTCCGCCAACTGTTGCGCCGGTGAACTTAATAGGCATGCCGACATAGAAGCCGATTGTTGTACCAGAAGCGTTTGGTTCTGGATTCATCGGATCATTATTGCCGTCTTGTGGAATTAGGGTGATGGAATTGTCAGAACTCTGCGTGCTTGCGACATAGCGAATGAACGAAGACCATGTTAGTTGTCTGTTATTGCCAACATCAGTTACCTCAAGCACAAATCCTTGGGCACTTGCTAGGATGTCATTGATGTTAGGATTTACATTTTCAAGTGTATATCGTGAACTAGCAACGGCATTGGAGTTATTGTAATTTCCAGCAAAGTAAGATCCGTAATATGCAGATTCTACCCAGTCTTGAACTTGCGATCCGTAAGAGGTACGATCAAACTTGATCGTTATATTGTTCTCTCTTGTGGGAGTAGAAGAGGTAACAGCAAATGCTCTTGCTCCTAGGTTCAATGACATCAATTGCGGAGCAACAATGCCAGTCTGATGAATAGGAATTCTGTTATAATCATTAATAGCATTATTGTATGTAGAATATAGAGCTACTACAATGTCAGGGGAAGTTGACACGACACCTACATAATACCATTGACCGTTGATTAGATTTCCAGTGTCTGACAGCGTAGTATTGACATACTGAATCATGGCCCCAGTCTGAAGATTAGGTGCGTAGACAGTAATAGTATGTGCATCAGGATCAATATCATCGTTGGTGAAATACAGAATCTCAGCTGGCTCAACTATTAGTTCAGGAGTAACAACATATCCTTCGCCAGGACTGACCAGATTAATCTGTAACACTGAATCCAGATACATTACTGTTTCAAACTGTGCTATTTTCTTTGGTTCCGGATACTTGCTAGTATCTATGTAAGCAGTTACCTTAGGTGGATTTGCATATCCAGAGCCACCGTTAATAACAATGACAGGTGGAAGATCAATATAAATCTTTTCTCCCGGTAGATGGTCACTTACAGTAGTGCCGTCTACTCCACGCTCTAGACCGGCTAATGTATTGATCGCACGATCTATAAATGCGTAACTTATTCTTTCAGTCCCGATAGTGATGACGCCATTGATCGGGAAACCTGAGATGTTATCAACAACAATCTCTCGGGTTCCGTGTGTCAAATACGTCTCTAGCGTAGATATAGGATAGTTCTCAATACCAGTCAGAGAAACACCGTAGTTAGCGAACCATTGATTATATGGCTGAGTCTGCCAGATAGGATTGGTCAGCGTATATTCATATCTACCGCTAGGATAAGTTGCATATGTCAACTGGGGAGAGATGAACTGCTGGTATGTGCTATTGTATTCTGCCGGGACATCAAAGTCGGTAATATCCCCTTGATATACATCAGTACCAGCGTAAGTGAACACGAAGTCTTTGATGACGACATGATACGGTTTTGCTTCGTTGATATAACCTTCTAGGAATACTTCATTGTCTGATCTAAATGTCTCGTATGGAAGCAACTCACGAACAGTATGAGAGACATCAAGCAATGATGTCTTGTTCAACCAAGGCAAGAAGTTCTGCGATTCAGAAGTCTCGCTCTGAATATATTCAAACAGTAGGATCAAACTCTCGTTTCTGTATATCAACAGGTCATTAATATAGATTTGTTCATTCAGTGCCCGTACAATATTTCTTGTTTCTTCGCTAGGATATAGATCAAAAGGAGTCGTGTCATAGAAGTTACCGCTCCAACCAAGGTGTCCAGCAGCATAATCCCATAGATAACTACTAAATTCAATAGTGCCGTTCTCTAAACCAACTCTAGTCCAGTGTCCGCTGCCATTATATTTGTAAATTTCCCACTTGCCGGCTCCGTTCTGAAGAACTTTTACTAGAGTGTTTATCGGTGGATTAAGTTCGGACAAATCAGCATAGAATGATACCTGTATAGTTGCTCTAGTGCTGTTATTGTAACCAGTGGCCCACCAATTTGTATAACTCCAGTACTGGGTCGTATCGTAGTAGGGTATACCAGTACTTGGATTAATAGGTCCGATCTGGAATAAGAAGGATAATTCCGCTCTCAGTTCAAAGATAGGATATAGTGCAAGTTTAGTATTTGCATATGTCAGATAGTTTTTAAGTGCTAAGAATCTATTATAGAAAAAACTCTGCTTAGGTCTTGATTGAACACCAGACTGCACTGCAAGAGGTAGTGCTGGATCCGGAACAATTTCACCAGAAGTATCGCAACCTGTCAGTGAGTCAAGCATTCTAGCATATAATGATGTGGGCTCACCATACTGATTATATGCGTTGACCTGTGAGATTTTAGGAAGACCCGGTAGGAAGTCATCAGGATAGTTCTCTCTGATCAGGGCAAACTCTTGATGGTATGCATCATCAGTGGTGCCGTTCGCAAATCCTATATGGAATACAGTGTTGGTGTCATCAAAATAACTCAACACATTGTATAGTGCGAATGTATTTGGAAGCAACGGTGCCATATATGAGATGCCTGAAGCTCTTGGATTTTCAATGTAGGATGCAACGACGCTATCAGATAGAGTCTTGTTGGTCTGACTAAAGATAATATTAGTGTTTCGCACCCAGAAATAGTATACAGGTGAGATCACATTTGAAGCATTTAGGGTGTTATTAACTGAATACGTGTTCACATCATATGGTACGCCTGGACCCTGATAGTTTACAGGAGGAACGAAACTTGCGATCCAGCTATAAACGGCTACGTCTGATCCTGGAAAAATAGCACCCCAGTACTGACTGTTGTAAACAGCATCATCGTTTTGATGGTAGTTCACGAATCGTATGTTAGTTGTGTTCAACCACAGTCTGCCCACATGTTCTGCTCCCCAGAGCATACCTGATTGTCCAGAAGCATCAACATTGTATTTTGCAGGATCAGTTCCAGATATAAAGTCAAGATTTTCTCTTGCTGCACCTAATAGTTTACCCTGCAGAGGATCCATATAGTCTAGATTTACAAGCGTATTGTTAGTAGTAGCGTTGAATAACTGTGTATTCTGAATAAGATTGATGTCAACCACTGGAGCAGAATCTCTATATACTGCCCAGTCCGAAACACCTACTCCATTTGTATATGATACAACTTGACCACCTTGAGTTGACGGCATGAAGTCAGGAGTACCCACAACGACTACATTGGCATTAAAGTCTAACGCAGTGCCATATCTTGGCTCATATCCATAATCAAGAGACTTGTCGTTCACGGCCTGTGCGTATACATATGCACCGGGATCAGCAATATTCTCGTTATAATTCGCGAGGTAGTCAAACATATAGACTGCACCCGCATTAGGATATGCGTCAACAAACTGGGTAGCATTATTGTCAAACACAGTGTCATCATCTAGGTTGAATTGATTCACAAAGTCAAACACAGTTCCTTCATATCTTGTGCCGACTGGTGCAGAGATTACAACACTGTTGCCACTGATCTTGATGGTAGAACCGAACTCAGTTGGACCGGTACCGTGTGGACACTTGATGATTTGAGTCTCTGTATACAGGGTGATTCCTAGTTCTGATAGAACGGTATCATCAACCGCACTGATGACCAGCTTGAGATTGACTGGAGCGATAGTGGTGTTGACAAGCTGAATGATCAACTTGTTGTCCGATGTCGCAGCAGCTTGAACATTTATGATGTTGCTATGATTTATGATGTTAGCCACGCTAGCTGCATTGCCTGCATTTAGATTTACTGCATAGCCATTTATCAATACAGTCTTATTACCAGTGACATTGCATTCGGCAGTACCAATAACCATACCATATCTTGCACCGCCATTGATATAACTGTAAACCGCACCTTCTTCACCCTTAGTGTCAATCTCGTACGGTGAACCGATGAGAATGTTCGTACCAAATGTATTCATGTCTGTAGCATAACCGAATTCAACGTCGGGTCTATCATTATATATTGAAGTGAGTTCTTGTGACAGTGTGAATTGGCTATCATTTACAGAGATGATGTCGCCTGCTAATAGCGGGCCTGTATAATAGAACTGAGTTCCGATTACTGCATAGTTGTTGTCAGTTACTAATACACCATTGCGGGTAACATATAATGGAGTTGATTGTGCAGTAGCAGTGAGATTAGAAACTGAACCTACAGTAGCAACTGTTACCGTGCTAGATGTTGAACGTGATGTTTTAAGAGTAATATTGTTGCTTACTTTAGTTTTTACATAATAAACAGTATTGCCTTCAATTCCAGTACCGGATAACCCATTGCCAGTAAAGATAATTGGATCATTAACATTGATACCTGTAGCACTTGTAAGTGTAATTAAATTACCAGTTGCATTGGTTGCACTCACTGTAGTTGCCGTGGTGCTAGGTGTCCAGGCTAGTGTGAACTGTTGAGGGTTTCCGGTGATCGTAGTATAGTTAGCGATGAAGTTTTGTAAGGTTCTCTGATAAGTGTAGGCAGTCCCCCAGTTATTAATGGTTGTGCTATAATCTTTGAACGGTGCACCTACAACAAGAGTATCTCCGTTGTAGTTTGTTGAAAGCGAGAAGCTAAACTTGTCACCTGAAACTATTCCTACAGCACTTCCGACAATCGTATTTGCTAACTTATATGTGATCTGTGTGGCTGTACCAGTGCCTGTTCCAGCACCAGTAGCCACAAACGTTATACCCAACTGATTAGCCGCTGCTCCAATAGCAGTGAAGTCTGTATCACCGACGCTAGTAATCACATAGGTTTGACCTGGGGTGAAATACCCTGCATCAAGAAGTATATTATCTTTGCGATATACATACACGAGATTATCAGTCACATTAGAAACATAGACCCAGTTACCATCACCTGAGATAGCAACCTTGTCTGCTGCTGTCGGAGTAAGTGTTTGTGACAAGATAAGATCGTTGAATGTGGCAATCGTATTGTTTAGCACATAGATGTATACCGAAGCAGTATTTTCAGGTTGAGTGATTACATAAGTATTTCCTGTGTATACGATATTGGAACCGAACGACACATCTTGTGTAAATGTCTGTCCTAATACATATGATTCGGTCAATGCATTATAAGAGTAAATGTATACCTTGCCTTGGCCAGCATCACTTATCATGTAACCGATCTCAGGTGTGTAAGCAACGGCAGTACCTAAAGTAGTTGATTGAGTTTTTTCCAGTGTGTCTTGATAGAGATAGTTAATAGTCTTGCGATATACTGCCCAGCTACCGTCGTTGTTTTCATCTACCCAGAAGGTATTGACAATAAACTCGTTGTCAGTAAGATCATGGTTGATGAGTTCTGATGGGGTTGCGACACGATGCGACTCAAAGGACATGCCCAATCCTCTACCCTGAGTGATAACAGGAGCTGAAGTAGGCAATGAGATGCTGATTATTACCTGATAGAGATTCACAGACTGAATCACTAGGTAGTAACCGTCTACTAGAGTTGAGAAGTTGACGATTGCCATCGGATCCAACGCTTTTAACCCATGCGGTTTAGAGAAGGTAATCGTCGCAGTCTGATTGAGATTATTCTGAATAGTCGTTACTTCACCGATAGTTTTCCATCCGTAGACTCCCCACTTCTCTTTGAAATTAGCTAGCCAGAGATATTCACCTACATAGAAGTTCTGAATAGGAATGATGGTTCCGCTTCTATTTACCGCTGTTGGCAATCCAGAATAGAAGTAAGAAGACATTTTGACATCATTGAAGTTGACATAACCCGCACTCGGGAACAGGAACGAAGTAGGTTCTGAACTGGTAGTGTTCAGAATATTTTCACTAGTAATCTGTCTACCGTAGTTGAACAGGCTGTATGTAGGAACAACTTGCAGTGACCCAGGAGTTGACGGTCCAGTACCGTCAGTCAGACTAATGATTGAAGGGTCTCCGGTCATGTATTTTTGGTTAGTTCTGAAGTCAACGAAATTCTGATTTAATACACCGCCATAATCACCTGTCTTGATAGACCAGTTTTCAAAAGTTTCATACTTGATGCCACCTTGTGGTAGATTAGCATTTTTAAATGCACTAATCGCATTGAGAGTTCCTTTGTTGATGATCATGTTCTGATACACTTGAACTTGTGCAACAGAGGTAAGATCAATCAGGGCTAGGTAGTCTCTCGGACGATAGCCGATCAATGAGAAAGCGAGTAGGTCAGCATCCTGTTGAAGATTTGCTTTGTAGATATCATAATAAAGCGTGCTTTCATATGCACGGGTAGAAGGATTCGCTAGTAATCCTTGCTTTGCTGTATCATATGCGATCTCTTGCCATGCTAATTGGTCGAAAGTCATTGACGGTTCAATAACTTGTTGTGAAGCCCAATACTTGTTTTTATAGATGACGATCTCGCCTTTGGTATACTTTAGATTACCGTTCCATTGTTGAATGTTATTCTGATTGAAGATGAATCCCAGTGCATTTACCGTGCCGTTCCATTCAGCAGACTTTGTGCCGCGAACGCTAATACGATTCTGGCGAAGACCAGTAACTAGATTGTATATCACATCATTAAACAGAGTCGTGTTATTGAATACGATGCCGTGTTCAAAGTTGCTTACATTAAACTGTGCATATGCCATAGCATCACCGTCGTTCAACGTATGGACATTGAACGCAGTTCCGTCACGATTTATACAGAGGTCTTTCAGATTAATAGGATATAGGTTTTGATTTAGAATGAAGTTATGCTCGTGGATAGTTAGTGGCTGAATTAGGGCAGTTGCTGGGTCAATGACCATATCTGTCGCAGCAGGATTCAATGTGATGAGGCTACCGTTAGTCCAGCCAGTCTGAGTCCAATATAGGAATTCGTAGACCATCTGCTTCCAATTTATTACCATACCATTCTGAGTCTTGTTAAAAATCATTCCCTTGGATTCTAGGTTAGCACCATATGCTAATAGAAACTGTGATAGGTCTTGGGTGTTATAGAACTTAGTGCCATAAGGAATCAAAGTTTTTGTTTTATAGTAGGAAGTTGTAACTTTAACTTTCTGCTTTACTATGGTTATTGTTTCTGTGTGACCGCTATATTTAGGATCAAGTATTTCAAAGTATGCAAGATTTTGCGAATTACCAAATACAGTCCAGTATCCATTATTCTGTTGAACAACGACGCCGCTGAACATGATTTGATCAAACGGTTGATTTTCGTATAACAGAACAGAATAGCTCTCATTCGGAATTAGCAACGAAGAATTGATATTAGTTGGTGACGGCTTCTCAACAAAGAACTGTAGTTGATCTTTGTCGCTGTATCCAGCCAGTCTATAAACCAATCTCACATCTAGATTGTTTAGTAGAGTAGTGATAGTATTAGTAGCATCTACTCCTTGTTGCTTTTGATAGTCAACAATCCAATTGATATAACTGGTTGCCGGAGTACCATTACCGTATACAGGAACATTTGAGATGATAAGATGGCTTCTGTCATTGACCAGATACTGATTGAATTCTGCGTTATACTTGTAGTTGTCTAAGTCAACTCCTAGATTGTAGAATTCAGCTGGCTTAGTCAATGCAAATATTCTCATAAGATCAAATGGATAAGTAGAACTACGACGATAGCTTAGTTCAGTTGGACCATCATCACCTACAACCCAATCTTTCTGGAAAGTATTAGGATTGTAGTTGCCTACGATAGACTTGAGCGGTGATAGTAATTTACCAGCAGAATCCACTGGAATAATTCTATTCAATCCAGGGCGGGCACATTGCGGTCTTACGTAAGAGTCGCCGTTGTTCCAAACATAACCTGCTTCCAAATCTCCCCAGAGCACGCCGTTGTCACTCGTGTAAGGAGCCGGGCCGTATCTAGTCTCCCACCAAGTAGGTTGATCAGTGAAGCCTAACATCTCCCAAGGAGTTTCATTAGGAGTAGTCGTGTCATAAAAATACTCATAGACACCTCTCCAATATCCTTGTTGGATAGGAGCACCATTTAACTTGTTAGCTGAATTTGTATAATTATAACTGAATTCGGCGTTCTTAGTGTAATACTGTGTCTTATATTGTAGACGATTCTGACCGATCCAGTTGAGGAATGCTGGACTGTAGATGTTTAAGAACTCTTTCCATGTATAATCAGTGTTTCTAAAGAAGCCAGGAACAACATCAAACTTTGAGATAGGAACAATGGTACTCAATTTGAGGTTATTATAAACTCTCAACTCAAATTCTAGCAGTGCTTGATCTCTGAAGTCCACTAGTATTCCTAATTCTGCGTTATACTCGCCGTATAATTTAGTGAAGGATCCGTCGTGTCCCCTGATGAAGTATGTTGGTGTTAGGTAGTCGCTATCAAGCACGACTCCTGGTTGAAATGAAGGATATAGTCCCAACTTAGTTGGAGTGTTCGGAACATAAGAACCATAGGTTTGATTGTATTCGTTGATCGTGACTCGGTCTTGGTCTTGCAAAGGAATCACTATTGACAACGAAGGTGATGTGGTGCTAATGATATAATCTACACCAGTAGTTAACTGTTTCTCAACAGTGACACCATCAATTACTCTGTAAAGGTATACCAAAACTCCGTTGTAGTTAGCACTACTGAAATTATAGACTTGAGATAGGGGATATATTGAAACATCTAGTCCATTGTTAAAGGTATACGTATTTGAAACGTAAGTAGTCTTTGACGGTAACATGTCTGACCAGAAGAATGAGTTGATCTCGCTCATCGCAGCAGTAATCTGATCAAGAGCAGAGTCTAAAATCTGTGAAGGTGTATACCGCTGCACGAAGTCGGTGTTTTGAACAGTATCTACTATGAGTTGCTTGTAATTGATATAGGATCTGCTATTGTAAAGCAGAGAATCAAATAAGTTGGTACTCATTGATCGCAGGAAAGCTCCAGGAAGAACTAATGACGCAGAGTTCTGAATCAGTTTGGTGCCATATGGAACAAGATTTCCTAAATCTCTAAAGTTGTTTGCACCATAGATATTACCAGTAGTGCCAGGAGCATTGATGAATATATCACGATACTGGTTGCCGATATCTCCGTAATTGGCGATAGTCAAGTCTTCGTTGAACGGATTGCTATTAAGATTGATCGGAATGCTGTAGTATGCAGTCGTGCTTACTTGATTACTTAAAATCAATACTTGAATTACTGTGCTAGTTACTATATGATCTGTGATAGCAGTAGATAGACTGATGTTAGTAGTGTTAGACCCGATCACAACGGTATAATTAGCCGGATCCTGATACACATTGTTCACATAGACCTGAACTGTTGGCCAACCTACACTACTTGCAATACCAGTGCCAGCAGTTGCCCCAGAAACTGTCCCGGCTCCTACTACAGCGGTACCGTTATATGTGAATGCACCCCCAATAACAGGATTACCTGTGTAACCGATAGCATTCCAATTAGTAGAACCTAGTGACACGATAGTATATTCATAGTTGCGTAACATTGAAGTAACAGAGATAGGGTTTGTCAAGTTTGCAACAAACTTTTCTCCTACTATATTTGCAGCAGCACCGAACGAAGTGAAATCAGTTGTTCCTGAAAAAGATATAGTATATGTGGCTCCGGTGACAAATCCACCAGCAACAGTGGTTCCGGTTGGTTCGGGTGTAGCCGCGATATCACACAAGAAGTTATAAGTAGGACGAAGAGGATCATAGTTGAAACTAAAAATTTGATACTGCTCACTAGGGGCGACGGCTGTCTGCCATCCTAGCTGCCTAATTCGTTCAGTGCCTGATGTGTAATTATATACATATCCAATGTTGATATTCTCCGTAATCGGATTGCTGCCGCTAACATATTTAAAAGTGTCAGAGTTGAGTGACACATCAAAGCTAATATCACCAGAGTTTGATATTGAACTATATCTTACTGGGAAACCTAATACTGAGTCAGGGCTTCCGCTGCCAATACCATATGCAAACAATTTGCTACCGACGAATGATGAGCTTGGATATACTGCCATATCGCTCAGGCTGATTCCATTAGAATCAAAGATATCAAACAGCGGGGCCTGATTTACAGTGATCTTTTGCTGAGATTCAGTCCACTTGACACCATCATACCAGAAACTAACGCCTTGATAATTATAACCACGAATTGCAACGATCTGAGTCTCAGGAATGCAGATACCATCATCTGCAACCGTCAATGTAAGCACCGGACGGGTTTCAGGCACGATAGTAGAGAACTCAGAAACATATATCTTGTTTCTTACATTTGGATCAGGTATACTAGCTGTGCCAGTACCGGTCCCCGCACCAGTAGCAATAAATTTTGTGCCTACAGTAGGGATACCGATAACACCGATATCATTCCAATCAGTATCACCTAATGTTACGATAGTGTATTCGGTGCCGACCATAAAATTGCTTGCGGTATACACTTCGCCGGCAGCAGCAAATACAACTCTAGAACCTGAGAATAACGCATAATCATTTACGGTATTAGCAGAGGCGACGAATGAGATATTACTGCCGCCTGCGAAAGATGTCGGACTTGACCATGTCACGGTGATAGTTAGGGTGTCGGTTCCTGTGATATCAGTGATCTGAGAGTTTATTGGTAGTTCACCGAGAGAATCAGCGATAAACATAAGATTCTGAATCTCTCCAATAACGGAAGTTGCAGGGACAGTTATCGTAGTTGTGGTCGCACTCACTGCCGCTGACAAAGTAGCAGTCGCATTTGTGTAGACTTGAATATCTGGATAGTAGTTTAATGCACCAGCAACATCAACTAATGGGAGTATTGTTCGCGTATCAACGAAATCCACTGGGCTTTTACCAACAATACCAGTGTTGAATAATTTCAGATTTGGATAGAATTCAATAATAGGGCGGGCCGCCTTATTTTTTGCAGTTGCATATGCTGTTAATATAGCAGGATTGTTGTTGTATGTCGCAGTCGCATTGATAACATCAATATGAAACCATCTGTTACTTCTAGACCAAGGATTTCTGCTGATTGAATTTCTTGCAACAGTCAAGTAGTCTGGCAAGACGGGAACGTATAATTCTACATCCCAATTAGTCGTATCAAAAGGAGTAGAATCATAAGGAATATAGTTACCTTGAGTGAAGTTTTCCGGGCATACTAGTTCGCTGACTGCGACTAACTCAATTGCAGTCCCTACACCTTGAACATAGTACTGTCCTGTCAGATAGCTTGAAGGAATAATATTACCGTTAAACTGAACCTTTAGACCATTAGTGAACACTACTCCGTTAGGCGAAGTGTAATTTTTTCTACCTAAAATCTGGGTATCTACATCTATGCCATTGCTAGCACTGTTAGCGATTAATTTGATAATACCAACTTTGTTCGCATAGGTGCCGTCTTGATAGTAGAGTGTATCAAGCGGAGCAGTCACCGCGGGGATTTCTAGTAGGTCACCGAGAGCATCACGATAGAAAGGTATGCTCCTAAATTGTTGTCCTAATTGAGGAGTGATCCGTTGGTTGATCGGAATTTCTCCAGCTGGATATAGCCTGATCACAGGATTAGAAGGGTCGCCCGAATATTGAACACGATAGAAGTTGTCTCGTACCGTAGTAGTGAATCCATTCTCAAGTTGACCCTGGTTGATCACCACTCCCATATTACAAGTACCGACAGTAAGATTTAAAGATGGCCCGTCAATAATACTAGACACCGCAAAAGTTACGGAATCTATTATTTCACTGATAAAATAAACTTGACCAGCAGTGACACCACCAAACACATTGTTAAAGGTGACAGTTGTGTTGACAACCATATTATTAGTGTTGCCGGAAGATAGGACGAAATAATCGGTGCCACTTATGTTTGTGATACTTCCAATAAGCAGATTTTGTTCTGCTCTAGGAACATTATCAAAGTTAATTGGCATAGCACCGGCACCTGGAACCAATGCGAGATCGGGGCCGCCCGGAGTAGCAGAGATAGTAAAGTCAACCGAGTTCAAGATGGAACCGATATAATAGAACTGCCCTGCATTGACGCCACCGAAAGTAGGAGCATCAAATGTGATCAAGCTACCTACAGTAAACATATTCGTGTCACCGGTAATTAGCGTGAAGTTAGTAGCACTAGAACTGCCTACAGTCAGGGTCAGAGGGGTTACAGCCTGTATCTCGCTACTGTTTGTATCATACGGAACTCCTTCTTCGCTGAAGTAAGAAGAGACATAGCCAGTAGGATTGCCCGGATCAATTCCGGTGCCATAAAACATCACTGTCAGGCCTTCTAGCGATGTCACCCCATCTATGTTTTCAAACGATGATAAAAGTTGACCGTTGATGCTCTGAAACGGAGTCGTGCTAACTAAGTCAACTACAAGGTTGCCAGGGATTATATATTCATTCTGTGCATCAGCAGCAGGAACGTTGAAAGTAACAGTTCCTTGTTCAGCACCGTTGTTAGTTACTCCATAGACATTTCTTGTATATATGTTTTGATTAGGAGGGGGTTCATAGCCTGAAGTTCCAGGCAAAGTCTGAATCCAAAACTGAGAAGCTTGGTTTACCGTGAATGTATATGTTCCGCCTCTGAGTAATGTGAGGGTGGGATTAATACTGCTGCCGACTTGATTCTGAATAGAAACTTGATAACCATTAGGTAGATCAGTTATCACATACTGTTGGTTACTGTAGACCGTGCTAGCCGAAACAGTAACTGCCGGTGGACCCAATGGTAGCCAATAGTATTCGTTGAAGTTGATGAGTTTATCTAGGTCAGCAAAAGAATCCCAAGAATAGAACTGACTCTTGAATAACGCACTGTTATCATCGGTTGCACCACCATCTAGTTTAAGGGCATCAATTATTCCAGGATAGCTGATGAACTCCACTGCACTACCGGCTGGAGGATTAGTAGAATTGGACGGGGCAGTAAATACGACGCCTGGATCAAGTTGATAATCAGTGCGGGTCTTAGTAGGTTCGGTGACATAGTGATCTTTAGCATTTACTCCGTAGCCAAATCTACTACCGACATAACCTTGGATTCTAGTTGCAACAGGAGGATTAACAAGTTGATCCAGTGTCGCTGCTAAGAATTGGGAATTAGACGGAGTTTGAAATATTTCCGGAAGAAAGGTTAAAGTTCTTACTCTAGTAGTTGCCATGTTATATACTTTATCCTATTTGTAATTCAGTGGGTGTTAATGCCGGAACTACGACTATCGTATCGGCAACTGCGGCGTTAGCAAAAATCTCATAAGGCAAGCAAGTTATCTCATACAGATATCCGAATGGTTTACTCGGATCATTTGGCACAAGAACTGCTGCACTGATTAATTCTCCGCACTCTGCGTGTAGATAAGCACTGAGTTCTGAGAAGTAGAATGTGGCTCCGAAGTTCCAGTTATTGATATCAAAATAATTATTCATGGCTGTCAGCACCGCACTAACAATCTCGTTGTTACTCGCACTTGTATTTGCTACTGGCACAACCTTGATAGTGGCTTGTAATGCAGGATTTGCTTTGGGTCCAAACAATGGTTTGAAGACCGCACTGTTTAAAATCACAGCATCTGATAGCATCTTGTAGTCTTGTACTTTTCCATAATCTTGATTTAGTTGATTGATAGTAGGAGATTCTGGTTTTGGTATAGTATTCGCAGTGTCTTGAATATAATTTGTATATGCAGTGTAATATGATTGGGTCAGCACATATAGATCAATGATATTCGTCACCACTGGATCTATTCTGTTCGTATTATTTGAATTGTGTCTATACTGATAAGATAATCCTTGTCTACCCGGTAACACTGAGTATTGTGGTTGCGGAAACATAGTGTATGCTGGTATAATCTGTGTAGGGTCTTGCACTGATACAAAGAATAGGTTATCTGTGTATGCATAAAACAGTTGTCCTACTGGATAATCATACTTAACAACCTCAATCTCACCGATAGTAGCATAACTATAAATTACAGATGATGATGGAATGATGAATCTTCTTGTTAGGTTGCTCGCATCTACTGCTGTCTCAAAGAAAGTGTATACTCCGATGTTTGAGCCACCGTCAACATAGCCAGTAATATTACTGAAGAAATCAGGATTCAATATTAACTGTTGATTATTCACATCAGTAGCAGAGACTTCAATCTGGTAGTCATTGATATATCCATCAGGTTCAGCAGTCTGCCCTACTACATTTACAACATACTCTCTGCCTAAAGATTGTGAAGAACCAAACTGATTGTTGATTTGTAAAATGTTTACAAAGTCTTGAATGATCTTACCTGAATACGGATCATATACGACCTGATCAGTATCAAAGATGAATCTAGTATCTGCGACTGAGCCAAAGAAATACTTTGTAGAACGATAGGTCACAGTGTAAACATTGCTGTTAGGTGTGCTATAAAAATACACGAACGCATTTGGATCAGTGTAGGTTGAGATAGACCATCTCTCTTGATTGATCAATAAAGAGTTGTTGAACACTAGGCTAAAACTCTGTTGCAGCTCCATTCTTATGACTGCTTCCTGAATCAGAGTCGTGTAGAACACATTATCAAATACTGGAATTATCTGTGATACTATGGCACCGTCAGGAATATATCCGTTCAATTTGATCGGACCGGTTCCATTAGCAAAACTACCTTGACCAAAGTTGCTACCATCACCAGCTACTGAGAGGACCGTAGTCCAGACATAAGACGACCCACTAACACCTGGGATGCCAGATTGTAATCTATTGTTAACATCAAAGTATTGCCCTGAAGGCGCAGTAAACTTACACAACGCGCCTGCCGTCATATACTTTAGGTTGTTAGTGTTATAAGTTCCAACTGAGATGGGTGACTTGATAGTTTGGATGATATTGTATACATATCCTGATTCAGAACCAGTGTCTACTGTGCTTGTCTGCCAAAATACAACACCATCTCCAGATGCGGTGTTTACATCATACCTAGGGTAGTTTTGAATGTAGTATTGATTGGCATCGTTTTGTGACAATGCAGCAGCTAGGTCGTTGGTGAAGAATGATATGATGTCATTCGTGTTGTTCACCGTCATAGTCAAGAAACCATCAGTATCATCTTGGTACAATGCACCATCAGAACCAAATGAGTTCGTGCTTGAATACTTGCCAGTAGGATCAAGCAAGTCTAAGTTTTTAGATACACCGACTGAAGAGCGGTTAAGTGCTTTTGATTTAACGATTGAACTGTAGAGTGTGAACGGGAAATTATTATAGTCTTCGCCATTAACCATGCGATTCTGAGAATAATAGCGAGTAGGTGCACGGAGTCTGATATCGTCTAGAGTCTCGCGAGCCTGTGCATTTGATACAGTCAGTGGTAGGGCAAGACTGATAGTTAGAGTCTGTGCTTTGTTTGTTCTGTCAATATAGGTGAAGGAGACCGAGATACCGTTCATCTCGCTAGGGTCAATAGTATAAGTGAGAGCATTACCTGCACGGACATATGCTCTAAAGTTTCCTACTGGAATCTCAGAGAACACGCCATCACCAAATACATATGATACTTGGTCGTTGAATCCAGAATTTACAGAAAAGATTTTCTTTCCACTAGATTCTGTTTGTAGATATGCATTTGAATATACATTCTCTACTTGTGCCCACGGGATCCGGGTGCCGCTAGTGTTGAATTGATTCAACCAAGTATCTGTGTTGTTAACTCCTTGAATCGTCCCGATCGGAATGATCTGATTAGAGATTTGTTGTTGCAGGGTGAAATCAAATGTCTGAAGATTGCCTTGCTTGAAGTAGAAGAAGAACCCTGTTTGAGGACTTCCAAATCCTAATTGGTCATTACGATAAAGCACATTGAATCTACCTGATGGTGCAGGAGGAATCTCATACACATAATCTTCATTCGCAGAAGTTACACTCACTAGTTCAAAGTCCATGTTTTGACCATTGATAGAAGAAGTGAAAGGCACGATAGGCAATGCGGTAGGGGCGATCTGAATAGCATACTCACTAGTCGTTACGCCCAAGATGTCAGCAGAATTTCCTGGTTGTCCGATACGCTGAGAACTGACAAAGGCAGCATTCCAGATTGTATTCATCTGATTTAACCAGCTAGGATTAGCAGGATCATTCCAAAGAATGGTCATATTGCTCAGATTCATACCAGTGATGTCAGTTATATTCTGTGTAGTAGATATGCCAGTTACCTTAAGATAACCTTGACCTGCTAGATTTCTTTTCGGAGTGTAGCTTACCAGATTTGCGAGTTTGATCACTGAGTCTCTGCGTTGAGCGGTGTCAATGAAGTTCTCTCTAGCATTCAAATCATCTCTGAATGCAAGTCCTTGGCCCATGAATGCGATGATGTCAAGCAGTGCAATGTATTCCGAAGATTCAGTAAAGTCATTGAATGTTTCTGGATAATATAGTTGTAGGTAATCAATGAAACTCTTACGCAGGGTCTCGTAGTCATAGCTCTTGAAGTCTGCTTGTTGGAAAGTCTGATACAATGCTTGCCAGTCATTAAGACCGAATAATGCTGCTTGGCGGGTGCTGGTTACCATGGCTACTCTCTTTTGATTAAGTATTTATCATTATCAAAAAAGTGGATTTTATACTAATGAGGCAGAATTATTCTGAGAATTAAAAAACACATTAAGTGTTTGTGGATTATTAAAGGGAAGAATAGCAAGCTGAATTTCTAACAAAATTCCATTCTCTTGCGTGTAAGATTTCAGGTAGTTAATATCTATTCTCGGGTCATTTGCTGCAATACTTCTGATATCGTTTTCTAGTAGTATTTGCAAGTCCGGCGTATTTGGTTCAAAGAGGTAATCCCAGATACCAGTACCGTAGCCAGGTTGTCCTACCTTTTGTCCTCGTGGAATATTCAATGCGTTGATGAAATCTCTGATGACAAGTTGCTGGTCGAGAGTAAGAAACTTTTTACCAGAGTAGATAGGTGAAATCGTTGAACCTAATCCTGAAGTAACACCATATCCATTGATTGGAGTAAGTCCGTTAGGACCTACAGCAGTATAACTCGTACCTACGCTGCCAATCTGGATGTTGTTACTTCTAGGTTGACATACATTCTGAGTGCTGAAGCCGACATACTGTGCCATTTGTTATTCCTTTGTAGTATTTATCGTGTTAGGCAAACTCAGGGTGAGCCTTTTGAAATGCTAACCCTTTGTCCCGAACCACAATAGCTGCGGCCTGGGCTGCTTTCCATTTATCATATGCTGCTGCAATTGCAGGGTCGCCAGCTGGATATGTATTGTTGGCTTCGGTGAATGCGCCATGAGCAGCAAGCGATGCATTAGTTAATGTAATGAATTCATCTGTTATTTTTTTGAATTCATTAGACAACGCATCATTTGCTGCTTTGTGCGATTCATAAGTAGATACGGCTTCTGTGGGTACTGCCCCAGTAAGATTAGGAGGAGGTATTCCTGGATCACCGAGTAGAGTCGTTGTTTGGGCGGTGATAGATGCCCGATCGTTCGTGTTGAAGCCAACTGTAGGTAGATTGATTGCTGCCGGACCACCTGATGATAATGATGCGATAGCAGATTGCAGTTGTGCGATTGCACCTACTGATAATCCAGCAGAAGCTAGGGTAGTCAATCCTCCTAGCTTACTTGCAGCGGCACCTAATGCACCGGGAAGCTTTTCTAAACTACCACTTAAAGAACTTGCCGCACCCAATGCTCCACCAATTCCGTTATTGGCAGAAGTCGCTAGGTTAGTTAGTCTATCAGCAGCAGATGTCAATCCTCCTAGTGGACCTGCGGCAGATGAGACTGCATTTATTGCTGAGGAGTGTTCATCATTGATTAATCCAGAAAGAGCATTTGTTCCGGGTATAACGTTAGGTGCCCCTTTTTCATTATTAAGAACTGCTGACACTGTGTTAATTCCGCCGGGCAGATTGCTTACTCCGCTAGCAAGCACTGACGATGTTGCAGCCGATGCACCTTGTTGGATCACGGCTGCTGCATTTGATAGGGCCGGTAAACCACCGGATGCTAGTGTTGAACCTGCTCCCGCAATAGCAGCAACATTGTTTACTGCATTATCTATTCCACCGATAGTAGTGTTAAGTGCATGACCTGTCACTTCATCAGAGATAGAATTTGTTGCACCTGTTATTCCACCTACAGTAGTCTCAGTAGATGTTCCACTTATCGCCCTCGCAGCAGACGATAAGGATCTGCCAGCAAAAGATATTTCTCCGGCAATTGAGGTGATGCTGTTATTTACCTCTACAATTGTTTTAGCAATGTTGCTCAATGAAGAAGCAGTAGCTGTCACTGCGGATACTGCTCCGGACATTGAACCAAGGGCGCCTTTTGCTAGACTAGAAACTGATCTGGTAGCTCCTGAACCCAATGCTCCAGTTGCTTTCCCTAATAAAGAACTACTTTGTTGAGATGTTTGACTAGCAACAGTGGCAGTGGCGGCGGCATTTTCTTTGGCAATAGAAGTAAGATTTTGGGGGACACCTGCTTTCAACGGCACAAACGATTTTGAGATTGCACTGAAGGCCGACCCTGCTATTCCTTTGCTCTGGTCTAGCAGTGATGTCAAATTTCTAGAAACTGAACCCATAGCAGTTAATGCACTTGCCACCCCACCTAATCCACCTGTCAGACTAGTAGCTAGTTTTGCTGCTGCCCCGCCTGCCCCGATAGCACTAAGGGCACTGCCTATCCTGTTGACTGATCCAGTAACTGAGGCTAATGCATCACCGGCGTTTAGTGCTCCGGATGCTAAACCAGCAAGAGAGCCTGCTGTAGGGCTAATTCCGCCGGTTCCTCCGCCTAATAACCTAGAGGCATTAGCTGATACTCCGGCAATTGAACTTGCTGCTTCTGTGATATTACTCAATGCAGTAGAGACATTATTCAACGACCCTGATACTTGTCTAATTGCACTAATGGTTGATCCGATCCCTACGGTAGTTGCTGAGTGAACTAATCCAGTCAATGCGGCCGGAGCTTCTTTGCCGGTCACTGCTCCGATTGCTGTCAATGCTGTCTGTGCTTTTTGCATACTGTTAACGATGCCGCTAGCCTGTGCAGTAGTGTCCTCAATCAGACTTGTTAGATTTCTTACACCAGAAATTCCGGTAAACAATGATGCTGACATCGCATGTGCTATGTTTGCACCCCGTTGAACGAGGCCGGTGATAAGAGTATCAGAGCCAGGTTTTAATACATTACCGCTGACTAACTGAGCAGGAGTCTGGGCAAATGCACCTACTACGGCAACGTTGCCTGTAGATGTTTGGATAACACCAGCACCTTGTTTTACAGCGGGTGCTGCTGGGCCTGTAGCTGCTGAAGTTGCTTGAGCAGCTAGAGTTGCACTTGTCGTATTAGTGCTTATGCCTGCTGAGGGGGCGGCTGTTACTGGCGCAGATGCCACTGTAGCACTTGCTGGTGGAGAAGGGGCAGTTGCTGCTCCAGCAGTATTAGTTGCAGCAACTGCTGGTGAAGGGGCCGGTGGTAAGTTAGCAGCAGCATCAAGATTCGTTTTTACATCTACTCCTTGACCTGCATTAGCCCATGGTGCGTGAGCAGGGGCACGAGAGCAGATAGTAAGTAACTTTGCAGGGGCGGCCATATACCCTTTCGTGCTATCATGCAGGGTGTCAGTCTGTGCTATAAAAGGAATATTAGGGACGCTAGCTGGTGAGGTGCTAGGTGATCCGCTGTTTAGATTGACTTTAGAACCGTTTACATATGTTTGTCCACCACCTACTAGGCTCGCATCTCCGCCGGCCCCCCAAGCAATAGCCCCGCCTGCTAGACCAGTGATCTTTCCTAATGCACCAAAGTTAATGTCAGTAGTGGCCCGCATCTGGGTCGTTGTTTCAGAGTTGGTGTTGATGCTCTTAGCCTGCACATTAAACTTACCCATAGCATGAACATTGATATCTTGGTCAGCATGAAGATTCAAGTCTCCTTGAGTTCTGATGTTAACTGAATTAGTGGAATACATATCAATCGTTCCCTCTTTACCTAATTCAATGTAACTCTGTCCATTAGAATGAAGTATCATGAGAGTCTGACCATCATCGCTCATTAGAATTTGATGGCCTAATGCAGTTCTTAGTCTGATTAATTGATCTCTTCCGATAATATCTCCGTCATCCATGACGAGACTGTGACCCCCTCGTCTTGCAACAACTTTTAATTGAGTATCTTTATCAGAAGTCAGATTATTTACAACTGTAGAATCATCATATCCACCTTGATAGATAGGTCTACCTGGAGTAGATACACCCCAACCTACTCTACTCGCTGTTTCACGAGACGCACTTGATGATATAGGGCCGCGAATAGGATCCCGGATGATTCCTTGTTGATTCATGATCGCAGCAGAATAACTATGAACCGGACGAGGTGCTGAGTTAAATTCAGGGCTGTTGGTTACTGGTGCGTTGTTCGTATTGATGTTAGTTACCGGGAGTCGTACTGCCCCGCCGAAACCCTGTGCTTCTCCTTCATTAGCAACGATATTGTCTGAAGAACCGATAGCAGGTACCATGTGCAATGTTTCTGCCGACGGCACTGATCCTATATAGAAACCGTAGTTGGGATCTCCGTTTATGAATATGCAGATTACAGTGGTGCCTATATCAGGAGGTGCGTGCCACATACCATATGAACTAGGATTGGACTTGTAGGTCCCGTGGCCGTCATTTCCAGCAGTGCTTCCTACTTGGCCAAAGAAGGTGCTCAGATAGCTGACAGTTACCCAATGATCAGAGGTATCAGAGTCCATCGGTGGCTTATCAGATAGCAAGACTTTGATTCTTCCTGCACGAGTAGGATCAATGTTATCTTTAACGATTCCAAAAAGAGGAACCATCTTAGTGATAGCACCACCAGTATCTGGTTTACTCGCTTTGGTAGGACCAAATGTTTTAATAGAGTCTATTGGCATGTGATTTTATCCTCCTCCATGATCGCCTGCGACGGGTTTTCCGCCGGGGCCAGTATTTGTTACTGGCTGAGCAGGAGCTTGGTTAGAATTTTTAGTCGGTGCTTGTGGTTTAGTAGTATTGACATTAGGATCAGTTTTCATGCCAGTATTGCTGGTTGTCACCGCAGAATTTCCTGCGACCGGGCCGGTTCCCGGTGAGTTACTTGTTGCCTCTCCAACCCCATTAGCATCTGCACTTACTTGTCCAAAATCATTCATGAAACAATCCAAATCCTGTGTAAATTTTCCACCTGTGAATTTACTTACTACTTGTCTTACCTGTAAACTTATTCCGTGTATTATTTTATCAAGAGGAGGAGGGTATGGGTAAAACAAGATAGAATTGTTAATACTTAAAGTGCCACCTTCTGTAGAATTAATACCGCCTTGTCCGGAATTAGTGTAATCAATCGCTTCTTTGAAATCAATTTCAATAAAGACTTGCCCGCCGTTAGCACTTATAGTAAAACCATCACTTCCGTAATACTTGTCATATACCTGATTTACGCTTGTATCAGAATCCTGAATCAAAAAATCCGGATCTCCTAGAATAGTTATACTAGCTACCGCATACGCATTGAGGTCATATAGACTAGTAAGGTAATTATTTTGGGCAGAGGCTGCATATCCCTGTGTGTTAGTCCTAGGTAAAGGAGACTGAGTATTAGGAGTTTTTGGATTTTGAGTAGTACTAGGACTTGCTGTTCCTGCAGGTGGTGCGGGTGGGCCAGTAGTATTATTTGGATCAGGGGGAATAACCACAGTAGTAGTCCACAACGTATCTAGCGTTTGTTCATAGCTGATTACTTCGCTATTTTGACCCGTATACCAGTAGTCATATCTTTTATGTGGCCCATAATACTTCAGAGTAGAACTAGCATAACTACTAGCAACTACCGGAGTATCATACTCATGTATCACATAGGTTATATCAGTTATCCAATTGTTTAACTTAGGATCCCATCTAGCATTTGAAATCTCTGTAGTGCACCTATACCAACTTATCGGCTTATCTCTAGACGATGTTATTTCTGGAGGGGCGTCCTTTAGTTGATCTGATTGCAGTGAGGATGCATATACTACAGTCAATGCTTTGCGTAAATATTCGCTCTGCGTGATGACTTGTTGTATTGCTTGCGGTATAGTAGTACTAGCGGTAAAAATTATATTTCTTGAGTTATTATCAGGAGTAGCGGTTGTTTCTTTGCTAGCATTAGATTGGCTAGTAGTTTTAGCCCCACTTCCTGCCCATTTACTTTTATCTAGGTCTGCCGGAGAAACTATTGGGGCCTGAGAGATAACTTCTGATCCGGGTGCAAATCTAAAATTATAGGCAATAGGATAAGTCTGTGATCCGATGCTAACTATTTTTTGTTGCTCGTCATTGAGTTGATTTTGAAGTTTAGTTAAAGCATCACCTACTGTAGTAGCAGTTATAGGATGATCGCTAGGTAAAGTACCTTTAGACTGGCTATATGCAGTGCCTGGAGATAATCCAGTAGCAATACATTGATATGTCATCGTCTTACCATTAAGCTTAGAAGTCATGCCGGTTAACTGAATGTCAAAATATTGTTGAAACAATGAACCGTCAACTGAGCTTGGATCTAAACTAGAACCGAAAAATTGATTGTCTGGTTTAACTAATCTTCCTTGTTGATCATACCCAAAAAATCTTATGCCTAATATGAAAAATTGTTTTGCAAAAGAGAGGTATTCTGTGTTAGCACCCAAATATTGTGATATAGCGTCAGATGCTCTTTTTAGATTTTGAATGAACGAGAATCCGTATGGTTCAGTTACAGTAAATTCAATGTCAGTAACTATAGCTGCACCTTGAGACATGATGCTTGTTGTAAATGAGAGATTATCTATATAATAGTCAAAGTTAAACCCCTCGGCACGGGCGTCGGTGGTATTGTTTATGCCACCGCTCTGAGCGATAAGAAATGCCCCTCCTTGTTTAGGTATGTTAGCGGCAGTTGCTCCACCGGAAGGTGTTATGCCTTTTATTGCATTGATATTAGTTCTACCTGACGAGATAAAAGCATCGTAAGCATCAGGAGTAATCATGTATAAACTTATCTGATATGTGTAACTAGCAAATTCTCCTAATGGATTTTTTAATCTTTTTCCTGGTTTTGAGGTGTTGATTGGAGGAGTTGACGTAGTATCAATAGGAGAAACAGGGGCAGATGCAGGAGGATTAATTGGACCAGCTTTAGTAGTAGGGGAAGTGCCATTTTGACTACTACTAGGGGCTCCAGCAGAGCCTGCTCCACCTGGAGTTCCCGGAGATAGTGTTTTAGGAGTTGTTGATTTTACTGCACCACTCTCATCGCTTGATGTACCAGTTAATGCCATCTATTACGTTCCTAATACCGTCTGTATGGTAGTCAATGTAGGTATATATATTCCTAAACCAGCAGTGAAATTAAAGTATGGATCAGGTCCTAGTAGATTAGGATTACGAGATGCAAACACCCACCATAATCTTGCATCAGTATACAAGTCGTATGCCAACATGTCCGGTCTGTATTGATAAACTTTTGGAATTACATAGTAAACATCACTCGGATACATCGGTATCGGAAGATAGTTCATCACATCCAAATATTTGTTGTTTATTATACTAGTATTAGTATAAGGACTAGTAGCTGGATAAAAGCCTTGATTAGATGACAACGACATTACCAGAATGCTCCTGTTGAATTTTGTGTGCCTTTTAATAGTGTTCCGTTAGCATAGTCTTTCAAGCTAAATTTGTTAGAGACTTGATTTCTACTCATCATCGGCACGCATGTTACTGACATGTTTATTCTCGTAGGGACATATGTTGCCCCTTTTCCTGCTGACACAGGTGTGCTTGGCCATTTTGTAGGCTGAGCAACTCCGCCGACCGCTAGAGGTGTACCGGACCCTATTCTTGAGTTGCTATTAGCATTAGGATTTATGTTTTTCTGTGTAGCGCCTGTCGGTGCCGGACCAGTAGTTGCGATGTAGTCAACATCTAAAGGAGTCGTGTATGTAAATCCTTGTATAGCCATTGGTTGACCAGCAAATTGATACTCTCCTAATCCATATAGATAACAGAGAGGAGGAGGTGTACCTGGTTTAGGATTGGTGTCTTGTCCATAAAACATCTTAGTCATGGTTCTAAAGAAATGTATTACTGCTAACATATAATTTGCTTCATGGACATCCTGTGCAGTAAAATCACCACTAATAGATACGCTATCCACTGCACTACTTCCATATTGAAATACCTTATAATTACTATGAACTAGTGTGGTTGGATCATATTGAGCGGTATAGTTTACAGTAATAGTAGGAGTATAAGGGAATATGACACCACTTGTATTGTGTAGCGGTTTAAGAAGTGCATTATCCGGATCATTGTAAAGATAGGTAACACTCTTAGATGAGGACAATGCAACACGCACTCTCCAGTCTTTTTGAGCAACAGCGTTTGTTTGATCCTGAATATAAGGAGTCTGCTGGGCGTCGGCTTTTTGAGCAGTTATTCCACCGGGACCTGGCACAGTAGCACTTATTTTCGGTACTACATTTGCTGTTGCTGATGCAGATGCGGCGGGCGGAGTTAACTTCGGGACGGGTTTAGGCGTGGTGGTTGGTGTAGGGGCTGGGACCGTAGCCGCCGCTGTTTTCGAGACGGGTTTGGGTGTAGGGGCAGGGGCAGGAGTAGATGTTGCCGTAGTCGCTGCTGGCTTTGTTGTTGATACAGCAGGAGTAGTGACAGTTTTATCTACTCCTGCCGTAACTGCTGTATCAAAAAGCTTTCCGTTAACCGGAGGGACTGCTTGAACTAATGCTAAAGTGAACGATTGAACGTCACCATTCGGTACTATTACTTGACTTCCGTTTGCAAATCTTAGTATCGTTTGTGTTCTGTCTCCGCTATAAGGTGCTTGAGTATAACTACCTAAATCAGCCGCAGTTGCATTGTTAATACCGCCATTTACGGCCCCGTTAGATGACCTGAATGAGTAGGTCATTGGCGCTGTACCGTTTCCTGGTGCAGAAACAGTAAGAAATCCATAATTACCAACCTTTTGTGATGCTGTTGTCATAATCCACTAAAATCCTGTCAGATAAATAATACTAGTAATAGTATTTATCACTTCAAAAAACCGCAAAAATTACCCTTAACTGTTGCAATTCTGCAACAGGCATAGTATACTCATATATTGTAAAAGGAATATCAGTGTCTATTAAAGCAAGAAAACCCGTCAATTATTTAAACAATCGTGACATTCTCAAAGAGATTCACATAAGCAAGAACAGTTACTGTTATTATACTATGCCCGAATATCATCGGTATGATCTTATCATCGACATGCCAGATAGCGACATCGCAGCTAGCTTAAAATTTGCATCAGAACCAGAACAAATTCAAGCTGCAAAAGAAGTTAGGGCAACAAGACTCTCTATCGAGGCCGAAACTAAGATCAGCCCTGACGACATTCCCACCGAAGACTTAATCTTTCGTGTAATGACATGGGATCATATTCCGGTCTCACAGAAACAACCAAGAAAAACTAACAAGAAGAAGACAGCTAAAGACATCCTAGTTTTCCATGATGACGATGGCGAAGAGTTCGCTGAATTAGAAGACAAGACTACAAAAGCTGAAGTGGACGACATGGTCCATGTAAAAGTAAATTTTCCTCCTTTCCAGCATTTCAAGCTAGACGACACTAATACATATACTTGTGTAGGCAAATCACACTGGATGAACGGCATTGAAAACGGAGAATTCTCTAAGGATCACGGAAATATCACAAACAAACTCGCTCGTATGTATATGATGCTCTGCGAGAAGTATGCTATGAAGTTTAACTGGCGTGGCTATACTTATAATGATGAGATGAAGAATTCAGCCATCCTTCAACTTACCTATGTTGGATTGCGATTCAACGAAGCAAAATCTGCTAACCCGTTTGCATACTATACTGCTGCTATAACAAATAGCTTCTGTAGAGTACTTAATACTGAAAAGCGTAGCCAGAATATCCGAGATGATATTCTGGAGATGAACAATATGAATCCTTCATTCTCAAGACAAAACAGAGATATGAAGTTCCAATTAGACATGTAAGGTAACCATAATCATTGTGTTCTGCAATCAAGCATAGTATATTACAAGTATGACAAATCTATTCAAGAAGGCAGCAGTCTTCACTGACATTCATTATGGTCTAAAATCTAATAGCTTACAGCACAATACTGATTGTGATGACTTTGTAAACTGGTTCATAAGCAAAGCCAGGGCTGAAGGGTGTGAGACATGTTTTTTTCTAGGTGATTACAATCACCATAGAGCGAGCATTAATATTCAGACCCTTCAGTTTGGTCTCCGTGCTTTAGAAAAACTAAGTGCGGCATTTGATGTTGTGTATTTCATCCCTGGCAATCACGATCTCTACTATCGTGATCGCCGGGATGTTCACTCTGTTGAGTGGGCGAGGCATTTACCAAATGTCATCATCGTTAATGATTGGTTTGAAGAAGGTGATGTCGTCATTGCTCCTTGGTTGGTAGGTGATGACCATAAGCGGTTGCCTAGACTCGGTGGCAAATATCTGTTCTCGCACCTAGAACTTCCTCACTTCTTCATGAACGCGATGGTCGAGATGCCTGATCACGGTGGAGCCAACGAAGAACATGTCAAGGGATTTGATACCGTATTCTCTGGTCACTTTCACAAGCGTCAGTCTCGCAAGAACATATGGTATATCGGCAATGCTTTTCCGCATAACTATGCAGATGCCGGAGATGATGCTCGTGGTATGATGATCCTTGAGTGGGGAGAAGATCCTGTATTCCATTCATGGCCTAATCAACCTATCTTCCGTGTCCACAAACTCAGTTCCATCTTAGACAATCCGAAAGGACTACTGTTGCCAAAAGCAAGCGTTCGTGTTCATCTTGACATTGATATCTCTTATGAAGAAGCCAATTACATCAGAGAGACACTCATTCCAGAATATGGATTACGAGAAGTATCCCTAATTCCTATCAAGAATGAACAACTCTCATTAGAAGGCGGCGGCGGCGGCGACATCAAGTTTGAGAGCGTTGACCAGATCGTCCTAGAGAGTATCACTAACATTGAGAGTGAGTTCTATGATTCTAAACTTTTACTAGAGATTTACAATAACCTATGATTATCTTAAAGAATATCACACTTCGTAACTTCCTATCCACCGGCGCTGTAACTCAGGCAGTAAATCTAGACAGCAAAGAAATCACACTAATCTTAGGTGAAAACTTAGATTTAGGAGGAGATGGGGCCAGAAATGGTACTGGAAAAACAACACTATTACAAGCATTATCATACTGCCTGTTCGGGGTTCCGATAAACAATATTCGCAAAGACAATCTTATTAACAGGACAAACGGCAAAAACATGTTGGTTACTGTTGAGTTCAGTTCAAATGGTACTGAGTACAAGATTGAGCGTGGGAGAAAACCTAACCTTTTGCGTTTTTTTGTTAATAACACCGCATCTTCCGCTGAAGAAGACACGGCGCAAGGAGAAAACAAAGAAACTCAGGTTCAGATAGAACGGGCTATCGGAATGACTTCTGATATGTTCAAGCACATCATTGCGTTGAACACATACTCAGAACCATTCCTCTCCCTTGCTTCAGGCGAGCAACGAAAGATCATTGAGCAATTGCTCGGTATCACCCTTCTCTCAGAGAAAGCAGAGATTCTCAAAGAAAAGATTCGGGTCAACAAAGATACTATTCAACTAGAAGAGTTCCGGGTCAAGGCGATTGAAGAAGCCAATAAGCGTGTTCAAGAGCAGATTGAGGCACTGAAGCGAAGACAGAATCTGTGGGTCAAGAAGCATACGGAAGACTTGAACAAATTCATCAGCGATTACGATGAGTTGAGCAAGATTGACATTGATGCTGAATTGCAGTCTCACAAAGACCTAGCGATCTACAACGAAAATAAGCGAAAGCAGGAAGCGTATGATTCCCTTCTTGCTCGGCAGATTGCTTGGAAGCAGAAGAGAGACGCTGACGTTGCTACCTTACAGGCATCATATGATAAGCTGAGCCATATTGATATTGAAGCTGAACTTCAAGCTCACCGAGACCTAGCTGAATACAACATCCGTTCAGCGGAATTGGCAAAGATTGTTGATACAATCGCCGCTTTAGGGGTCAGCATTACTAAAGAGAAGAAAGCTATTGACAAGCTAGAAAGCGAACTCAAAACTCTTGAAGGTAATAAGTGTTATACTTGTGGACAAGATTTTCATACCCACAATCATGATTCGGTTTTAGAAAATAAAAACAACCTGCTTGTTACCGCTAATGCTGAACTTTCCCAATTCCAAATTGATTTAGAAAAAAATAAAAATTCTGTGTTCATTTTGGGCGCAATGCCTGAGCCACACTACAAGACTGAATCAGCAGCGATCAAGCATGGTTCTGAACTAGAAAATATTCAAAATCAGATCAACTCTAAGAATGCAGAATCAGATCCCTATGCTGAACAGCTTTCAGAACATACTGAGATCACTCTAGGCAAACTGCCGTTGACAGTCTATGACACTGAAGCAGAAGCAGTGGAGCATCGCACGACTGTAGCAAATCTGCTACGGCATATTGCGACTAAGGATGCAGAGATTGACCCGTATGCTGAACAAGTCAGCGACATGGAGAAGCAAGCCCTACAAGATATTGATTTCAACAAGATCAATCAACTCACTCGTACAGGCGACCATCTGAAGTTCCTTCTTGATCTCCTGACTAGCAAAGATTCGTTCGTCCGCAAGAAGATCATTGATCAGAACCTATCTTATCTAAATTCTAGGTTGACTCACTATCTTGACAGTATCGGATTGCCGCATACAGTTGTTTTCAAGAATGACTTGTCAGTTGAGATCACAGAACTCGGTAGAGAGTTGGATTTCTATAACCTTAGTAGGGGAGAGATGAACCGTCTCATTCTTGGTTTATCCTTTGCGTTTAGAGATGTATGGGAAAATCTTTACTGTCCCATCAACGCGATATTCATTGACGAGTTGATTGATGCGGGGATGGATACGATTGGGGTTGAAAATTCTATGGCTCTGCTTAAAAAGATGACTAGAACTCGAAACAAATCAGTGTGGTTAATCAGTCATAAAGATGAGTTGGCTAATAGAGTAGATAGCGTAGTTAAAGCAGTCAAGGAAGGCGGATTTACTTCCTACAGTAGTGAAAAATAGTCGGAAGATAAATAGTTGTGAGTCGCGGGAGCGCAATCCCCACTCACTCTAATGCTATCAAAGGAAACATCAGCATGAATATTTATCACCCTACTATTCCATATATCTATAAATGGACACACCTTGCTACCGGTAAATGGTATATAGGATCAAAAGTTAGACAGGGATGGAACCCCAGTCGTCACGAAGAATACCTTTGCTCAAGTAAAGAAGTTAAACCACTAATCTTAGAAAGTAGAGAAGAGTGGATATACGAAATATTACATACCGGTGATCCTGAATACATTGTATCGTTAGAAACTACTATACTAACCAGTTTGGATGCACGAAATGATCCTATGAGCTTTAATCAGCATAACGGTGACGGTTTATATAATCGTTTCGGTGTTAAAGAAAACAAAGAGACGAGACTGAAAAAGCGAGAAGCAAGATTAGGTGCAAAGAATCCTATGTTTGGTAAAAAAGGTAATCTATCACCTCATTATGGAAAAACTTATTCTGATGAGCGACGTGAGAAACAAAGCTCCGGAGTGAAGAAATATGCCGAATGTCGTCCTGCTGCGCACAACGAAAACATCTCTAAATCATTGCTAGGAAATCCTAAACTATCGGCTAGAATGCAGGGCGAGAACAACCCGATGTTTGGTATTCCGGCATCGGATTACAATAAAGCGATGACAACTTTGAAAAATTCAGGGGATAACAATCCAATGAAGAGGTCGGAACATCAACGCACATGTGATCACTGCGGTAAAACGGTTGCTAAAAATCATTATACAATGTTTCACGGCGATCGGTGTAAAAGTAACCCAAATGCTCTATAGAAAATATATTGTCTGCCTCATAAGAGATAAATCATAGTATGACATCACCTAGTAAAGCAAAAGGTTCTTCGTTTGAGCGAGAAATTGCGAATTTCCTATCTAAGACATACGATGAGAGTTTCATCAGGGCTCCTGGGTCAGGAGCCTACATAGGCGGCAAGAATCAATCTCGCAAGCAATATCTAGATGAGGGGCAAATTCGTAACTTCAAAGGAGATATTGTTCCTGGAGAATCTTTTACTAGATTTAACGCGGAATGCAAATCCTATGCAGACTTTCCCTTTCATCTTCTATTGACCGGAGCCTGCAAGCAAATTGACGGATGGTTAGATCAATTGATGATCGTAGCCGAACCGGATGATTGCAATATACTATTCATGAAGTTTAATCGTAAAGGCAAGTATGTTGCTGTTCAAGCAAAATGCACTTGGGTTACAGATAACTTCATCTACTACAGTTCCGATATGTACGGCGACTGGATCATTATTGAATTTCAGCACTTCTTCAAGCTCAACAAAGACCTTCTTAAAGCATATTCAAGCACAGTAAAACCCTCAGACACCCCGTCAAGCAACCTGCTCACTATTAACACTGCTCTAGTTTAAAAAACACAGAACCCTACATTGCTGTTTGGCCGGGGTGCTCGGCTCTCCTTGAGAAGATGTGAAATACCATCAACGGATCTGGAGTCAGCCTGGATATAACTATCCAGGGAATACCGAGAAGGCTCTCGTCAGGTAGGCGAACCTTCAATGAGTCTGTACCTATTTTGTCTTGACGGTGCAGGACATGCGTTGCCGAAGACTATCCCGAAGATAGCAGCTTCACTACAGTCCCGTTAAACTTTACAGGGCAACCGGTGGCGTTACGCAGCAATAATAGCTAGTGTGACGGGGAACAGACAACATGGGATGACAGGACGTAGCAATATGACCCGAAATCTGTGGTAGTGCTGAGAAGCACTACCATGGCTTCTTGAACAGCAATATATAAAAGAAGAGAATAATAAACAAGAACGATTGAAAAGCGTATACCGAAACGAGCAGAGCGAGTAAGGTATAAGTTGTCTGAAGGACAACTCTAAAAGGAAAAGAGAAAACTAAATGAATAGTTCTCTCTTTATTTTAGAAGAATGGAATATTGGATTGTTTCGTTATTTCTAGGTTACTCTCTACCAATTCACTGATAGATTTCCTCTCAAAATCACACATATTGAGAACATCTTCATATGTCACTCCCCCTCTCATATACCATGACAACTGTAATGCTTCTTTTTTTATTGATTCAGATTCCTTATCATATCTTTCAATAAGCTTCTGGATTTCCTCGGGGGAGGAATTAAGAAGCCTTACTCGAAAAAATCGGATGGGCTTATGCTAAAGGCTTGCTCATACTGATGCTTGCAACTCTCGCATTCAATCTTTGCTGGTTTTACTTCAGTGGATTCCCTAATCTTTGCATTAGTATCTCTGATTGTGGCATATTCAGTTCTTCCGCAACTCTTCAAGAAATCTAGAATAAATTCTTCTTCTCTTACTTCTGCTGTTGGAGTCTTGATATACTCGATGGATTGGCTAAGGATCTTCATCGTTAGGAATGTAAGATTTTCTAATGCTGCTTTAGTTATTTTATTTCTAGCAACCTCGTCATCGGTACCTTCTAGTTGTGCAAAAGTTCTTTGCAATTCAAACTGACCCAAAGCAGCATCATTCATGATCTTGTAAGTGATAGGCTTGAACCTGATAGAAAGTTCGCCTAGCTCCAAAGTTGAATCATAGTCACCTGCCTTTAGTGTACCCAATACTCCGGTCAAGTTTATTCCGACATTATTAGGTTCTTGGCATTCTGGGCATTCTGACAATATTTCAGTAACTTCATTGCCAGACGCGATCTTGATCGCGATTAGAATAGAGTCCATATCGTTACTGCTTACTTGCCATGGATCCTTGATTGCCGGAATACAGCTTTTGATCAACTCTGCTAACGCAGTGCCATTGAACAATGCGTCAGGGGTCCTCACCGTGATTTCATCAATGGCAGTCATTGGATATACAGGAAGTTCTCCGGTTTCAGAAAAATCAATAACGCCTGGTCGATAATCTTTGCCTAGTGAAGGAAGTTTGATGTAGACTGCTGGTCTTCTGAAATACTGTCTTAGTGGATTGTTGTCCATGTTTTCCTCATAAAAATTGGGTTATTTGCTAATACTAAATACAATATATTTAGTTACTTCAATATACCCTAATTTTAAAGTTTGGAAATACAAATGGATCCGGAACTGATTTCAGAGTTAAATGAGCAGTTAAGACAGCTAACCGCTACGATGGGTGCCACTATGACGGCGATGACAGGTAGTGAAGCTAGCTATAAAAAAATTCCAGGAAGTGTGGGGGGATTTGTTGATTCATTAACGAGAGGTGGCAAGGCTTCTGATGAGCATTCTGGTGCTTTGGGTTCCTTAAAAAGAAGTAATGATATGGCTGCAGCCTCTGCGGTAGCTCTTGGAAAAGGATTAGACGCTAGTGCCGGTGCAATTACTAGTTTTGCGAAGGCAGTAAATGAGGGCGGTGGTTCTTTCGCAAAATACAACGATAGTCTATCTAAAGCAGGTGATGCTGCACTTTCATTCGGTGCAATGTTTGGGCCAGAAGGTGTAATCATTGGACTAGTTATAAAAGGCTTCACTTCGCTTGCAGGAGCACTCAATAAGCAATCTGATGCACTCTTAAAGACATCTGATGATATCAGTCAGATGGGCGCAGCTGGAACATTCACGACTGACCAATTACAGCAGATGGGCCATTCGGTAGGGTTGACTTCTACTGAATTAGGCAAACTCACGAAACCTATGCAAAGTATGCACGGAGGGTTACAGACTCTCGGTGGAACTATGGAAGATTCGGTAAAAAACTTTGCCGCTATGAACAGCGTTAGTAACGAAACTCGCCAAGCTTTTCAAAGATTAGGATTTGATGACGAAAAACGAATCCAAGCAACTGCTGATTACATACAACTCCAAAGAAGTTCAGGAGCAATGCTGGCTAAAGACCAGCTAACTTCAGCATCTTTACAGGCCGGTTCCCAAGAATACACTGAAAATTTAATCAAGCTTAGTGTAATCACCGGAAAATCTATTGAAGAAAACAAAAAAGAGCAAGAAATTGCTCGTGCTAATGTGGCATGGAAAATTCAAGAACACAAATGGGCAACTGATAGGCAAGCTGCACTTGCAAGGGGTGATGATGCCGCAGTAAAACGAATTGATATGCAGCGGGCTGCTGCCAATAAGATGATGGACGACGCACAGGCTGCTGGCGGACCTGCAATGGCCGCAGCAGCAGCGACGACCTATCTTACTGGTGCTATAACTAAAGCAGGTGCCGGATATGCAGTTGCAGGACTTGACATTAGAAAAATGGCAGATGCAGCTAAAGACGGTAGTTATAAACAAGGTCAACTCACTGATGCATATGACAAAGGTATGGGTCATCTGATGGATATGGGAGGTTCGGCTCTTGCTTTGTCAGATAAGTTTGTGCAAACTATAGGATCAAATGAAAAGTATATGGGTGATTCTAATACCAGACAAGCACAAGCTATGAATGGGATGAATAGAGTTCAGGCTGCACAAGATGAAGCAGAAAAACTAGCTAAAAATAAAGCAGGTAAAGGACCCGTCGCCACAGATCCGCGACAAGATACAAGAAATTTCTTAACTACGGTAGAAAGATCCATTAAAATAACAATGGATGGTCTTTTAGCAGGATTTGTACTACTAACAGGTGCTGCCGGAGCAGCAGCACTTGCTTTAAGCGGAATAGGTGGTGCTGGACTATTAGGTAAAGCCGGCGGAATGCTAGGCGGAGGAGGAATGCTAGGTAAAGCCGGCGGAATGCTAGGTAAAGCCGGCGGAATGCTAGGTAAAGCCGGCGGAATGCTAGGTAAACATGCTGGCGTGATCGGCATGGCCGGTCTAGAAGCAATAGATTATGCATCCGGAAAAAAAGAACTAACTGGAAAAAATCTTACAGGATCTGCTGGCGGGATTGCTGGTGGTCTTGCTGGAGCAGCACTAGGCGCAGGTAATCCACTAGCATTAGCATTAGATCCTTTTACCTTTGGTGGAGCTTCTTTAGTAGGAGGACTTGCCGGAGGAGCCCTAGGTTATATGGGAGGCAACAAAATAGGTTCAGCCGTCGGAGGAAAGATATTCGGTGGAAAACCCGGCGCCGCAAAACCCACAGCAACAGGAGAAGCACCGGACTCTGGCTCTCATTTAACACCTAAGATAGATGCTAACAATCCATCGGATCCTACAACGCTAAGTTTAAAGAAACTATCTGAAATAGCTAAAGGCATAGGCATATCTAATGGACTGCTATCCGCAATTCTGTCTGCTTCAACTAGTCGTTCCGGATCAATGGCTGGCAGCAGTGGCAGCAGTGGGGGCGGCGGCGGCGGAGGCGGCGGAGGCGGGACAGCACCGCCACCAGCAGATAGCAAAAGTTTTAGTTCATTAGTAAAAAATATATCAAGTTCTGCAAGCAATTTTGCCGGAGCAGCAATTAAAAATGTTTCTAATTTTGCCGAAAGGGCAGGGAGTGAAGCTGGCTCGACAAGTTCTGCTGCTATGGCTAACTTAGGTAAATTAGGAGCAGGTGCCGCATCAGGAGCGGGTAAATTTGCGTCAACTGCATTAGGTTCAATGGGCAATTGGATCATGGATATGATCGCAGGTAACGAAGGCGTAAGAACACGACCTTACAAAGATAGTTTGGGACTTTGGACTATAGGTGTAGGTCATTTGATTGGTAACGGTAAATCACTTCCTCCTGAAATGAATAGAGAATTCTCTCAAAAAGAAATTCAGGCAATGTTCAAGCAAGACTATGATAAACATGCCGCTGCCGCCGCTAGAATCCCTGGTTTTGATAAAATGAACGAAAAGGGTAAAGCAGGATTAATAGACTTGACTTTCAACATGGGACCTGCTTGGTACAAAAAGTGGCATAATACTGCTAAAGCCTTAGAAGCAGGAGATGCTGAAGGGGCGGCTGCTGGACTCGAACATAGTTTATGGTATAAACAAGTAGGCGGGCGAGCAGCCAGAACAGTTGACTTGATTCGTCAAGGAAGCAAGCTTAAAGCAAGAAACGGCGGGATGTTTGACGGTCCTACATCAGGTTATCCAGTAGAACTTCACGGTAGAGAGATGATTGCACCACTAAATGCAGATTCAATACTGATGAAATTAGCTAAGACTCCTGCTAATGCACCAGAAAGTAAAGGCATGTTAGATCATGCTACTAATTCTACGCAGCATCCAGTGGACAATTCAATGAAACAAGTTATGGGCCTGCACCAAGACACGATGAAAATGCTGTCACATAAGTTAGATTCTGTCATACATGTGTTAGAAAACACTCATAGCACACAAAACAAGATATTACGCCAATCAATGGTCTAATACTAAATACTATATTCAGAGTATCGGTTAACATGACTACACATAGAAAAAAATTCTTAAACAAGAGCGGTGTTTCAAGTCCTATCTCGGGCATGAACAGCAATGCTGGAGCCTGGAATGGTTCTCCTGGACAGAACGGAGAACCTACAGGTGGCTGGAGTAATACAGAATTTGGCTATAAGAACTATATGTCTAGGCTTCCTGAAGTCTACACTGGTCACCCAAACAGAATTGAACGATATAACCAATACGAGATGATGGATGTTGATGCTGAAATCAATGCTTGCTTAGACATCATCTCAGAGTTCTCTACGCAGAGAAATGAACACAATAAGACACCATTCGCATTTGAATTCAAAGAAGAACCTACTCCACACGAAGTAGAGTTGCTAGGTAAGCAACTACATCAGTGGTGCAAGTTGAATGAATTTGATGTGCGTATGTTCAAAATCTTTAGAAATGTCATCAAGTTTGGTGACCAAGTATTTGTTCGTGACCCAGAAAATTTCAAACTCTATTGGGTTGACATGGTTAAAGTCATCAAGGTCATCGTCAATGAGTCTGAAGGCAAGAAGCCGGAGCAGTATGTCATCAAGGACATCAATATCAACCTACAGAATCTATCAGTAGCACAAAAAACCAATACTGATTTTGCTGCTAACCCAGCAACTGGATTAGGTGGTTCTGGTGGGGGAGGAGCCGCACCCTACACTACTCCGTCAATGCCTTATAATACTTCTGGTTCACGATTCACTCTAGGACAATCTGAATCAGCAGTTGATGCAAAGCATATCGTTCACCTATCATTAACTGAAGGTCTTGATAGATTCTGGCCTTTCGGACAATCTATTCTTGAAAACATCTTTAAAGTCTATAAGCAGAAAGAACTTCTAGAAGATGCGGTTCTCATCTATCGGGTGCAACGTGCACCAGAACGCAGAATGTTCAAGATTGACGTTGGTAACATGCCATCTCACATGGCTATGGCATTTGTTGATCGCGTAAAGAACGAGATTCACCAGCGTAGAATCCCTTCGCTGTATGGTGGGCAATCAGTAGTTGATGCTACATATAACCCACTGAGCATGAACGAAGATTATTTCTTCCCCGTGACAGCAGAAGGTCGTGGATCATCGGTTGAAGTTCTTCCTGGTGGACAGAATCTCGGAGAGATTGATGACTTGAAGTATTTCAACAATCGTCTTGCTCGTGGTCTCCGGGTCCCATCTTCTTATCTGCCAACTGGCCCCGATGACAATACGACTCCTATGAATGACGGTCGCGTTGGCACCGCGATGATTCAAGAGTTCCGATTCAATCAGTATTGCGAACGCTTGCAGAATTATATCGCACTGAAGCTAGATGAAGAGTTCAAACTATTCCTCCGTTGGAGAGGGTTTAACATTGACACTGCCCTATTCAATCTCAATTTCAATCCACCACAGAACTTTGCTTCATATCGTCAAGCAGAGATGGACACTGCAAGAGTAGCTACATTCCAATCAATGGAAGCATTCCCATACATCTCAAAGAGATTTGCACTTGAGAGATTCTTGGGTCTCAACGAAGAAGAGATCAAGAAGAACGAAAAGATGTGGGAAGAAGAAAACAAGAAAGAAGTCACTCAGGATCCTAAAGGATCTGACCTGCGAAATATTGGTATATCTACTGGTGACTTTGATGCGGACGGTGAAACAGCAGATAACATTGAAGGTTCTGAAGAGGGACCTGAAGGAGAACTAGGATCCGCTGCTGGTCCAGTCGGTGACGTAGCATCTTCGCCGAATGCAGGCGGTGGTGGTGGCCAAGTTGGCGGCAGCCCAATGCAATTCTAAAGATAAATACATTACGGAGCGAATTGATGTTGTTACTAGAGATGTTCAACGAACCTATCATAGGGTTGCAAGATGTCAATGATGACAATAGCAAACCTGTGTATAGAACATCCCGTAAGACTAAGTTAACGCTGAAGCAGATTCGTAAACTCAGAAAAATGTTAGATGTTCGCAACTATGAAAAGAAGTTGTATCTAGATAGGGTCCGCGAACAGTATGGTGCCAAACCTGAAGCGGTTACTCCTGGCATGTAAGGCTACTCAAGCCCTAGCTCACGCAGTATTCTAACACCTAAATCTCGGTTGTATGTTGATTTCACATGCATCTTATCAAAGAACAACTCGGTTCTTTCTGTTGCAATCTTATTGATCACATCCTGTTTCTCTATTTCTTCTAGGATGACCTCACTTCCAAAAATATCTTTTAGGTCAACTAATCTGACTGGATGCCTATAAATCCAGCCCCAGATTTGTGTTACAGGAACATTCTCTCCCACTAATTCTGATCTCCAATCATCAATCTTAAAATCAGCCCAATCATATTTTTCAGAATCATGGATAGGAGCATGACCTCCTATGATAGCCCACTTCACATCAGGATATGAATTTTTGATGTTTACGGCATAGTCTGATATCTCGTTAGATGTCAATTGAAGAAGGGTATCATAAGCCGGACGACCCCGGGCTTTACCTAGAATATCTCTTGCTTTTCCGAAATATTCACCGTCTCTGAATAGAGAAGTGTAAAACCAAATTATTAAATCTGTCTTAAAGATATCACGAGTCTCATTCAAGAACACTTCGCAATCTGCTAATGCGGAACTATTCTTACTTCCATACTTTGAACGATTGTAAACATTGTGTCCTTTAGACATAAGATCAAATTCCATCCAGGTCTCCTTCCAACCCGGATCGTTGGTATCACGCTTAACACCGTTTCCAATTCCTTGTGTCAAATCCTGTCCTAATGTCAAAGATTGTCCCCAACTATCACCGATAATTAAAATGTTCATGCAATTTCTCCTATAATATTTATATGTCAAACTAAAACTGTAAAAAATACATACTTAATACGGTGTTTTTTGTCTTGCCGAATAAGTATGATATACGAAGCCATTTACTATCAGGAGAAAATTAATGGACATTAAGAAGTATGAAAAGTTAATCAATCTCGTTGTAAACGAGGATATTGATCAAGCACACGAACTCTTCCACGAAATCGTTGTTGAAAAGTCACGCGAAATTTTTGAGTCAATTATGGCTGAAGAAATGGACGATATGGAAGAAGGTATGGGCGGTCAAACAGGCGATCTGCTTGACGAGATCAACGCTGAAGAATCAGGTGTAATGGAAGATGACGAAGACGAAGCTGACATTGAATTTGACGACGAAGCCGAAGATGACGGTGATGAACTAACTCACGACCTTGAAGTAGATCACGATGATATGGGTGATGAAGGTGAAGAGCATGAAGAAATTGAAGATGCAGTAATCCGCATTGAAGACAAGCTTGACCAATTGATGGCTGAATTTGAAGACATCATGGGTGGCGGAGAAGGCGACGACATGGACGACGGTATGGACGACATGGACGACGGTATGGACGACATGGGCGGCGATGATTTCGGTGATGAAGGTGACGAAGACGAGATGGACGAAGACATGATGATGGAAAACATCGCTCTTCATAAGGTTCCGGTAACTCACGGCGACAACGGCGTGCAGACAAGAAGCCCAATCGGCAAGACAGCAAATTCAGGACAAGCAGGAATGGACAGCAGACCAGTAAGATTCTCTGGTCACTCAGAAGCAGTTCCAACAAGTCCTAAGAAGCCAAGCAATTACGGTTCAAAGAGCGAAGGCAATCTTCCAGGAGCAGGTAACTTCAAGAACGTTCCAGGCAAGAATAACTTCAAGGACAAGGGTGACTCAACACCAAAGCCTGTCACTAAAGACGGTTCGTCAAATGACAAGAGTCCAGTTGCAGAATCCCGTCGCACTACCCGTAAGCCAATTAGATAATATAAGGGATCTGGGAACAAATGGCTTTGTATCTTAGAGAGAATCTAACCTTTGATAAGGCAGAGATGATTGTTGAGTCCGTAAAAGAAGGCGACGACAGTCTAAAAACTCTGTATATGAAGGGGATTTTCATACAGGGCGGGGTGAAAAACGCAAACGAGCGTGTTTACCCCGTCCGCGAAATTGAAACCGCTGTGGAAACTCTCAATAAACAAATTCATGAGGGTTACTCAGTTCTGGGCGAAGTTGATCACCCGGATGATCTCAAAATCAATCTAGACCGTGTATCTCATATGATCACTCATATGTGGATGGATGGTGCTAACGGTTTTGGGAAATTGAAAATTCTTCCGACTCCAATGGGTCAACTCGTAAGAACAATGTTGGAATCAGGAGTGAAACTCGGTGTATCTAGTAGAGGTAGCGGAAACGTTAATGATATGGATGGCCGAGTCAGTGATTTTGAAATAATCACTGTTGATATCGTTGCTCAACCGAGTGCTCCAAACGCATATCCCAAAGCAATTTATGAAGGACTTCAGAATATGAAGTACGGAAATAAAGCATTAGAGATTGCTAAGGATGCTCAGGGCAATAAAAAAGTCCAAAAATACTTAGCTGAGGAAGTAAAACGCCTCATCACTGAATTAAAACTTTAAAAAGGATTAAAGGTATGCTAGATGCTATCAAACCATTGCTTGAAAGTGGACTTATCAACGAAGACGTAGGCAGAGAACTTAACGAAGCCTGGGAATCTAAGTTGAATGAGGCTCGCCTTCAAGTTCGTGCAGAACTCCACGAAGAGTTTGCACAACGTTACGAACATGATCGTAGCGTCATGGTAGAAGCCCTAGACAAGATGATGACAGAAAATCTTTCAGAAGAAATTGCAGAATTTCAGAACGAAAGAGCAGCAATGAATAACGACCGCGTAAAGTCACAAGTAAAACTACGTGAAAACGCAACAAAATTCAATGACTTCATGGTTACTAAACTAGCCGAAGAAATCAGAGAACTCCGTGGAGATCGCAAGGTTCAAATGGAAAATCAGAAGAAGCTAGAACAATTCATTGTTCACGCCCTATCTCGCGAAATCAAAGAATTCGCAGTAGACAGACAAGCAGTAGTGGAAGCAAAGGTCAGATTAGTTGCTGAAGGTCGCAAGCAAATTGAAGCACTCAAGAACAAGTTTGTTGCTGAAAGTGCAAAAAGAGTGAGCAATATCGTCACATCCCATCTAAAGGGTGAACTATCACAACTCAAAGAAGACATCAAAGTCGCAAGACAAAACAATTTCGGTCGTAGAATTTTTGAATCTTTCGCAAGTGAATTCTCTGTGACTTATCTTAATGATAAGGCAGAAACCCGCAAGGTAATGAGAGCACTCGCACACAAGGATCAACAACTAGCCGAAGCTAATAGCAAGCTGCAACAAGCAACAAAGCTAGTAGAAAGCAAGAATCGTGAAGTCAGAATCATCAAGGAATCAACTCAACGTGAACAGACACTAGGTAATCTATTGTCCACTCTCAATGAGGAAAAAGCCGGAGTGATGAAGAGTTTACTCGAAAGCGTCCAAACCCCCAAATTACAGGCCGCTTTTGACAAATATTTACCAGCAGTTCTTAATACTGGTTCAGATGCAACGCCTGCAAAGGCCAGATCAAATGGATCCATTATTGTAGAAGCGACTGGTAATAAAACTGCACAGAATCAACCTGAAATCGATATGTCAGACAAAGACAACGTTATCGATATCAAGCGTCTTGCAGGGCTTTAATATAGACATAAATTAGGAGATTATAAATAATGTCAAAACAACTTTTAGAAAGCCGTTGGGGCGAGACCAAAGAAGCTCTGCTTGAAGGCTTAAAGGGCAATCGCCGCTCAACAATGGGTGTTATCCTTGAAAACACCAAGAAGCAACTACTCGCTGAAAGTTCAGCAGGTACAACTACAGCTGGTAACATCGCAACACTAAATCGCGTTATTCTTCCAGTAATTCGTCGTGTTATGCCGACTGTTATCGCTAACGAACTTGTTGGTGTTCAGCCAATGACCGGCCCAGTTGGTCAGATTCACACCCTTCGTGTTCGTTATGCAAATAGCTTGACAGACAACTCACAAGCACAAACTAGCGTGCAAGCAGGCGAAGAAGCACTATCACCATTCAAGATCGCACAGGCATATTCCCGCGTTCAAGCTGGTGCAACATCAACTAACTATTACACTGGTGCAGATACTGCTACCCTAGAAGGTAACGGCGGAAAGCAAATCAGCGTACAGATTCTGAGACAAGCGGTTGAAGCAAAGTCTCGTAAGCTCCAAGCTCGTTGGACTTTCGAAGCAGCACAAGACGCACAGTCACAGCATGGTATTGACGTTGAAGCAGAAATCATGGCAGCACTTGCTCAAGAAATCACTGCTGAAATTGACCAGGAAATTCTTCTGTCACTTTCAACACTTGCTTCTACTGAGTACACCTTCAATCAGGCAACTGTTTCAGGTACTGCTACATACGTTGGTGACGAACACGCTGCTCTTGCAGTCCTCATCAATCGTGTTGCTAACTTGATCGCACAGCGTACTCGTCGTGGTGCTGGTAACTGGGCTGTTGTTTCACCAGCTTCGTTGACTGTTCTTCAGTCAGCAACTACTTCAGCATTCGCTCGTACAACTGAAGGTACATTTGAAGCTCCAACTAATACTAAGTTTGTTGGTACTCTGAATGGCGCAATGAGAGTGTTTGTAAACTCTTATTCACCTGACACTCAGCCAGTACTCGTAGGCTACAAGGGTTCATCAGAAACTGATGCAGCGGCATTCTATTGCCCATACATTCCTCTGATGAGTTCTGGCGTCGTACTTGATCCGACTACTTTCGAGCCGGTCGTATCATTTATGACACGTTACGGGTACATAGAACTCACTAATACTGCATCGTCATTCGGTAACGCTGCCGACTATGTTGGGGAAATTGCGGTCCAGAACCTTACTTTTCAGTGAAAATACAATGGCTTACGAGATAATCGTAAGTCATACACTGAACTCAACTATGGAAAAGGGTGCTTCGGCACCCTTTTCTTTTGACTTTAAATAATAGAATGTGATATTATGTATAAATAATATCATGTTCAAAGATAACAAATACACCAAACACTATATGCTTCTCGTTGAGAAAGCAAAAAATCGTATATTGCCAAAAGGGCAATACAAAGAACGACATCATATTATTCCTAGTTCAATGGGAGGCAATGATGACAAATCCAACAAAGTATGGCTGACTGGAAGAGAACACGCACTTTGTCATTGGGCTTTGTTAAAGATGACTGAAGGCGCAGATCATGTTAAAATGTCATACGCATTCAATGGAATGAATGCCCAAAACGAGTTTCAACAAAGATACCATTCTCGTATCATAACAAGAGCATATGAAAAACATCGTATAGCACACGCTCAATTACATTCTGAAAGAATGAAGGGTAAACCAGCCTGGAACAAAGGTCAAAAACTTGAGGGTGAAGAGTTAGAAAAACACAGAGAAAGAACACGCAACCGAAAGATAGATCCTGTTAAACAGGCTGAAGGTCAAGCAAAACGAGTTGCTAAAATACTTGGTCAAAAAAGATCAGAAGAAACTTGTCTAAAGATGTCACTCGCAAGCAAGGGCAAACCAAAAGGTCCGATGAGCGAAGAAGAAAAACTAAAGAGGTCTCTCACTCAAACTGGCGTCGCGAAAAAAGAAGGACATGCTGATAACGTCCGTAATGCCACATTAGGAAACATCTCTATCAACAAAGACGGTGCTGAAAAGAAAGTTAAGTCCGACACACTACCTCAATGGTTAGAACAAGGTTGGCAACTAGGTGGAAGGAAAAGAAAATGAATAGTAGACAGTATGAAAAAATGATGAGAGCAGCGTATAAATCTGCGTTAGCTGATCATGGAATAAGTGAAGATGAGTGTACCAGTGTAGCACTGAGTGCGGATAGAACAGAATATGAAGTCACGCTAACTAATGGTAGCACAGTTATCATTCCTAGTGGATTTGAGTATATGGAGGATTAATGCCTAAAGAGATCACACCTGAAAATTTAATACGACACCTCAAGCGAGATTCATTGGATGTGGTAAGAAATCATTATTTTAGCACTAACTGGTCGTCGTATAAGGACCTAATGGCGTATTTTAAATCCGCTGGCTGGACCAGAGGAGAGTTAGCCAAAGCAGATAGACCACGTGGGCGAGGTGAAGCACGGTGGGAAAAACAAAGTTTGTATTGGTACTTAACTGGTCTTCCAGATTACTATGATCCGATTCCTGATGACGAGATCGTTGCATTTGAAAAAGCGATATGTAACAACTTACCGACTATTGTAGTTACTTGGCACGGACCATATGAATCAGAAATCATATATAATCCTACTTTTAAACGTCTACTGCAATGTGTTCGGGAATCAATATATGTAAATAAGGATCCAGATCATCGTGGTATAGGTCGTCTTCCTGATGTTGAGATATTCAACGATGGCGGAGTAAATAAAGATATTCAATATCAAGTTATAACTTTTTCAATGGATAGCTAGGCACGGTAACAACTGTAAAGAACTATAAATACAATCATGCGTATCACAGAAATCATAACTGAATCAGTGAATCACTACTATCACGGTAGTTATAACGAACTTCCGGTAGGTACTATTCTAACACCGAGAGACGACTATGAGAATGATTGGCAGGATACCAATTTCTACGCCGCAATTGAAATGTATCGCCCCACCGATAAATTAGCTCATAAGCAAAGTGTTTTTATGTGTGATAACCCGGATGATGTTGATCTTGCCGGAGCAGCGACGGATTGGTTATTTACAGTTGTTCCGATCGGCGAAGTACAGCGTCATGACATGAATTGGTTATCTGAAATAAGTTCATTAGTTGATCTTGGTTTTCCATTAGACAGTGATGAAATAAAAGATGCCGCTGAAGCGTATTGGTCAGGTGAAGAAAGTCCTAATGAAGTTGTCTGGGAATACCTAACTCCATCTGCAAAGATAGTCAAGGTTGAAAAATACTGACCGCTCGTTGGCACGGTGATAACTGTAAAGAACATTAAATATCATAAGGAACAATAGCATGAAAAACATAAAACTATACAAAGAAACACCTAGCAACACCTTAAATGAAGACGGAACACTAAAAACACTGCAACAAAAAGTTGAAGAGTTAAATAACTTTGTTGAGTCTGCTATACAAGAGATGAAAACCGATAATGAAGATCATTGAAATACTATATGAAACAGAAGATCATATAAAAACTTACTGGGCAATACACGGAATAAACATTGACTCATACTATCGTGCATTTGAACAGTTTATCAATGATACTAACAAGTTTCGAGGGAAAAATAATGTATTGCAACTTGGAAGCTATGTGCATGAGTTGCTAACTGATGCTACTTGGCAAAATTTAGAGGGAGACCCCGATTTTGACAAGGTTTACGATGGACTACTGGATTTGTATCAATCAATACAAGAACACATTTCTACCTAAATGTCGTTAAAGTCTACGCTCGTTGGCACGGTGATAACTGTAAAGAACGCTAAGTACATTATAGGAGTTACCTCGCATGGACAAAAGTACAAAGACCAGAGATGCAGCTGCCGGCATCACCACCAAAAGAAGTTCTAAATGGCCAGCACTTGAAAATAAGTTCCTGAAAGAACATTCAACCTGTGCTGCATGTGGTTCGTCCAACAGACTGAACGTGCATCATATGAAACCATTTCATCTTCATCCGGAGTTGGAACTAGAACCTACAAATCTCATCACACTATGCATGAATAAAACTACCGAGTGTCATATCAAACTTGGCCACGGTGGAGATTTTAAAGCTTATAATCCATATGTAGAAGAAGATGTTGCTGAAGTTAAAAAGAATATCAAGGTTCTGAATGAAGTTGCTACCACAGCACGGGCCCGCAGACTGTTTGAATAATGAAGCGGTACGTGGTACAAAGCGTGAGAAGAAACAGTGCCCACATTGTGGTAAAGATGTTGCAGTGAATGGTTATGCGCGTTGGCACGGTAATAACTGTAAAGAACTATAAATACATAATGCGTCTACAAGAACTTTTTGAAGCACTGAGTCCAGCCGCGATTGAAGCCACATCAGGTAGATTCGGCCAACAACTTATGGCTAAGTTGGCCAAAGATCCGCAAGGGTCTTCTATGAAAGACGATCCAGCTAAGTTCATTGAATATATAGCCAATAATATTGATCCGACTACTAATTCCAAATATACCAAATGGATCATATCTAGGTTTGTTGATCCAAATGGTGGTATTAGATTCGTTGAAGACCTATCTAAGTTGACTGATCCATTGACCAGATATGCCAAATTAACGCAGAGCGGCAGGATCCCCACTGACCAAAGAGACATCAATAAATTCAAAAGTATGAATTTGTTATTGAACTTGATGGATCAGTATGCTGAAAAGAAGACCGGTAATGAGGAGAAAGCAGCCGAAGAAGAAAGTCTAATCAAGTCAGGTCAAGCAGTCCTGTATAAAGATACTGGTGCATTAAAGATCATGATTCCGAAGACCAAAGAAGCAGCCAAATATTATGGGCGTGGCACCCGCTGGTGTACAGCAGGGGATAAAGATAATCGGTTCAAGTACTATAGCAGACGAGGTCCTCTATATGACATCATATTCCGTGGATCAGGGGTAAAATGGCAATTTCATTTTGAATCTGCACAATTCATGGATGAACGAGATGAACGATTAAGTCCTAAACAAGTAATTACGGTATATAATCTATTTTCGGAAGATAAATGGATGACTGCTGTTAAACATGAAGGATTAGCAATTCGTTACGTCCAAAATCCATCAGATGCATTGCAGATGATTGCTGTTAAACAAAATGGGAAGGCAATTCGTTTCATCAAGAATCCATCAGAAGAAGCGCAGATAGCTGCTGTTAAACAAGATGGTCGGACGATTGAATACATCAAGAATCCATCAGAAGCAGTGAAAATGGCTGCTGTTCAAGAAAATGGGTATGTGATTCAATACATCAATAATCCATCAGAAGAAGTGAAAATGGCTGCTGTTAAACGAGCTGGATTAGCAATTCGTTACATCAATAATCCATCAGATGCATTGCAGATGATTGCTGTTAAACAAAATGGGAAGGCAATTCGTTTCATCAAGAATCCATCAGAAGAAGCGCAGATAGCTGCTGTTAAACAAGATGGTTGGGCGATTCAATACATCAACAATCCATCAGAAGCAATGCAGATGACTGCTGTTAAACAAGATGGTCGGACGATTGAATACATCAAGAATCCATCAGAAGCAGTGAAAATGGCTGCTGTTAAACAAGATGGTCGGGCGATTCAATACATCAAGAATCCATCAGAAAAAATGCAGATGGTTGCTGTTAAAAAAGATGGTTGGGTGATTCATTACATCAAGAATCCATCAGAAGAAGTGAAAATGGCTGCTGTTCAACAAAATGGTCGGATGATTCAATACATCAAGAATCCATCAGAAGAAGTGCAGATGGCTGCTGTTCAAGAAACTGGATATGCAATTCGTTACATCAAGAATCCATCAGAAGAAGTGCAGATGGCTGCTGTTAAAAAAGATGGTTGGGTGATTCGTTACATCAACAATCCATCAGAAGAAGTGAAAATGGCGGCTGAGAGAAACAAATGAGAGCATTTGAATTCCTAACCGAATTAAAAGTCTTGAATGAGATAACCAGGCCGCCATTGATAATGGCTGAGTATATACTCTTCAAGGCTGGATATAAGAGACTAGACAAGAATGATGCAGTATTTGCTCAAGTCTATGCAAGACCCGGTGCTGATCATGTATTAAAACTCTTTAAGTCTAAAGACACTGCTTATATGGCTTTTATTGATCTGGTGATGAAAAACAAAAATATACATTTTCCTGTATTCAAGGGAAGGCTGATTAGAGTCACTAACCAGTATCATGCGATACAGATAGAGCGATTGACACCTGCTGTAGAGATACCTGAGCTAGGTAATCCACTAACGATAGGTAGGACTATGGAAAACTACATGTCGGCTGCACCAGATGAATATAGAGAAAAGCAGATGAACATGATAGAAAAGTATCAACCTGGAATAAAAGCAGCATGTGATCTCATCGCTGATAAGTTGACACCCACATATGAACTAGACCTTCATGGCCAGAATATCATGATGCGTGGGAATGTCCTAGTGATAACTGATCCGGTGATGTAGCGTGCCATCAGATTTTATCTGGCAATATTTGGATGTCGCCGACGACATCGCATCGGACATTCAAAGTAGATGCAAAGATGCATTGGCTAAGTGGGAGGGGAACGACTGGGGATTCCAACCATTTGACATAGGTGTTACTCATTTTTTAGGTCTTGAGTTGGCAAGAACCATTCTGATTCAGTGTCCTCCGGGTGAACGTGTTGTCATACACACTGATGGTAATGGACATCTTGATGGTAAACCCAATGCGGTGATAAACATTCCGATAGAGAATTGCGAAAACATCTATACACGTTTTTACAAAACAGATAAAAAACCAAAGATGGTGCCTCTTAAAAGCGGAATACTTTCTACTTCATATGATCTTGAAGATTGCATTGAGATAGACAAGTTTATCTTAGATCGTCCTATTATATGGAATGCGAGTGTATTGCATAGTGTGGACAACACTCCTAATACCAAATGGAGAAGATCAATCAGCTTGCGATTCAAAGAAAATCCATGGCAACTTGTCCGTGCGGAATAATATAAATATCAGCAGTTTTGATAAATAAAAAGAAAGAATTTGTCAATTAGGAGAACATTATGACAGACTTAACTCAAGAACAATTAGATGCAGCAGAAACTTTAGTGATTGATTATTCTCAGGTCGTGTTCACCTCAGATCAAACGCCTGGTGCAGGTAAGAATGGAAACGGGATTGTGATAATCAATCCGAATAGTATACCACCAAAGTCAGTTCTTCCTGATGTTACTGGCTCTGCTTTTATGATGTTACTGACAGCCGATCAAGCAAATACAGTTGCTAATATGAGTATCGGCAAAAATTTCCCTGGTACATATATTTACACAGCAGTATGGAGTGAAGGAAGTACATATTCTACTACACCTGTTTGGTGTGGATTCATCAATAACTTCTTCAACACACAACCTATATGGGCATTTGTGCTAGATCCTACTGATTCTACATATAAAACTTTTGCCACCGGAACATATAATTTTCCAGTAACGATCATCGCTTCTCCGGATACAAATTATCCATATTCACTATAATTTTATATAACGAAAAAAATGATAAAAGATTTCATATGGCAGTATATTGATCCCCCTGAAGAAGAGGTCATCAATATGCAGAATCTGTATAGAGCAGCTATCACTGAATATGTTAGAGAACCATTCTCATATTTTCAATGGTTAAAATTAGATGTCACTCACTTTATGGGACTGGAGTTGAAACAGACATTCTTGATACAATCCCCTCCAATGGCTCCAGGCGTGATACATCAAGACGGAGATTGGAATTTGCCACCAGGGCTGGCATTGAATATTCCATTAGAGAATTGCGAAACAGCAGTGACTGAATTCTGGGAGAGTGATATAGAACCTTCTCTATGGTATACTCCTCAGGTGGGTGACATTCCGAGCCAAGCTACCCGATACCATAAACATGAAGACTGTAGAAAGATTGACGAATTTACGTTGACTAGGCCGATTATTTTCAACCACAGTGTCTCTCATTGCGTGAGAAATGATGGTCCTAATTGGAGAAGATCAATCAGCCTAAGATTTAAAGAAGAACCCTGGCACCTCATTAAATCCTAAAGCAAATCATGATAGAAGAGTTTAAAATCAATTCTAAAACTGTTTTTTTCAGTTCAAAAAATAACGGTGGCGGTATATGGTTTGGACAAGATTATATTCACTATCTCAAACATCGGTATCCTGATAGGGTATTTGATGACTGTTTAGAATGGTGTGCCGGGCCCGGATTTATAGGATACAGCATTCTAGAATCTGGAATTTGCAACAATGTCACCTTACTTGAAAAACATGCTGAAGCATGTGAAGATGCTATCAAAACACAACTGTTTCCTAATAATGATTGGAAAGATAAAGTCAATATTGTTCATAGTGATACAGTTAAGAATCTAGAAGGTAAATTTGATCTCATTGTAAGTGATCCCCCTTTCTACGATGAAACAATGACTAGAGCATATCGTTCTAACCCTGACATTGAAAGAATAGCTATAGATGTCGGGTGGAAAAGTCATAAGGATTTCTTTGCAAATATAAAGAAAAATTTAAAAGAAGACGGGATAATTTTGCTATTTGAGTGTGCTGAACCTGAAGGGCTTACCTTACCCAAAGCAGAAAAAATATTAGAAGGCTCTGGGCTAAAAATAACAGATTACTTCAAGGATTTGATTTTTAAATATACAAATCATCTTAGAATGGAAGCAATAGCATCAGGAAAAGAGCATGAATCCGTTTATGCATGGGAAATACCTGATGTTCTCTCTAAAATCCCTGAAGGCATTGAAGATGCGATCCACAAGCAATATGATTATCATTTTCTTCCGTCTCTCCATATTATGGAGATAACGCACGAATAGTCAAATCCTAGTGTCACCGTCTACGGTAGCGTTGAGAATTGACTTGCGTCCTGTACGCATTTTCTTATTATATAGTCTAGCACAATTAGCACACAATGTCAAGAGATTATTCTTTGATTTATTACTCTTGTTACCATCTCTGAAAACAAGGTCTAGCTGAACCTTATCTTCTGGTACAAAGTCACAATCCTCGCATATCATTTTCTTGTGCTGTAGGTGTTTGAATCTATCATTGTAGATCGCTTTAGCACAGTCAATGCAATATCTATGCCATTGTTGGAAACCATGTTTGCTCTTGCCGTTTGGTTTGGCTAGAGAAAAGTTGCAGTGAGTGCATATAGGTCTATGTGGCTGTTGAGTGTGCATGTTGTTATTTAGTCTCTCCTCTGTTCTTAAAATATGCTATTTTGCGGGTTTTAAATGAACAGTAATTGCTAAATAATATAAAGGTATAAAATATGACTTCAACAGCAAATACATTTAATTCGGTTGGTGGTTTCTCAGTAGGCATTCCTCCGGTTCCAGTAGTTGACGGTAACGCTAACGTCGTTACTAATGTAAACACTACTGGTAATGTTACCGCTAATGTAGTCTATGCGACTTACTACAAGCTAGCCAATGGTGCACCGTTTATCGGTACTGCCGGTGGAACAAATACCCAACTACAATTTAATAGTGGTGGAACGTTTGGCGGAATTCCAAACGTAACTTGGAATGGCAATATCTTATCCTTAGGCAGCGTGTCTAATATTAGTATCGGTGGCGGCACTAATGGATATGTATTACAAACAGATGGTGCAGGTAATCTAAGTTGGACTGCACAGACCGGTAATGGTGGCGGCAACGCCACTCCGGGCGGCGCGAACACGCAAGTTCAATATAATAATGCTGGCAACTTTGCTGGTAGTTCGGGCTTCACGTTTGACTCAACTACCAATTTATTAACAGCACCTCACATATCAGGCGAAGGTGGGAATCTAAGCAATATCGCAGGTTCTAATGTAACCGGTACCGTAGCAAATGCCGCATATGCAGTAACTGCAAACTATGCAGCGTATGCTGGTAATGTTACGGGAAATGTAGAGAATGCAAACTATGCAGCGTATGCTGGTAATGTAACAAATAATGCACAACCTAACATCACCTCAGTCGGTACACTTACTGGATTAACAGTAGGCAATGCAACTTCAAACGTTACATTTGGTAATGGAACTGTTGATGCTACCGGCAACATCATTGCTAGCAATTTCATCGGTAACGGCACCCCGATGACATTTAACACTAGTGCTAAAATACTTTATGTAGCAACTAACGGAGATGACGCTAACAACGGTGACATTAACAAACCTTATAGAACAATCAAGGCTGCATTGAATGCTGCTTCAGCGGGCGGATTTTCCGTTCACGTGGCTCCGGGAACATATACAGAAGCAAATCCTATTACTATACCAGCTAACGTAGCATTGATGGGCGACAATCTACGAAATGTTACAGTAATACCACAAACTCCGTCTGCTGACTTATTCTATGTGCGTAGCGGATCTTATGTTTGGGGCATCACGATCAGAAATTATACTGCTAATGGATTTAGTTTTGACCCGGCGACACCTACGCAAAATGTGTTCGTGAGTCCTTATATTCAAAATCTGACCTCATCTACTACAACTGGTACTGCGGTCTACATTGACGGCGCTAATGTCAGTAGCATCAGTACTAAGGCAATGATTGTTGGTTTCTTTACTATCATCAACCGAGGTGGTAAAGGTATTCATATCTTGAATACAGGCTACAGTCAGCTGGTTAACATCTATACTATTGCGTGTGACATAGGTATCAAAGTAGAGTCTGGTGCATTCTGCACTTTGAACGGGAGTGACTGTTCAATCGGTAACTATGGTCTAGTAGCAGATGGATATGGTCCATTGCAGACTACCGGCACTATAGTTTCTGAATATCAAGGTATCTTTGTACTCAATAACCTATCAAACGGTCAACCTCACGTTAATACTATTATGGTAATACAAGATGATCCAGAGTATTATACGATTGATACGATTGCACCCAATCAACCTATCGCAGGACAGTCAACAGTAGTCATACAGCAAGTTTATAACACAGAAACCCCTGTTGTTGGTAAAAATGTTTCATTCTATGTGCGTAGCTCAATTATAGCAAGTGCCCATACATTTGAATATGTGGGCGCCGGAACTAATCCTGCAACTGCACTACCTCAATACGGCGGTATACCAATTGAAGCTAATGAAGTCATAGCAACGAACGGTGGCGTGATAACATTTACAAGTACCGACCAAAAAGGTAACTTTAAAGTCGGTCTAGGATTTACTATTAATCAAGCTACTGGGGTTATCACTGGTGATTACTTCTATCAAAGTTTGTTTGCTCAGATGACTCCGTTTATCTTAGCATTGGGCGGATTGTAAAATTAAGAAAATAATGAAGGAAATAGTATGGCAGCAGCACTAAATAATTTTAGAACTACACTAGCTGATCTAACCACAACCACAGCTAACGTATACACTCCTCCTCTTGGATATGTCACTGTGGTGTTGATGGCCCAAGTTAGTAATACCGGGTTGGCTACTATACAGGTTTCGGCTGGTGTATATCGTCAGGGATCCGCTACCTCGCTCATCAACGGAACTAGTATACCTGTGAATGATGCTACTAGTGTGTTAACAGGACGATTAATATTACAATACGGTGACATATTACAATTCACTAGTAGTGACAATTCTAGCGCCCAATTAGTTTTAAGCTATCTAGAAACATTAGTTACAGGCAATTAAAATATGGGAATTAACACTTCAAGGCTGCTAAGTGGTCGTGTTCCGGTTACATCTTACGGTAACCTAACGATTGACCGCTATCAATTTTTGGGGCTTTCAGAAGCAGAGCCAAACCTTGGCTCGGGAAACGCAAATGCAGTTTTGACTCTAGGAACAGACAACGCTAGAGTATGGAGTGACGCACTTACGTTAAATTCGGTAAGTGTTAGTGGTACGTCTGATTTAGGTTCTGTAGGAAATATAACAATTTCCGGCGGTACTAACGGATACGTATTACAGACAGATGGTGCAGGCCACTTAAGTTGGACCGCTCAGACAGGTAACGGTGGAAACGGTTCTCCTGGAGGTTCCAATACCCAGATACAATATAATAGCGATGGGTCTTTCGCTGGTAGTAGTAATTTTACATTTGATAATTCATCTAATACAGTAACGATCACCGGCCCTTTGATCGCAAATACGCTCACTATCGGTGCTGGTACAAATGAATTCTGCACTTCTGAAGTCTACTTTGCGGTTACTACTTCACCGGCAACAGATCAAGTTTTATATAGCGTGCCGGCTGCATCCATCGCAGGTATAGATTTTCAAATCATAGCAACTGATACAGTAGCATTAACTAGATCATCATTAAAAATTTCTGGAATAACATACGCCGGTCAAGTTTCATTCTCTGAATATGCTGGTTTGCAGCTTGCTGGTGGCGTAGGTTCGTTTAGTGTAGCATACAACCCAGGGGTTACTCCTACAGTAGGATTATACGTTTCACCGAACTCATCTAATCAGATTGTATACAAAATATTAATCACTAGATATGCTCCCTAGGACTAGAATTACGAGAAAAAGATAAATATTAACAACACAGAAGGAACAAAGTTATCATGGCCAGCGGACTAAATCCACTAAATTCAATCGCAGGTTTCTCAGTAGGAGAGACACCGGTAACAATTATTTATGGCAACGGGGACGTAACCTCTAACAACATTGTCGCGAGTACAAGTGCGAATCTGGGTCTTGTTAGCAACGTCATCATCACTGGCGGTTCAGCTGGGTACTCGTTGCAGACAGACGGTGCAGGAAATCTTTCATGGGTGGCAGCATCATCACAGAATGCAATTTTTAACGGCAACAGCAATGTTTCTATTCCTACTGCAAACGGTAATATCTACAACTATGTAAATGGTAATGTCACTTCACAGTTGACTATCACTAATACAGGCGTAAACATCGCTGGTTATGCTAATCTTGGTTCACTGGAAATGGTTGGCACTGCTAATCTGGGTCCGGTAGGCAACATCACGATTCAAGGAGGTACCAATGGTCAATACCTAAAAACGGATGGTGCAGGCAATCTAAGTTGGGGCACAGTAGGAACTTCTAGTATTGCTAATGGTAACTCAAATGTAAGCGTTCCGGTAGCAGGAGGCAATGTTAACACTTCAGTTGGTGGTAATGCTAATGTGTTCGTCGTAACTTCAACTGGTGCTAATGTTTCAGGAAATCTTGATGTCACTGGTAATCTCCTTGCTAGTAATATCAGCACAAGCGGTTCTGGTGGCAATATCACTATGTCCGGTGGCAATATCAATAGTGTCAACTACGTAAACGCAAACTATTTCACAGGAAATGGTTCTTCTCTTACTTCTATTAACGGTGCTAATGTCACCGGTACAGTAGCGAATGCCACATATGCATTGAGTGCTGGTACTGCTGGTAGTGCCGGTACTGCTGGTACGGTCACTACAAACGCACAACCCAACATCACTTCAGTTGGCACGCTAACAAGTCTTGACGTAACTGGTAATGCAAACGTTGGTAACTTAGATACTACGCAAGTTCTAGCTTCTGCTAATATTACAACTCCGCAAGTTATTGCGAATATCGCACAAGGCACTGCTCCCTTCTTAGTCAACTCAAATACAGTAGTTGCTAACTTGAATGCTAGCCTACTATCAGGTGCATCAAGTGCATCAGCAAACACAGCAGATACTATTGCACTAAGAGATGCGAGCGGTAATCTTTCTGCTACCTTCTTCATTGGTAACGGTTCTCAGTTGACCGGTATTACTGCTTCTCAAGTATCAGGTATCGCAAACGGTACATCAAATGTGAACATTCCTACAGCTAACGGAAATGTAAATGTTTCAGTTGGTGGTAATGCTAATGTTCTTGTCGTCACTGCAACCGGTGCTAATATTACCGGTACTGCTAATGTAACCGGTAACGCAAATGTAGGTAATTTAGGCACAGATGGCTTGATAGTCGCTAATGGTAACATCACTGGTGGTAACATCATCGGCACCATCGCTGCTGGTTCTAACACTATCACAACAACTGGAAACATCAGTGGTGGAAATCTTATCGGTGCTATCGTTGCCGGTGCTAACAACATTACAACTACTGGAAATGTTACCGGTGGTAACATCATCGGCACCATCGCTGCTGGTTCTAACACTATCACAACAACTGGCAATATCACTGGTGGTAACATCCTCGGTGTATTCGCTAATGGCAGTTCAAATGTGAGCATCCCTACAGCAGGCGGAAATGTTATCACTTCAGTAGGCGGCACTCCTAATGTGTTCGTAGTAACTTCAACTGGTGCAAATATCACAGGCACATTGACTACTGGCACAGGTAATGCAAATTTCGGTAATTTAGCACTTACTGGTTCTTCAGTCGCAAGCGGTGATGTTCAAAGCAATGCTAATCTCGTTGCTAATACACTCACGAGTGTGGGAGCCAATCTTATTGTCACGACTACTGGTAACGGTAACATCTATCTTTCTCCAGTAAACGGTAATGTGATTCTAAATCAAGTAAACATCAAATCTCTAGCAAATCCTGTATCAGCACAAGACGCCGCTACTAAGGCATATGTTGATAATGCTGTTGCAGCAGGACTTGACATCCACCCTGCCGTAAACAACGATGCTGATGAGAATTTAGCTGCGTCCTACACCGGTGGTGGCACTACTCCGACTTGGACTACTATCACCAACGCTGACACTATTGCAACAGGTTCCGCACACGGACTAACACTTAATAATGTTATCGTATTCGGGAGTACTACTAACGGAATTACTGCCGGTACTCCGTATTTTGTTGCTGCGGTGCCGACAACGACAACTATCAAACTTGCACTTACATTTGACGGCGACCCGATCGTTCTTACTAACGGTAGTGGGTTGTCTATTACCTCACTCGCAAATTCAGGGGTTGGTGCAACTCTTACCTCAAACACTAACGGTCCATTAATAATTGAGTCGTACACTGCTGTGTTGAATGATCGCATTCTTGTTCTTGGACAGACTGATCAAACACAGAACGGTGTGTACTATATTTCACAAGTTGGTGTAGCTGGCGGCGGCGGCAGTCCTTGGATTCTAACTCGTGCTGCTGACGGGGACACCTATATTCCGAATAGTGCCCAAGGTTTAAGTCAAGGTGCATTCTTCCTCGTAATTAGTGGCAGTGATGCAGGCGAAGCATATGTTCTTAGCACCGGTGGCACAATCGTATTCGGCACGACTAATCTTACTTTTGCTCAGTTCGCGCAAGTACAGATATACACTGCTGGTACTGGATTAGGTCTCTATCCTAACAATCAGTTCTACCTCTCTAATACTACTGTAACAGCAGCGTCATACGGCAGCGGAGATGCGGTTGCGACATTCACTGTTAACTCTCAGGGCCAGCTGACTGCTGCTGCTAACACTGCGATCACTGCAAATGCTGCTAACTTGACTGGCACCACTCTTGCAGCAACGATTGTTAACTCAAGTCTGACAAGCGTTGGTACGCTCGCTAATCTATCGGTAACTGGCAATATTACAGCAGGTAATGTCATCGGTCCTCTCGCAAACGGCACATCAAATGTGAAAATCCCTACAGCGGACGGAAATGTCAATATTTCTGCTGGCGGTAATGCTAATGTGTTTGTCGTAACTACTACTGGTGCTAACATCAGCGGTACACTATATGCTAGTGGCAATGCGAATGTCGGTAACATCGGAGCTGTTAACGGTGATTTCACTAATGTAAGCGGTAATGGTTCTGCCCTCACTTCAATCACTGGTGCTAATGTCACTGGCACCGTAGCAAATGCAACATATGCATTGAGTGCTGGAACAGTCACTGCGAATGCACAGCCAAACATTACTTCAGTTGGTACCCTGACAAGCATTGACGTAACTGGTAACGCAAATATTGGTGGAAACTTGAATATCGGCACTGGTTCTGGCTCTAACATCTCCGGTGCTAACGTCATCACTGCAAATACTTTCGTAGGTGCTGTGGCTGCTGGTTCTAACACTATCACAACTACTGGCAATATCAGTGGTGGTAACATCATCGGCACTATCGCTGCTGGTTCTAACACTGTCACAACTACCGGCAATATCAGTGGTGGTAACATCATCGGCACTATCGCTGCTGGTTCTAACACTGTCACAACTACCGGCAATATCAGTGGTGGTAATCTAATCGCAACATCTGGTGCAAACATTGCTGCTGATGCTACGGTAGGTGGAAATATAGTCTTGACTAATGTTGCTAATACAGCGGAAGGAACAGCATATCTTGGATATGCGTCAGTAACGACTTCAACTGTTGGACCTAATATTACGATTGCTTCAGTTAATGTAGCAGGTATTTCTGGAAACATCACTGGTGCAGAGTTCTTGATTAAGGGCGTGGATGCAGGCGGAACTAAGTATCAGGTTACAAGCATTCACGCAGTAACTGACGGGACGGATGTAGGATGGTCTGTCTTCGGTGGAGTCTCATTAGGAACTAGCGTAGGATCCTTCTCAGTGAACATAGTTGGCTCTACACTAAATCTAGCAGTAACTCCTTCAAGTAGCAACACAACAGTATTCACTACACAATACAGACTAATCTAGTAATTCTATAGTATAATAAAAATACGGGTCATTAAGTTGGTCCGTATTTTTATCCTAATAAATAAGTAAGTTGAAAGTTTATAATGTCAGGCGAAACACAGTTTAATTCAATATCTGGATATTCACTAGGCAACACCTACACCATTATAATAGACCCAATCGGCAACGTATATGCTAATAATCTTAGTGTAAATGGCAATTCTAATTTTGGTTCCGGAACAATGTCCGGTAACGGATATGGCTTACATAGCATTAACGGTGGAAACGTTACAGGTGCTGTGGCAAACGCAACTTATTCAGTAAGTGCAGGCACATCCGGCACAGTAACAACAAATGCTCAACCCAATATCACTTCGGTCGGTACATTAAGTAACCTTGTCATCTCAGGCAATGTTACTGCTAATCTATTGATCGGTGAGAGTGTAGTAGGTAACCGAGCAAATATATCTTTAGGTGCCGTATCTAATACGGTAGTTATAGATCAATTTTTAGCAGCAGATTATCGGGTAGCAAAGTACGTAATAAAAGCGGGCGGAGATTCAGGATTTCAAGGCATAGAGACGCTTTTGGTGCACGATAGTATAAATAGCAATATAACAATTTACGGAAGTATAACAACATCAGGAAATGAAATAGTGATATTGACATCTTCAGTTACCGCTGGAACTGTACAATTATCTGCTACTGCATTGTCTGCGAACATAATTATTAATATAACCAGTATATATGTCACTGATTAAAGGGAAAAAGAGATGGCAACACAAAATTTCGTAGTAAAAAACGGTCTTACAGTAGGTACCGCAAATATATTAGCATCAAATGGTGCAGCTAACTTCGGCGCATTATCCTTATCAGGAAATGCTAACTTGGGACCTGCTGCTAACGTAACTATCACAGGTGGTTCATCTGGTCAAGTTCTTACGTGGAATACCGGTAATACGCTACAGTGGTCAGCACCCGCAGTTGGGTCCACTCTTGCAAACGGTACATCAAATGTCAACATCAACGCATCGGGCGGCAACGTAACAGCCTCAGTCGGTGGCACTTCTAACGTTGTTGTCATAACTGCTACTGGTGTCAACGTAGCAGGTACACTCAATACTGGTACGGGCAATATTACAACTACTGGTAACCTCTCAGCAGGTAACATAATCGGCATTGTTGCTGCTGGTTCTAATACGATCACTACTACTGGTAATGCTAACGTAGGTAATTTGGGCTTCGGTACTGGGGTCATCACTGGCACCGGTAACGTCACTGCTGGCAATTTCATCGGTGCTGTCGCTGCTGGTTCTAACACGATCACAACAACTGGTAACATCACTGGTGGTAATATCATCGGTATTATCGCAGCTGGTTCTAACACGATCACAACAACTGGTAATGCTAACGTTGGTAACTTGGGCTTCGGATCAGGACAGCTAACTGGTACAGGTAACGTCACTGCCGGTTTCTTCATTGGTAACGGTTCGCAGTTGACTGGTATTACTGCTTCTCAGGTATCTGGTATCGCAAATGGTACGTCAAACGTCAACATCAACACATCGGGCGGAAATGTAACTACCTCAGTCGGCGGCACTTCAAATGTTCTCATCGTAACTGGCACCGGGGTCAATGTAGCAGGCACGTTGAACACTGGCACGGGTAATGCTAACGTTGGTAATATTGGTGCTACAAATGCAAATATCACTGCAATCACCGTAAGTGCAAATGCTAACGTTGGTAATCTCGGCTTTGGTGCAGGGGTCATCACTGGCACAGGTAACGTCACTGCCGGCAACGTAATTGGTACTATTGCTGCTGGTTCTAACACAATCACAACTACTGGTAACATCACTGGTGGCAACATCATCGGTATTATCGCTGCTGGTTCTAACACAATCACAACTACTGGTAATGCTAACGTTGGTAACTTGGGCTTCGGTACAGGACAGCTAACTGGTTCTGGTAATATCACTGCTGGTAACATAATCGGTATCATCGCAGCTGGAAGCAATGCAATCACTACTACTGGTAACATCTCAGGTGGTAATATCATCGGTATTATCGCTGCTGGTTCTAACACGATCACAACAACTGGTAATGCTAATGTTGGTAACTTGGGCTTCGGATCAGGGGTCGTCACTGGTACTGGTAATATCACGACTACTGCTAACATCTCAGGTGGTAATATCATCGGTATTATCGCTGCTGGAAGCAATACAATCACAACAACTGGTAATGCTAACGTAGGTAACTTAGGCTTCGGCACTGGCCAACTCACCGGTTCAGGTAATATTACTGCTGGTAACATAATCGGTATCATCGCAGCTGGCTCTAACACAATCACTACTACTGGTAATGCTAACGTAGGTAACTTAGGCACAGGCGGCTTGCTTGTCGCTACTGGTAACGTTACTGGTGGCAACTTAGTCACAGGCGGCGTTCTAAACGTAACTGGCACTGGCGTAAGTTCCATTAATGGTAACTTGAACATGAACAGCAAAAATATCGTTAGTGTTCTTGATCCGGTTAACGCACAGGACGCTGCTACTAAATCGTATGTAGATAATATCGCAACAACAGGTATTTCGTTCCACGTTGCTGTTAATGCAGCAACAACAACTACTCTTGCTGTAGCAACAGGCGGTACTACTGCATATGTTTCACCTAATGGCACATCTAACGGTATTGGGGCATACATCAGCACTACTGGTACATTCAGCTTGATTGATACCGCTAACGTTCAGACAGTGGGTACTCGTATTCTCGTCAAGAATGAATCAAATGGTGCTTGGAACGGTGTTTACACATACACTAATGCCGCAGCAATCACTCGTTCAACAGACGCTGACGAATACGGTTCAGATAGTGCTAACGCACTGAGTATCAATGACTACTTCTTCGTCAGTCAGGGTGCGACTAATATTAACACTTCTTGGCTTGTTAGTGCACCATCAGGAACGATCACTTTTGGTACTAGCAACATCCAATTCGCACAGTTCAGCAGTATTCAATCATATACTGCTGGAACAGGCTTAACACTATCTGGTACTCAGTTTAGTATCACTAGCACAGCAGTGGCTGCTGGTTCTTATGGTAATGGTGATAGTGTTGCAACCTTCACTGTTAACTCTCAGGGCCAGTTGACAGCAGCAGCAAACGCAGTGATTCAAGCTAATGCTGCTAACTTGTCAGGTACTGTCCTCAAGTCAACAGTTGTCACTTCAAGCTTGACAAGCGTTGGTACTCTCGGCACACTAAGCGTGACTGGTAACGCTAACGTTGGTAACTTAGGCTTCGGTACAGGACAGCTAACTGGTTCTGGTAACATCACTGGTGGTAATATCATCGGTATCATCGCAGCTGGAAGCAATGCAATCACTACTACTGGTAACATCACTGGTGGTAATATCATCGGTATCATCGCAGCTGGAAGCAATGCAATCACAACAACTGGTAATGCTAACGTTGGTAATCTAGGCTTCGGTACAGGACAGCTAACTGGTTCTGGTAACATCACTGGTGGCAATATCATCGGTATCATCGCAGCTGGCTCTAACACAATCACAACTACTGGTAACATCTCAGGTGGTAATATCATCGGTATTATCGCTGCTGGTTCTAACACAATCACAACAACTGGTAATGCTAACGTTGGTAATCTAGGCTTCGGTACAGGACAGCTAACTGGTTCTGGTAACGTCACTGCTGGCTTCTTTATTGGTAACGGTTCACAGTTGACTGGTATTACTGCTTCTCAGGTATCTGGTATCGCAAACGGTACATCAAACGTCAACATCAACGCATCAGGTGGAAATGTAACTACCTCAGTCGGTGGTACTTCTAACGTACTCATTGTGACTTCTACTGGTGCTAATATCGCTGGTACATTGAATACTGGTAGCGGCAACATCACAACAACTGGTAACCTATCAGCAGGTAACATCGTTGGTGCTACAATTGTTAACTCAACTGGTAACATCACGACTACTGGAAACATCGTCGGTGGTAACATCGTTGGTGCTACAATTGTTAACTCAACTGGTAATATCACGACTACTGGAAACATCGTCAGTGGTAACATCGTTGGTGCTACTATCATCAACTCGTCTGGTAACATCACAACAACTGCTAACCTCGCAGTTGGCAATCTTGTAAGCGGTAACATCGTTGGTGCTACCCTCGTCAATACGACTGCTAATATTACAACTACAGGTAACCTATCAGTAGGTAACATCGTTGGTGCTACAATTGTTAACTCTACGGGTGCTATCACTACTACTGGTAACTTGACTGCTGGTAACATCGTTGGTGCTACAATTGTTAACTCAACTGGTAACATCACAACTACAGGTAACTTAGTAGCCGGTAACATCGTCGGTGCTACTATCATCAACTCTACAGGTAATGGTACATTCGGTAACGTAGCTGCTGCAAATGTTAATTCAAACTATTCATCATTAGCTAATGGTGTGGTATCAAGTCGTGGAAACGTCTCGGTAACATCAACTGCAACTCTCATTGATTCGTTCGCATCATCGTTGTTCAGTGTATCTAAGTATGTTATCATGGCAAAGGCAACTGGTGCAAACACAGGTTGGCAAGCGTCTGAAGTATTATTAGTACAAGACACCGTAACGGCATATATAACAATATATGCTAGCCTTGTATCTAATGCGTCTCCTAATGCTGATGTCATTGATATTACAGCTAACATCAATGCAGGTACAGTTTCATTGTATGCAGCGGCAAATACGACATTTGGTGCAACTGCCCAAGTTAATGTGATTCCGATGTACTTGAAACCATAACATAATATATAATAACATGAGTTAAACAGGGATAATGGAACTGTGACGACAACGAACTTTGTAGTAAAAAACGGTATTACCGTTGGAAATGCCAGTATAACAGCATCCAGTGGTAATGCTAACGTTGGTAATCTCGGATTCGGCACCGGCCAGATCACTGGTACCGGTAATATTACTGGTGGTAACTTAATCGGGGTTCATGCAAATGGCACTTCAAACGTCAGTATTCCTGTATCAAGCGGCAACATTCAAGTAAGTGTTGCCGGTACTCCTAATGTTATAACTTTCACTAATAACAATGCATACCGTGGATCATACGATCTAATGGGTATGGTATATCAATCAAACACTGCTCCAACCAATCCGCAAGCAGGAGACCAATGGTATAACACATACAATGGTATACTGTTTGAATATCTAAATGACGGTACGACTAGTCAGTGGGTAGATGTCGGGAGTCTACCATATCCAAACATAAACACGATAATATCCGGTGCATATGTTTTTACTCAGTCTACTCCGGCAACAACATGGGTCGTAACTCACAATCTAGGTGTTCAGTATGTTAACGTTCAAGTAATTGATTCTACTGGCAATAGCTATACAGGTAGATATAATTATCCTACCATCACCTTCAACAATACTACTGCACTAACTATCACATTTGATAGCTCAGTATCTGGTTATGCTGCGGTAACCTCTGGTGGTGGCCAAACAGGGCCTGCCGGACCGTCTGGTGGATCCAACACTCAGGTAATATTTAATGATTCAGGTAATGCTAATGGCAGTGCGGCATTTACTTTTAATAAAACATCAAACCTTGTTACAATATCAGGAAACGTAACTGCCAACTATTTTACAGGTAATGGTTCTGCTCTGTCATCAATTACAGGTGCTAACGTTACCGGTACAGTATCAAGTGCAACAGCAGCGACTAATGCGTCGGCTCTACTACAAAACACATCAACGTCAACGACTGTCTACCCAACGTTTACTACTTCAAGTGCTAATGGCAACTCAAGTGCTGTTATCAACACTAGCATTAATGCTAACTTAGGCAACGCCTCTATCACTGCTACAACTTTCGTTGGTGCACTAAGCGGTGCTGCGACTACTGCCGGTACTGTCACTACTAACGCCCAACCAAACATCACTTCAGTTGGTACGCTGTCGTCTCTATCTGTAACCGGTAATACTACATCAAATAACTTCATCGCAAGCAATGTTAACCTAGTCACCGCAAACTCAATAACAATAACTCCTGGTACTGCTGTCGTATATGCAAATCAGCAAGGTGGAAGAACATACCTCGGTTATGATATGAATACATATCCAAGTTTGTATGAATCACGATTCGTAAACTTTGCAAACAGTACTAACATACCTACAGGCGCTACAGGACTTGGTTATTGGTTCGGCATGGGCGCCGGCGATACTACTATTAGGGGATTTGACTTATTAGGGACTTCTGGAAATGCTATATTCTTTAGGGCCCATGATAACGGAAACACTGCATGGGTTCAGTTAGTAAGCAACGTAAGCGGCACAGCAGTCAGTGCAACTACGGCCGGAACTGTCACTACTAATGCCCAACCAAACATCACTTCAGTTGGTACACTGTCATCTCTATCTGTAACTGGTAACATCTCGGGTGGTAACATTATCGGTATCATCGCCGCCGGCGCAAATGCTATCACTACTACTGGTAACATCTCGGGTGGTAACATTGTCGGTATCATCGCTGCTGGAAGCAATACAATCACAACAACTGGTAACGCTAACGTAGGTAACTTAGGTTTCGGTACCGGGGTCATCACTGGCACTGGCAACATTACTACTGGTAATATTATCGGAACACATGTCGGACCATTAGCAAATGGTACATCAAGTGTGAACATTCCCGCAATCAACGGCAATATCAATCTAGCTGCTGCTGGTAATACGACACTCGTGATCACCGGTACTGGTGCTAACATCACAGGTACGTTGAATACTGGTACCGGGAACATCACGACAACCGGTAACATCTCGGGTGGTAACATTATCGGTATCATCGCTGCTGGAAGCAATACAATCACAACAACTGGTAATGCTAACGTTGGTAACTTGGGCTTCGGATCAGGGGTCGTCACCGGCACAGGTAATATCACGACAACTGCTAACATCTCGGGTGGTAACATTATCGGTATCATCGCTGCCGGCGCAAATGCTATCACTACTACTGGTAACGCTAACGTAGGTAACTTAGGTTTCGGTACCGGGGTCATCACTGGCACTGGCAACATTACTGCCGGTAATCTTAGCGGAACACTAGTAACCGGAACATTGACTACTGCGGCACAGCCAAATGTCACATCAGTCGGCACACTAACTGGCCTGACACTTAGTGGTAACATTAACATGGGCACCAAGAACATCACAAGTCTTGCGGAACCGGTTGCATCTGCTGATGCTGCCACAAAGAACTACGTTGATACTGTTGCTCAAGGACTTGATCCTAAAGTATCAGTAGTGTATGCTTCAACAACAACATTGTTTGGTAATGGTGGTACCGGATATACTTACAATAACGGAACAAGTGGTGTTGGTGCAACATTAACTAATAGCGGTACAACTGCTGCACTTAGTATTGATGGCTCCACTCCAACAGTCGGTGATCGTGTTCTTATTAAGAATGAAGTCGGCGCGTTTGTAAACAATACAACCCAGTCTGCTGCATTCAACGGTATCTACACTGTAACAACGGTTGGTACCGCATCTGTCGCTTGGGTATTGACTCGTTCTACTGACTTTGATGCAGGCACTGAGATGGCAGGTGCATTTACGTTCGTTGAAACTGGAACTAACAATGCTGACACTGGCTGGGTATGTATAACAAATAATCCAATCACTGTAGGAACAACCCAGATACTTTGGACTCAGTTCTCTGGTGCCGGTACATATTCAGCAGGTACTGGTTTAACACTCACCGGAACAACATTTAGTGTTAATGCAAGTCAGACGCAAATTACATCTGTCGGTACGTTGACCGGACTCACCGTAGGTAATGCAACTGCCAATGCGGTGTTTGGCAATGGCACGATCACTTTAAACAACGGACTGATTACCGGTAATGGTAATGGCTTGTCTTCACTACAAGCTGCAAACGTGACTGGAACATTACCCACAGCAGTCACAAATGCGATATCAAATGTTGGCACCATTACTGTCGGTACTTGGAATTCAACATTTACTGCTGGTCTTAATGCAAATACTCTTGCAAATATTCAAGGTGCTAACGTTTCAGGTGCAGTAGCAAGTGCTACAGCAGCAACGAATGCTAGTGCATTACTACAGAACACAAGCACTGCAACCACAGTTTACCCGACATTCACTACAAGTAGTGCTAATGGTAACTCAAGTGCAGTAATCAACACCGGTATCAGTGCGAACTTAGGTAACTCCTCTATTACAGCAACAACGTTTGTTGGTGCATTGAGCGGAGCGGCAACAAGTGCAACTACAGCAGGAACTGTAACAACAGCAGCACAACCTAATATCACATCAGTTGGTACATTAAGTTCGCTGGCAGTAACAGGCAACGTAACAGCAGGGAATGCTAATGTAACAGGACAGTTGATATCAACTGTAACAACCGGCACTGCTCCTCTTGTGGTTACATCAACTACTCAGGTAGCAAACTTAAATGTTGCAACCGCCGGTACTGCAACAAGTGCAACCACTGCCGGTACTGTCACTACTAACGCCCAACCAAACATCACTTCAGTTGGTACGCTGTCATCTCTATCTGTAACTGGTAACATCACCGGCGGTAACTTACTTGGTCCTCATGCGAATGGTACATCAAGTGTCAACATTCCCGCAATCAACGGCAATATCAACCTAGCTGCTGCTGG